AGTTCCACTTGTACCTGTAGTTCCCGAAGTACCTGTCGTACCGCTAGTCCCTGATGTACCATTAACACCTGAAGTTCCACTTGTACCTGTAGTACCCGAAGTCCCACTTGTTCCTGTAGTTCCCGAAGTCCCTGTTGTTCCGCTAGTTCCTGATGTACCATTCACTCCCGATGTTCCACTAGTACCTGTAGTTCCCGAAGTCCCTGTTGTTCCTGACGTTCCATTTACTCCAGATGTTCCACTTGTTCCGGTAGTACCTGAAGTTCCACTCGTACCTGTTGTTCCTGATGTTCCTGATGTTCCTGTTGTACCTGATGTTCCTGTTGTTCCACTTGTACCTGAAGTTCCGTTAATACCCGAAGTACCGCTAGTTCCTGATGTACCATTCACTCCCGATGTTCCACTAGTACCTGTAGTTCCCGAAGTCCCTGTCGTACCTGAAGTTCCACTTGTACCTGTAGTTCCTGAAGTACCTGAGGTTCCTGTTGTACCTGAGGTTCCTGTCGTTCCGCTAGTTCCTGAAGTACCATTAACACCCGAAGTTCCACTTGTTCCTGATGTACCTGTTGTTCCACTAGTTCCACTCGTACCTGTTGTTCCTGATGTTCCTGAAGTACCACTCGTTCCATTTACACCCGAAGTTCCACTTGTTCCTGTAGTTCCTGAAGTTCCACTTGTACCTGAAGTTCCGTTAATACCCGAAGTACCACTTGTACCTGTAGTACCACTAGTCCCTGATGTCCCTGTCGTACCACTAGTCCCTGAGGTACCTGTTGTTCCTGAAGTACCTGAGGTCCCATTAACACCTGAAGTTCCGCTCGTACCTGTTGTTCCCGAAGTACCTGATGTACCTGAGGTCCCATTAACACCTGAAGTTCCGCTCGTACCTGTTGTTCCCGATGTACCTGACGTACCATTAACTCCTGAAGTTCCGCTTGTACCTGTTGTTCCCGATGTACCTGACGTACCATTAATACCCGAAGTTCCACTTGTTCCTGAAGTACCTGTCGTACCACTTGTTCCTGTAGTACCCGAAGTCCCACTAGTTCCTGAAGTTCCATTAACACCACTTGTACCTGAAGTACCACTTGTACCCGTTGTTCCACTAGTACCTGATGTTCCTGTTGTACCGCTTGTTCCTGACGTACCATTAACACCTGAAGTTCCGCTTGTACCTGAAGTACCCGTAGTTCCACTTGTTCCTGACGTTCCACTAGTACCTGATGTACCACTTGTTCCACCACCAACAATTAATGACCCCGTAATCCAAGTACCCGAACTCTCACCATGTATATCTTGAGATGTTGGATTTGATGTATAAGCAGTAACTTCAATATAATCAGTAGAACCGTTAAAATACATTACAATATCAATTTCTTGTCCATATCCCTCAGTAGTATTAAGTGGAAATTGTTGAATTGCAACTTGTGTACTACCATTTTTTCTAAGCTGAACATTATTTTGTCCTGATGTTGTTGATGCTGGGTACCACCATACTGCAACTTGAATATTGTAATAACCTTCAATTGTTGGTTGAAATTTATTAGATGATATCCAACCATTAGGGTCAAACTCATCAACAAATGTTACAACTTGGTCACTTCCATTTGTTATAGTTTGAATAGTACCTCCCTTAACACCTTTAGCAACGTAATTAGATGCAACTAATCCTGTTGGAGAAGTACCTGAACTTCCTGAAGTACCACTTGTACCTGTAGTACCACTTGTTCCACTTGTACCATTAACACCCGAAGTCCCACTCGTACCTGTTGTTCCACTTGTACCTGTCGTTCCTGAAGTACCACTTGTACCTGTCGTTCCTGATGTTCCACTTGTACCGGTTGTTCCTGATGTTCCACTTGTACCTGTTGTTCCTGAAGTACCACTTGTACCGGTTGTTCCACTTGTTCCTGAAGTACCTGTTGTACCTGAAGTCCCTGAAGTCCCTGTTGTACCGCTAGTTCCTGAAGTCCCATTTACACCACTTGTACCTGAGGTACCTGTTGTACCACTCGTACCCGATGTTCCTGAAGTACCCGTTGTACCACTAGTACCGCTTGTTCCTGAAGTACCTGATGTTCCAGTTGTTCCTGAAGTACCACTCGTCCCTGAAGTACCACTTGTTCCTGATGGAGTTGCTAATGTTGTTACTAAATATGAATAATTTAAAGTACCTTCTGAGTAAAAGGTAGCTGTTCTACTTTGGTTATCACCATTGTTAACATATAAATCGACAATAATTCTGTCTGTAATATCTAATATTTCAGTTGTTGGTAAGGCATTTATTTTTATCTCAACAGGCGTTGTATTATTAGTATCCCATCCAATTTGAACTGCACTTGATGTAAATAACGTAGTTTTTGTCCCTCCTGTAGTATATTTCGAAACAATGTAATAAACACTTAGGTTATCATTTTCAGCATTTTTGGTGAAATAACAATATGCGTGCCATAAACCATTTGGGATTACAAAAACTCCAGGTTTTCCCGGGTCTGTAATAAATCCACCATTAATTAAAACATTTTGTTGATTCGCGGTTAGATTTACAGTTACAGTACTTTGTGGAAGCCCATCTGTAAATTCACCTAATTCTTTATATGGAGTTACTCCTTGTACCACTGATTGGTTGAAGAATAAATTTTGTCCTCCCGATATACCATCATCACCACTTGTTCCTGAAGTTCCGCTTGTTCCTGTTGTCCCTGATGTACCTGATGTACCTGTAGTACCGCTAGTTCCACTTGTACCTGTTGTTCCCGAAGTTCCTGTAGTTCCTGATGTACCTGTTGTACCACTAGTCCCACTTGTACCTGAAGTACCTGTAGTTCCTGATGTACCATCCGTTCCTGAAGTACCACTAGTCCCACTTGTACCTGAAGTACCCGTAGTTCCACTAGTTCCTGATGTTCCTGTTGTACCGCTAGTTCCTGAAGTACCATCGGTTCCGCTAGTTCCTGAAGTTCCATCAATACCTGAAGTACCGCTAGTTCCCGAAGTTCCTGTTGTACCCGAAGTTCCTGAAGTTCCATCTGTACCACTTGTTCCTGAAGTTCCGTCAATACCACTTGTACCTGAAGTACCTGTAGTTCCACTTGTTCCTGATGTACCTGTAGTACCGCTAGTCCCTGAAGTCCCATCTGTACCGCTAGTTCCTGAAGTACCATCGGTTCCGCTAGTTCCTGAAGTTCCATCAATTCCTGAAGTTCCACTTGTTCCTGTCGTACCGCTAGTACCTGAAGTACCATCTGTACCACTTGTTCCCGAGGTACCTGTTGTTCCACTTGTTCCCGAAGTACCATCTGTTCCTGAAGTTCCACTTGTGCCTGTTGTACCTGATGTTCCTGTTGTACCACTTGTCCCTGAAGTTCCATCTGTACCACTTGTCCCTGATGTTCCATCAATACCTGATGTACCACTAGTACCTGTAGTACCTGATGTACCTGATGTACCTGATGTACCGGTTGTACCTGATGTCCCATCAATACCTGATGTTCCACTAGTACCTGTTGTACCGCTAGTTCCACTTGTACCTGTTGTTCCTGATGTACCGCTAGTTCCCGTTGTACCGCTTGTCCCTGAAGTTCCATCTGTACCACTAGTCCCTGATGTTCCGTCAATACCTGATGTACCACTAGTTCCTGAGGTACCTGTAGTTCCTGATGTACCACTAGTTCCTGTTGTTCCACTCGTACCATCAGTTCCTGACGTACCTGACGTTCCGTCAATACCGCTAGTTCCTGAAGTACCTGTTGTTCCACTCGTACCTGTTGTTCCTGATGTTCCACTCGTACCTGTTGTTCCTGATGTTCCTGATGTTCCTGAAGTACCATCTATCCCACTTGTCCCACTTGTTCCACTTGTACCCGTCGTACCACTTGTACCACTTGTACCTGTTGTACCACTTGTTCCTGATGTCCCATCAATTCCCGAAGTTCCTGATGTTCCTGAAGTACCTGTTGTTCCTGAAGTACCTGTTGTACCACTTGTTCCTGAAGTTCCACTTGTCCCATCAGTTCCTGATGTACCTGAAGTCCCATCAATTCCACTAGTACCTGAAGTACCTGTAGTTCCTGATGTTCCTGAAGTACCTGTTGTTCCTGATGTTCCACTTGTTCCTGAGGTACCTGTTGTCCCACTTGTACCTGAAGTCCCATCGATTCCACTAGTACCTGAAGTACCTGTTGTTCCTGATGTTCCTGAAGTACCTGTTGTTCCTGATGTTCCCGATGTACCATCTATTCCTGAAGTCCCTGATGTACCCGTTGTTCCACTTGTACCACTAGTCCCTGTTGTTCCTGAAGTTCCCGTTGTACCACTTGTTCCATCAATACCACTTGTTCCTGAAGTACCTGTTGTACCGCTAGTTCCTGTTGTACCTGAAGTACCTGAAGTACCTGTAGTTCCCGAAGTACCTGATGTTCCGTTAACACCACTTGTTCCACTTGTTCCTGTTGTACCGCTAGTTCCCGATGTACCTGTTGTTCCTGATGTTCCTGAAGTACCTGTTGTTCCTGAAGTTCCATTTACACCACTTGTACCTGATGTCCCATTAGTTCCGTCAATACCACTAGTTCCCGATGTACCTGTTGTACCTGAAGTCCCACTTGTACCTGTTGTACCTGAAGTTCCATTTACACCACTAGTACCTGAAGTTCCATTTACACCCGAAGTTCCACTTGTTCCTGAGGTACCTGTTGTACCTGAAGTACCTGAAGTACCTGTTGTACCACTTGTTCCTGAGGTACCATTAACACCTGAAGTTCCGCTCGTACCATTAGTCCCATTAATACCACTTGTACCACTTGTTCCTGTTGTTCCTGATGTACCACTAGTTCCTGTCGTACCGCTAGTACCCGATGTACCATTTACTCCCGATGTTCCCGATGTTCCATTAGTCCCGTCAATACCACTCGTACCTGTAGTACCTGATGTTCCACTAGTTCCTGATGTTCCATCAGTACCTGAAGTTCCATTTATACCACTCGTTCCTGATGTACCATTAGTTCCATCAACACCACTTGTACCTGAAGTACCTGACGTACCATTTGTACCTGAGGTACCATTAACTCCCGAAGTTCCACTCGTACCTGAGGTACCATTAATCCCCGAAGTTCCACTTGTACCTGACGTTCCGGTTCCTCCCGACATAACATGCGCAACATCACCCAAGGTCACTTTAAACGAGGAACCCTGAGGACTTTGTGAAGTATCACCAGTAATTACAATATGTATTAAATCGTTAAGTGTAACCGCACTAGGTGAAAATTGTCGGTCGGTCAGTCTTTGATATATCGGCATGGTTCTTTTTTAATAATAAATACCTTGAAATCTCAATTCAATTCCAATTTTTAATTTGGCCCCTCAAATTGGTAAATAATAAAGTCCATAAATTGGAATACATAATCATCATCGATGTTTTGGAATATTTTACCAACACCCGAATCCCCACAAATCCCAACTTCAAATCTTTCACAACCAACAGCATCCCTCAATAAAATACCAATAGCAGGAATATTATTAAATTGAGGTGGCAGATTAAAGACTAAAACCGGTGGAACAGTAGTATTAATAGTTCCAAATAGAACACATTGATTTTGATATACATCACAAGCATATATATTTATTGGTAAAGTACCCCCCGATATACTTCGTATCTCTAATTGTGTCATATCTTAATTCAAACACATTATATCATACTCAATAATCAAATCAATAATAATCTCTTGACCATTTAAAGTATCATTACCTCTTGTTGTCTCAATTGTTATTTGATTTGTTAGAGCGTTTATAATAACATTTCCAACACCTGGAATTGTTAATAATAATTCTCTAATTGTATCATAATATTGATTATCCGTTGGATAAACATTTAATGAAGTTGTTGTAAAGAATGTGTCACTTGTAGTTAAATTAAGAGGAGTTACCGATACTTTTGCAGTAAATGTCGCACTTACTAAATCACACCCTTCATTATCCAATGTTAAATCATAAAAACCTTCATTTAACATTTGTAATAAACCAAACTTAGTTGGAGATTCAATATTAAAAACTTCCTCACCCATAACGTAAGTTTGATATGATGTTAAGTTAGCATTACAACTAATCAAAGCGTTTCTAACTAAGGAACATCCCCCACTATCTACAATAGTTAAACTATAAGTTCCACCTGTTAAACCCGATACTTGAATTTGTTGTGGATTATTTGGAACGTTATTAGACCAATAGAAAGAAAATGGTGGTACACCTGAGTTTATAAATGCAGTTATTTTACCACTATTACCCGTACCACAAGATGTACTATATAATGAGTAATCTAATCGTTCACTTGATGTAATTAATACGTTAGTAGATTGAGCACATCCTGAGGCATCTGTTACGGTAACCGTATGTGTACCAGCGGAAATATTATTAAAGGTTACCGCTGTTAAATTTGTATTTAAAATATCATATAACCCGTTATCAATAGAATAACTAAGTGGTAAGGTTGCACCTGTATTAACTACAACATTAATTAAACCATTTACTTGATTACAAGAAGTACCTGTAACCGTTGTTGATATTGTATACTTATTATCAGTCATGATGTAAACCTCATCCAAATATGAACAACCTGAATCATCACTAACACCAACTGAATAAGTACCTGCAGATAAATTGTCAAATAGTTGAACCGTTTGACTTCCACTTGTATCAACAACATCTCCTGTTGGGTAAATTAAGGTATAAGTATATGGTGTAACTCCACCAATTACTGATATTGTTATTTGTCCATTTGTACTTGAACAAGTTGAATTAAATGTTTGTACTGATACGGATGCGATTCCATTTGGAGAAACCAATGATGATTCCGCACTTAATTGACAAAATCCCGCGTCAGTCACTAAAAAACCATAACTACCCGAAGACAATCCCGAAATTGAAAAAGAATTAGCATAAGAAATTTCAACTTGACCCGTTGAAGCTGAATAATAATAAGGTGCAGTTCCTCCTGTAATATTAAGGGTCAACACCCCATTAGCAGAAAAACAGGTTGGGGGAGTTGCAGTAAAAAAACCAAGTCCTATTGGGTTAACATCAACAATTGTTGAACCTTGATTTAATTCACAACCATATCCATCTGTTACCGTAACAAAATAAGAACCCGAAGTTAAACCTGTAATTGTAGACCCTGTCGCACCATTGTCCCATAAATAAGTGAAAGGTGGTTGTCCCGTCAAACCAGTTACAGTTAATTTACCTAATGGCTGTCCTCCACAAGATGAGTTCGGAACCATATATAAACCATAATTTAAAGGTACCGATTCTTCAACAATAAAATTTTGACTACGACCCGTACATCCTCCTAAATCTTGAACTGTCATATAATAAGTTCCAGCCGTTAAACTTCCAAAGACAACACTATTTTGATTTGTTGTCGCAGATTGACTATAAACACCATCCCCGTGATATAAATAATAATTTGTTGAAGAGTATTGAGTTGTTGAGGTTCCTGTAACAGAACCATTATTTTGAGAACAAGTTGTATCTTGAACACCTAAAATACTACAACAGACCCCACTTGATACCGGAATATTGATATATTCAATTTGATTATCAGGTAATGTAGAATCCGTAACTTTAATAGCATAAGTATTACTAAGTAATCCTGTTTTCGTCACCGTTCCGGTTACTTGAGTATTTGTCGTCAATACCGGAGAAATCCATTCTATAGTATATGGTGATGAGCCGTCGTAGACTAATAAGTCAATTACCCCACTCGAATTATTTTGACAATCCCCCGTTACATTTATGATATAATTAAACGCCATTAGTTACTACTACAATTTATATTTATTTGTATTCCTACATTTAAAGTTAACAATTCATCAATATTTCTTTCCGTACAAGTTAAACTTTGTATTGTTAAAGTATTTCCTTCTATATCGTAAGTAAATCCATAATCATATAATAATGATAGATTATTTTGTAATGCAACCCTCCACATTTGTAGTGTTGGGACATCGGTATACCCATATCCAACATAGAATGGTTCTTTAATCAATAATTCCCCACCAATTCTTAAATCTACATACCATTCAGTTTGAACTGAATCTTGAACACAATCATTTAACGTTAATCCATTTTGGGTTAACATATTATCAATTCGGTTTGCCAAAATACTATTAAAATTCCCAACATTTGGGTCACCATTTAACCATGGAAATACGTTAAATACCGTTGTTTCGGTTGCACAATTAAAATCAAAGATATTATCAATTATAAAACAAGGATTAACAGGAACCGGAACGAATTGACATCCTCTTTGTCTTCTATAAACAAATTTTTGTTTATGTAAAACTGAGTTTTCTAATTTAACACCGGTATTCCAAATTGTTGTTGCGGGAAACATTTGTTCAACCAACTTCATCCAATAAGGACCAATACCATTTACATAATCAATAAGTTTTTGATAAGTATATTTGCTATTTGGTAAACCAACTGTCGCTTCAGATTCAATATATTTCCACCATATTGATTGTAATGTCGGATAACCTCCTGTTTTACCATCACTAATATATTGTCGATTTCTAACATTAATCATGTTCTCCCAAAATGTTTGTGAGAATTCAAAGAATGTTTTCTTTTTTGGTTGGGGATTTATGTAAGTCCAATCCACTCCACCCGGAACCGGATAACCAATTGTTAACCCTGATTCAGGAATTGGATAATCATAGTTAACTGATTCTCTCCAAACATCATAAACAAGACCTTGGGAAGGATTTAAAAATAAATCAACATTTTTAACATTTAAAACTAACTTTTCATTATCAACATAATAGTAAGCATTATAATCACCCTCCGTTGACAATCTAATCTTATCATCTTCTTCTAACCAAGACTTTTTATTATCAACGACTTTTCTCAATTTAAACCCTTCATTCATATAAGGGAATTGTCTAAATCTATCTAAATATGGTTGTCCATAAGTAAACGGAGTTAGACTTGTTTGGATATTATAATTTTGACCGGTGTAAACATCTCCGGTAATAATTACTTCATCAGGACTTCTATGTTGTGGAGTTGATTCATACCATCCCGACCCAACTTGGAAAAAATAACTTTCCGTATTAACAGGAGCTTTAGGAAATCCTAAACTATCCATAGGATATTCATCCAATCTTATCGATACATCTTCATATGTTGCAATTGATGTATAAGCGGAATAAACGTTACCTCTAATTTTATATGTTTGACCAGGTAAATAGGCCGGAGTATTATCAACATAAGTTCCTCCTGATATTGTCGCCCATTGTGTATAGAATTGGTCTAAATTAATCTTTTGGTCGGCTAAATAGATATGTTCATTATATTCAATTAATGAATCCGGAGCACCAATTAATCTCATTAAAAATTCAACTGACCTTCTTGTACCTTTTGATTTAAATAAATAAGAGGCGTTAATAATTAAATTACGATAATATGCGTAATTAATCTCAGTAGGTGTTAACGCTCTCGCATAACCAGGATAAGTTGGAGTTGAAGTATTCCCAAATACCGATTCTAAAAAGTCTTCATCAGTAATTGGTGAAAAATTTGATGACCATCCTAATGTTTGAGCGAGATTAACAAGTAATTGTGAAGGTATATCGTTAGATGGATTGTAATTAACCGAATTCATATAAGCCAAGGCATCTATGAATTGTTTTATTTGGTCAAAACTTCTACCATAAATTTGAAATATCTTCTCAACTTTTTGACCCATAGTATCAAACTCTTTTAATGAGTCCGTTACTAAAAATCTCGAAATTAAATTTGTTTTAAATGAATCTAAATTTTCTGCAATTGCATCCAATTGAGCTAAATAACCATCAAATTGTAATGACCTAATATCTAAATTCCAAGGACCATCTTTAGGCCAAGTAACTTGTTGGTAATCCGTAAAAAATTCTCCATTTTCAGTTTGAGCAGGGACTTGGAATACTGCAGTATATTCAGGTCTTATTAATCTATTTAATAAGAATTTTTCAACTTCATCAAAACTTTCAGAAAATACTTTGTCACAAATTAAATCGTTCGGTCTAATTTGGTATTCTTCAAAAACCGTAGTTGCTGATTTACCAAAAGGAGCACCTGACACATAAAAAGTAATATAACCACTACCTAACGTATCCGATGGTTGAAATGAATTTATTTTGAATATATCATCATTTATACTAACACAATAATCTAAATAAGTGTTATATAAATTTCTATATGGTGAAGTTGTAATTTCCCTTAAATTTAAATTGGTTGCAGCACTTAAAGAATAATCAATATCGAATGGATTATTAATTCTATCAACATTAACTTGAAAATAAGTTTCGTCCTCAATAGGGTCATAACTAACATTAATTGCCGTCGCACCTGTAACAAACTCTAAGTTTGAAAATTGAATATCTAATGATGCTGGAAAATAATTAATAATTTTTGTAGCAGATACTTGAAATCTTTTACGTAAAGAACCATACATCGAAAAGTTAAGAACTTGTGAAACATCATAATTAGGATAAACCCTAAACTGAGTTGCCATGATTCTTCTACTTTCATTAACATCTTCAATGTTTAACGATTGTAAACTTAAAGGTTCTGAAAACGCACCAACGTTAAAATTTCTATTAACTTTTTCAGTAACTGAAGTTGTAAACTCAAAATTACCTTGCGTTAAACCTCCCCCTTCAACAGTTTGTAAACCTACAATGTTGTCGGAAAAAGTCGCAGCCCCACTACCAGGTCTTGGCGGATAAAAATATTTTGTTGTTGTCGTATTTACTGCCATTAAGTTGTTATATTTGTAAAGTTTTTACTAAAATCAATATTATTACCTCGACCTTGTCTAACCTCGTATAACAACGCATTAAATTGGTCTCTAACCTCGTATAAGTTGTATTGTCTATAGATGTTATTTTGTGAATCGTAAATTGTATAAATTCCATCATCAATAGATTTGGTTTGATTACCATAAAGAGCAATCGCAAGAGATGAAATGTCATATTCAACCATTTCAATTTCAATCGTAACCGGATTAAAGAAGGTATTAGTTATAATAATATCTTGGCTTGGTTGTCCAATAAATGGGGTCGCATTTGGTTTGTTAGTTGGAGATGATGATGGTGATAATGTTAAAAATATCAAATTTGATGAACCATCAACATATCTATATCTAATCGCCTTTTGTTGTGTGTTAACTTCATTTGTTACAACAGGTTCACAATAAAAACTTGAAGTAATTACTCTGAAAAAATTAGGTATTTTAGAACCATCCGGATTTAGATATTCAATTCTAAACCCAATTAATCCCTGTGGTACAAATTTGTTTTGATATTCTGTTGGTACATTAGCTAAATCAATAACAAGACCTTTAACATTTGGAAGAGCACTTAAAACCCCACAATCAGTAATTGTTGTTCTGATTTGGGCGGGTCTCAAATATAAAGTATAAAACCCTAATGCGTTAAACTGATTAGCAGGTAATGTTAAATTATATAACCCCCCCAAAACCTCAACACCTGCGTTTCCTCCGGTTTCAGAATTTTCAAAATAAGGTCGTAAAATTGTTTGAGCATCCAATTTTGTTAAGACAAATGCGTCCGTAACATCTCTACTCGGTGTATAATTCATGATGATTTCAACATCTGTTGGTGAAACATCTGAAGGTCTTATTGTTCCATAGCTTCCAATTGCCATAACTTGTTATTTAATTTATAAATAGTTTAGTTCTTTTTTTCCTTTAATTTTGTTTGTTAACTACATTAAAAAATCCGTACCCATAATTAATCATGTCACCAAGATTGTCTACCTCTCCAATTCTTTGAACTCTTTCATAAGCACTATTGTTACCTCTTTCAACAAAAACATTTGTTTGTATTTGTGCTTGGTCAACAACTTTTAATAAAACTTCATCTTTAGTTATTGGTGTTGAGGTTAAATTGTTCTCAGTTAATCCTGATGATTGTTCAAAATATATTGTAGTACCATCAAAATAATCATAATAATTAATCTGAGTGATGGTATATGCAGTATAGATTGGTGTAACATCGGTAATCATTCCCCATATTTGTCCATTACTAATAACCGGAGTACCAATTCTTTGATTAATTGTTAAATCCCCATAAGTTTCTAATTCAGTTAATCTTGATTTAGTAACACCCGATATGGTAAATGGTATCGTAACATAATTGTTAGATGTTTGAGCCGACACTTCATTAACCGCATCACCTGAAAATATATAATCATAAGACACTGATGTACCAATCCAATTACCTGATGATGGTGCGAAAAACGCCTCTCCTTGAGGATTATAAATTGTCACATCACTAAATGGTGTTGTAATAGTTTTTGAAACTTTTGTAATTCCCCAAGGGTTAGTCTGTTCTAATGTAATCACATATTGTTTATTCTCAACAGGGTATGTATGATTAATTGAATTAGGTGCGTAAGTTGTTATTGTTTGTTTTGGTGAACCATCACCCCAATCAATTCTATAAGCAGATAAATCCAAAAATTTTTGAAATTCATTTGATGTGTTATAAACATTGTAAGTATAACCTGAGGATGTAGTGGATGAAAATATAAAATTTGCAACAACATCTTTTTGTAAAACCGCTCCGTCAAAAGGACTATAATATCCCGCATCAACCGCACTTTGCCTTATCAAAATTGGAATGGTAAGTCCTGTCAAAATTGAACTTCCGTTCACCCCTGAACTCACAACTTGGGTCATAGCAGAATAGACCCCAACAGGAGTCCCTTGATAATCCACAACTGACAAATCACCTAATATTGTTTCCGGTGATATCTTAATATTATAAAAATCTTCCATTATACTGGTGGGTTAACATATTCGTACCATTTTATGGGAATATTAGTCCCCATTCTCTGACCATAAGTATTTAATACTTGATAAGTTTGACTCGGATAATCTAACTTAACGGTGTAATAAAAATATTGAGTGTTATCAAAATTATACCTTAGTCCATCAGAAAGGTCTGATTGAGGTCCATTAGTATCATCTAATGGGTCCGTCCCGTTACCTGTCATCATTTTTGTAAATTGTCCCGTCTTTGCATTATAAAACTTAGCCGCCATATAAAATGTATCCAAATCCAAAAAAGTTCTTTTCTTTAACCAATACAAGAAAAACCCTTCCTTATCTCCGACATAATCCAAAATAAATTTTGGTTTCTTTACTGAAACAACATTTCGACTCATTTGAACATCCATTTTTAAACCTTGCTGAGTTGGGATAATAACCGTCAAATAATTTGTTTGTCTTTTTTCATCCGGGGTATCATAAAAATCTAATTTAAAAAATGAATTTGCAAAATTATTATTATAATAATATAAATCTTCTGAGGTAAACCCTTCATTCATATAATCAATACTCCAACTCGTTATATTCGACAAAGGTCCTCCAGAATAAAAATAAAATTCATAATTCACTTCAGTGTTATCCGTAGTTCCGGTAGCAGGTGCGTGAGCAAATCTGCTTACCTCAAAATCTCGTCCAACCCCAATAACTTCAGTTATCATTTGAGTTTCATACTCATCAATCGCCATGTCTAACCCCAAATAATCCCAAGTCAATTTTATTGGAATATTTATGTCTTTATTAGTACCATCAGGTACCATCGTTACTTTATTCACAGTCATCTATTAATGGTTTTATTGGTATATCAACCCCGTTTAAACTTTCATTATAATTACTACCTTCCGGTATTAATCTAAACACTATATCAGCAAAAGGATAATGAGAAGTATTCAAAAATGGATAATCAACACCTCTATCAAAATTATCAAAAAACCCATAAGTATATAAATCTCTCCATCTAAATTGTTGGTCAGATTCCGAATAAAATGAATACTCAGGTAATTGGTCAATAAATTCAACATTACCTGTTTCAATATAATCTGAAAATACTTTTAAAGTCATTTTATTATGAGGTTCATAATAAAACCCTTTAGAGTTTGTATCGACAAAATCAGAAGTTTGAAAAACTTTTTGATTATAATTTATTTTTTGATAATATGGTGATATAACTCTTTCAAGTTGTTCATAGTCATTCCATTCACAAAAATCACCGTACAATACATCACCTTTGGATAAATTTTGATTATAATAAAATGTTTTAGTCGCTCCACTTGTTAATGTATATGACGATAAAGGTATTTGACAATTAGATTCATTATTAAATAAATCCCAATATTCATTAACTTCTTTTGTTAAATTAAACTCCCAACCTTGTTTTAAACCAAACCCAAATGAAGGTTCATTAAAATACCCTGAATATCCTTTATTTATAATTGTCAAATATATTTCATTCAAAGGTCTCATTTGATTATCTTTATACCCTGCAAAATCTAAATCATAAGCTGATGTTATATTGTAAGAGTTACTACTAGTTTTTTGAGATATCCTTGAAAGGTTATTCGGTGTTATTGAACTATATTCAAATTGTTTTTTCTCATTAAAAACATTCTTTTCAAAACCATTTTTAGTTATAATTAAATCATCAAGATTAGTTATTACTTTGTGCTTTCGAACATAATACTTTGATTTAGTTTCTAATAAATTGTCCGGATTAATCACTCGTTTAAATAATCCAGTAACATTATCCGCAAAAGTATTTCCCGTATAACCAATATTGAAAACATTGAAGACATAAGGGTCACTATCAAATAACCCATTACCTAATGAGTAAACTTGGAAAATATTAGAATTTCTATAAGTTAAAGATAATTCAACATATTCATCAACTGATAACCCATGAGGCGCAATACATTTAAATGATATTAATCCATTTCCATTTATCTCAATATTTTCAATGGTAAATGGAATACCTTCTTGAGCCTCCCAATCAATATCTCTAGTTGTGTTAGAATAATAATATAGTTTCTTAGTGTAGTCGTTTTCGAATGGATATGTTAAATAATACATCCAATTGTATGTGTAAGCACTTTTTGATTTATATTTAAAATGCTGGTCGTTAACATCCGGTCTAAAAAAATCAAATTCATAGTATTGTGGGTAACCTTTCCAAATTCCACTAACCGTTGAGTTTGCAGCATCAACATAATATAAGTTATATTGAAAAGGTAAATAAGTAGTACTACCGACATAAGTGTTATCATATACATAATTCACTTTAAACGTTGGTCTAAATACTGTACATGCTTGTCTCTCATCATCATAAACCTGAGCTAAACTAATCGTAACACTTCTATCGTATTCCGTAATTTGTTGACTTTGTTGATTTAAAGATATGGTCACCCTTTCATCAACTGATGGAGCCCCCTTATATTTTAACCCACTCGGTATTATTGTAAAATTATTCATCTATCGAATATTTTTCTTTAAATTTATCAAGAGCGCTCTCCCCTTTAATTAGTCCAAAATAAAAATGATTTGGCGCACCTACCAAAAATTTGTTTCTTCCTGACCACGTATTATACCCATATGTCGCCGAATATGTAAAATCAGTGTATGTTTGTGCGGATAAGTTAAAGATATAACCACGAGCAAATGTATCACTCAAAGCGGTGTTTGATGGAATGAAATAACTCGGATGTGTAATCCCATCATCACGTCTATTAAGAGATTGATATGGGTATGAAAATATTCCTGAAGATGAAGAGTTTGTACTATAATTTGTCGCCCAATTATTATCTTGAGTACCGAAAACACCTGTTGTTGGATTAGTATCTCTAGTCCATTGGTAATATGGTACCTCTTGAGATTTAATACCATAATAATATGTTAGAGCATTGGCATTATTTGAAGGCCTGAAATCAATAACCCCCGGACTCAAATAATCTTTATTTTGCAAATCAAAAGTTGTAGATGAAAAATAAATCGCCATTGTTGGATTACCCAATGAACCTAAAATTTGAACAGGGTCTGAAGGTAATCCCAAACTACTATAAAATTCAGGAGAAAAAGGAATTACTCCAAACTCCGAATTTATAGACATAGTTTGAGCTAAGTCTCCATCAATTCTTTTATATTGTCTTGAAAATAATTGGTCTAAATTATTATTTGGATTAAATGATATTAATTGTTGTAAAAACGACTCATCAGTAATTCTACTTATAACAAATAAATTCACTAAATCAGAAGTATCAGAATAACTTGTTGAATTTAAACTTTTCATTATATACCCTTTAGCCGATGGGTCAAAAATAATTTCTTGGTAAAAATCATCTTTTATTCCCAAATTAATAATTGTTGTTGGAAATAATAATTGTCTTTGATTTGTAGGTGACGATTGTCCTGTTGGAGGTAATCCAATGAAATCTCCATCAATACTTGACGTATTATTAAGTCTAAATGGTGAACTTCTATAATAAAAATTATTACTTGATTTATCAAAATAAACTAATTGCGTTGCAAATTGAGGAGTACTCGGTTGATTATTACTATCATATTCAATATCTACTTGGATTGGAAACATATACAAAGAACCATTCACCCAATTATTAACAAAAGATTGTGATAAAACCCCTCTACATAATCCATAGAAAAATCTAAATCTAAAGGCCCATTCATTAAAAGTTTTAATGTCTTGACTTAAATCTTCCAAAGGTCTATTAACCATGACATAACATCCGTTCTCAACATAATCATCAGCCTGACAACCGGGCCTAACACCAAAGTTTGTACCATTTCCTTGATAACACGTTAACCCAACCATGTTTTCACATGAGTTTAAACTTGAAACTACATTAAGAGCAGCAACTTGTCCACCAATATCCGCAGTTACAATATCCGCACCAGTACTAAATGCTGTAGTAGTCACAGCATAACCAATACCTGAATCAACAGAATAAACCGCAAATCCTAAATTTTGTTGTAATAAACTAGAATTTTGACCCGAAGTAAACCCTTTTTTATAATCAGAATAATCAGATGAAGGTAGTCTGTCAGTTCTCATAACTGTTCTATATCCATTAGAATTTGTAATACTTAATTGACCACTAGTAGAGGTTGAGAATCCTGTAAAAGAAGGGTATAAAACCGGACTTACATATGATGATTCAGGAAACCCATGATATCTTCTACCCCCAACATAATCTCCATTTAAAAACCAAATTAGAGATGGAACTCGTTGACGAAATGAACTACTATAGTCACCCCATATAACTGCCGCTCCTGATAAATCTTCAGAACTATCATAACGATTATTCGCAACACTTGCAGAATAATAACGATTTCCTCCCGCTTGAGTACCACTTGAAGTTGTTCTTAATCCTGTGACCCCACCATTTGAAAACCCTTGTAAAACAGGAAATATACCTGTTGGAAAGTTTTGAGAATCTAAACTTCCATAATACCCAACATTATCAGTAGTAAATCCACTCCAAATATCACCAACATATGTTGAATTTGGTATACCCGGTGTATAAACATATGGTGGATAAAAAATATTATTTTGGTTTCTATGGTTTTGAACACTTATATTTCCATTAGTTGACGTATTTAAAGGTTGTATTGGTATATTTAATCTTGTATATCCTGTTATAGTTACATTATCTTCATTTGAATATCCTAAAATTTTACCAATACCATATTGATTTAGATATTTTGGTGAGTTAGGGTCTACACCTCTTTGTAATATTAATACTTTTTGTTCTACCAAATCAGTAAATGTAGTTGTTGGTACATTCTCTGTTGGTCTAACTACACCCCAACCATCACCATCTATTTCATTCCAAACTTGAATAGTATTAGGAGCATTAAGAGCCCCCCAAAAACCTGTAGTCCCATTGAAATTCGGATTAGTGTATGTTGTAACCCCGTTGACAACAGTAGTTGTAATTGTTATGGCGGTTAATACTTGGTAATATTCAATATCAGATGGATAAATATATCTTTGTAATGTTTGACCTGAGGCAATCACAACATATTCTGCAGTACCTCCGGTTGTTGAGATATCAATACCATATTCATTAGTAAATGTTGTGGTACCTGTTGTAACAACGTTTGTAACAGTATACCCCGGGCAAGTCTGATAGGTTACAGTACCATCTGTTGAAGCGGAAATAGTAACAGAATCAACACAAGTATACCCTGTTATTTGTGGTAATGTATATAAAACTTGTGAACCCTGTGTTTGAGAAGTAGCATAAGTAACATTTACAGATTGTTGATTAGTATTAATAACTCCGTTAATACCATTAATTAATCTACCACCAACAGTTGTTGTTCCGGTATATAAAAAATTAACATCTTTTGATTTACTTATATCAATGAAAGAAACCATCTCACCAACTTGTAAATCCTGTGTTGATAATACGGTTAAAGTATTATCAAAATGGTGTGTTGTACCATTATTAGGTTTAGAAAAAGTAACCTTTATTTTATTTTCACCCGTAAAATATTTTCCACGAGTATTATAGATATTAATTCTCTCTCCAGGAGGAATAGAATATCCTACCGCAAATTCTTTAACACCATTAGAATATTGAGCAACCCCACTAACATTTATTTTATTTAGATTTCCAGCAAGTGCTGCTACTTTCATATTTCCCGCAATGGTATTATATTCATCGATTGTTTCTTCAGAATATGGGTCACAAGGGTAAGTATTACGACCTCCGCCTCCCCATCCTCCCCCACATCCAGGGTAATTCATTTGTCTCTCTTCTCCAGCCATATTCGCACCATATTGTGAGAATACCGTCGCATTTAAATTTGATTGATAGTTTATTGTTTCATCATAATAAAAATTACGGTTTGATACCTGACTAAGCAACCCTGTTTGAGGTGGAGACTCATTTGTACCCGTCCCACCACCTGGCTCAGTTGTCTCTCCATCACATGAACAAGCTTGACAATCGGGATATTGCATCATTGGTAATTTTAATCTACCAAATTTATAAGAAGTAATTTTCCTAAAATTAAATCCTAAAAATAACGCAATTGCTGCCCATAATATCCCTTTTAATATAAATGGAGTTATAAGTAATAATAAACCCCATGAAAAACTTGTTGCACCCGCAGCCGCAGCATATGCCGCTTGAAACTCAAAATAAGAGTTAAATCCAAATTGGACAATAAAATAAGCTAATATTGGAACCGCAAAATTGTTCCACAAAAAGGCAACAAAATGATAAACTATAAGTATAACTAACCCTACTAATTGAATTATTTGCATTAAAATTGCGAAAATAAAAAATAATAAATCAAAATTTCGAAATCCGTCATTAACCGGAAATTTATTTATAGTAGTCGCACATTCATTACTATCTATTTCTTTTATACCTATAAATCTACCTTTAGCCCCATTTTTAAATTCATCAATAAATCCGGCAACCGTATATACTCGATTAAACTTAAACTCATAAAAAGTATCCTCACAATTTATTTTTGAATCTAACAGTTGATTTCTTTGTTGAACATTTGATGATGTAAAACCAACAAATCCTTTTGTATACCCACTCCAATCTAATCCAAAATAATACGAACCTTCTTGTCTTGCGGGACTATTTACACTTCCACTTCCCCATCCATACTCTTTTACGTTAGGTATTAAATAATTTGGTCGTCTGGTCTGTTCTGAAACTCCAGCTGATTGTGACCATTTAACTTTAAAACGATACCTTCCTTTTGTTGGAATACCCACAGTAGGGTCGTTTGATAAAACTTTCTCACCAAATTCATTGGTAATAAAATAATCCAAATTCATCGGTAATTCGGTCATCCACACACCATTACCATCAATAATATTTCCCGATTGTTCTAACTGAAATTGTTCTAATATTGGATTACCATCACTATCTTCTTGTATGGTTTGTCTAATTGCTAAAATTTGACCCGGACCCGCATTTAAACTACATAAATTACCCATATCATCTCTAGGTTTCGCATTTTTTCTCACACGAAACTCATCAGCGGTTGAATAAATTGAACCCATAAAAACCGATGTTGGTTGAATGTCTATATTCGCGTCATCTCTAAGGTCAAAATCCATTCGGTTCACGGCAATTTGACATATATCAGGGTCCCCCCATAATGGGCTAACCTCTAATTGTTTTGTTAATGAAACTATTTGAGGTAAAGAACTTAAGTCGGTAGAAGTTTTAAATCTGTTACCAGCAACTTGTCCTTCTGTGGCCAACCCCATTCTAATTAAGTCTTGAGGTGTTAATGAGAATTCACCAATATCGGACAAGTCAACATCCATTACTAATGTTTGAGCACCTAATGGAGCTCCCATAATCATGTAATCCCCACTCTCATTTGTTTTGGTAGTATATTTGTAATATGTGTCGTATATTTCAACGGCAGTCGCACCTGTTAAACTATCCGCTCTTGTTGGTAAAGTTCCTGTGGCAGCGTGAGCAGAATAAGATTTTTCGTAAGGTAGTAAATTGTAACGATATCCATCCTCATTCTTATCTGTTGGCGATTTGTAAGGATATATACTTGAAATTAATGGGTTAGATTCATCTACCGCACTAATTGGTATGAAAACAGAAACTCGAGCGTTTGGAATACCAAACCCATTATTAGCGGTAACCCTTCCAACAATCACACCATAGTCTGCACAACTTCTTGTGTAAACATCGGCTTGTTGTATTTTTAATGATAATATTTCTAAAAACTCAAAATCTTGCTCCAACTGAACATTGATAGTTTTGTTGACACCTAATTCGGTTTTAATTCTATAAGACTGACCCATGCAATTCTTTTAATTAATAAATAGTTTATGTGTTATTTTTAAAATTCACACACCTTACTTTTAATTATAAGATAGTTGGGAGATAAATAAACCTGTTATGAAAAGGTAACTGATTGGAAATTTTTAACCGACACTCTAATATCTTTATTAGGGTATCTAATTTGATACACTTGAGATGGTTGAGCAAAAATTGTGTCATCAACCGGAGCAATTTCTTTTGTTTCAGAATTAGAGTATTCCATGGATGTTTCAGAAGAAGAATATTGTCCTCCAACATTATTATACACATTTATCCCTGCAACAGTTAAAACCCCGTTTTGATTTTGAACAATACTTCTTATTTCAGATAAATAAACATTTTGTCCCAACTCTCTTGTTTGAGGATTAAGATAAGTAGAAATTCTATCAACCACATCAGCAATAACTTGTCCTGAATTTTGTGCAGAATCTAATACAATCTGAACATCAATACTTAAATCAATAACATCAGCGGTTAAGATTGAAATATAATCATTCATCATTCTATAGTTAGAAAGGTAATTTGCAACATTTTGTCTTAATGTATCAGACACAATACTGGTTAATTTACCTGAAGTATCATAAGATAATAACTGAATCAATATCTTATTATTATTCTCTGTTATGGACACTTTTGCAGGTGCTCCAAACTCTGATGGCATATTTCTAATGATTGATTCATAATCTTGTACGGTTACCGCTCTTTTTTGTGCCGAGAAATTAAATGAAACATAATTTCTAATTTCTTCTAATGAAGGAACTCCCGCACCACCAATTGCAGCAGTAACGTTGTTACATCTTAGTGAATTAACTACAGATGAATTAGTTGATTCAGATGGTCCGTTCACAAAGAAATTAACCGTACCAATTTGATTAATCACGTTTGTACCTAAGTTTGTTGCTAATCCACCACCAACTCGATATTGAATAAATAATGTTGAGTTAGGCGTTAAAGCAGACCCTAATGAAAAGTTGTTTGAATATCTTTGTAAATCAATTGTTGCCCCAACTGTTGTAAATTGGTCTAACGCATCTTGAGCAGTGTTTGTTCCACCACCAAAAGTCATCTTTTTAAATCCTTCAGAAGTATATTCACTTATAAATCTATTTTGTGTTTGAATATATCTACCAACTTTAATACCTGGTTGGTCCGACACTTTAGTTGGGTCTTCAATAAAAACTCTATCTTCCGCCAACGAATCAACTTCATACCATTTATTTTCAACCCCTAAAAATTCCGCAGTAGAAGGAATATTAGTATATTCAGTCCCACTCTTAAGTAATACACTTGTAATACCTAATACATTTTTTTCAGGTAAAAATAATTCAAAGAATGGTTTCACATCATTAGGTGTGATAACTCTTTTAAAAACTTTAGTAATACCATTAACTACCAATTCTCGTTTAGTAATGGTATAATTAATTAAAACGTTATTAGCATTAAAATTTGGTATTTTTAATCTATTTGGAAACCCTTGAGCGTTATATGGTGATGTAAAATCAATATCATATATGTTTTCAAAAACAATACCAGCACCAACAACTTGAGACCCTCTTGTTAATGTACCTAAGTATCTTTCATCTTCTTTATCCCCAAAAGCCGGAACCGTAATTGAAAAATCAACCAAAGAAACAGATGGTCTTTGACCCGGTAATTTTAATCCATAGGTTCTTGCAATATTATAAATTGAAGACCTTTGTTGAGCGTATTGTAGAACCGTTTCTTGAATACTTCTATCAATATGATAATGTAAATTATCCGCAACCGCCGCGTTCAAATCTAAGAACACCGAGAATACCGAAGCATCATTGAAGTCCTGTATTAATTCAGGGTAATAAGTTCTTACATAGTTTAATAATTCAGTTCTTATTCCTTGATAATCTCTTGTAGTATATGATATATTACGATTTGCCATATGATATTAAATATTAATGATAACGAAATCACTCGGTCCAAAAGTTGAATTGTTTGTCGAGTAATCTATTTTTATTTTTGCAGTATATTCTGAAGTCCCTTTACCAGGAAATCTATAAATTGACGATTCACTTGTCCCTATTGTTGCCATCCCTGTTGCTAAATCAACCTCTTCCATTGGGTCAGCAGGACTTATGGTTATTTGGTTTAATAATAAGTTTGGCATAAATGTACCAACCGCTTCTCGAATATCTGATTCAATTGCATCAAATGTTAACCCATCAAATGGTTCAAATAAAAACTCATAAAGTCTAGTCCCAAATGTTGGTAAATAATATCTTGAACCTTTTCGAGTTAAAAGTAAGTGGATTAAATCCGCTTTAATTTCTTGAGCCTCAAATTCAGTTAGTTGTAAATAGTCACCTTTAACTGAATCCCTAAAAGGGAAATTAATACCATATGTTGTTCCGTCTGCCATATCTATAATTATAGTGTTATGATTATTTCTTATAAATACCTAAAAATAAAAAATCCCGACATTGTCGGGATTATTATATAATTACCTTTTGTTATGACCCACATCCAAAACATTCAAATTCTGAATCAGTTGGTTTTGTAGTATTTTCAATTAAACTAACTTTTGGTGTTTCAACTTTATTTGAGGTTTGTTTTACTTTTGAAATATCAACAGCTAAATGTTTTGCTCCGGTTGATATTGCCTTAGTTCTAACATAATAACAAAGAGTTTTCAAACCTTTACTCCATGAATGGAAATGAGATGATGAAATTTTTGATAATGTTGGTTCAGACATATAGATATTCATTGATTGTGATTGGTCAATAAATGGTGCTCTGTCCGCCGCCATATCAATTAATTCTCTTTGAGATATCTCCCAAATTGTTTTGTATTTAGGTATTAAATGTTCAATTCTTTTAACTTTCTTGTTGTAGTTTTTATCTTCAGGGTCAAGATATTGATTGAAATTAATATTCTGAATTGAACCTTCATTCATAATAATCTCATTTTTTAAATCCTCACTCCAAACACCTAATTTTTCAAAATCAGTAATTAAGTATTTGTTTACGATAAGGATTTCTCCCCCAACCACACGACGATTAAACAATGCCGAGTGAGCTGGTTCTGTCATTTCAAATGAACCTGTAATCTTAGCCGAAGATGCTACCGGCATCTGAGCCGTGAATAATGAGTTACAAACACCATATTCCGACACTTTATCTTTCAATCCCATCCAATCCCAACGACCTGATAAATTATCCTCATTCATTCCCCACATATCAAATTGGAATATTCCTTTTGACATTGGTGAACCTTTAAAGAATTCATATGGTCTGTATAAACCTTGTTGACATAAATAAGAACTCTCAGTGATTGCAGCAAAATAAATTGTTTCAAAAATATCTTTGTTAAGTTTCTTTGCCTCTTCAGATGTGAAGATATAATCCATTAAATAAAAAACATCCGCAAGACCTTGTGTTCCAATCGCAATTGCTCTTTGTTCAAGACCCCCTTTTCTACCTTGCTCAGTTGAATAACTATTAATGTCAACAACTTTGTTAAGTGCTCTCACAACTTTTCTAACTTCATTGTAAAGTAAATTAAAATCAAACTCTCCTTTAATAATAAAGTTTTTCAACACCATAGAAGATAACGTACAGATTGCAGTTGTTTCCTCATCGGTATATTGGTAAATCTCATTACATAAGTTAGATTGTTTAATCACCCCAATGTTTTGATGGTTAGTTTTTCTATTCGCACTATCTTTAGAACATAAGTAAGGAACTCCTGTTTCAACCTGAGATTCAATAATCTTATTCCAAATTGTTTGAGCTTTAACTTTTTTACCAAGACCAAGTTCAACCGCTTTGTTATAATTCTCTTCATACTCATCACCATAAGTCTCCTGTAATGGTTTGATACCAGCTTTCTTAATGTCATTCGGACAAAACAAATACCAATCCCCATTGTTTTTAACAGCATTCATAAAGTTATCCGGTAACCAAATTGACGTGAATAAATCTCTTGCTCTCATCTCTTCAGCTCCTGTATTCTTTTTGATATCAAGTAAATCAATGATGTCTTTATGCCAAGGTTCAATGTAGATAGCAGCACTACCCGGTCTTCTTCCTTGTTGGTTAAAGAAACGTAGTGATTCATTTACAATTTTAAGGTATTTTAATAAACCTCCCGCAAATCCACCTGATGAATTAATTCTACTTTCTTTACTACGAATGTTAGACATACATAATCCAATACCCGCAGCGTCTGATGAGTAAGTTGAGATATCATTTAATGTTTGTAATAAACCTTCTCTTGAATCCCCATGGTTGTATTTCAATACACAAGATGCTAGTTGAGGTGTTTTAGTACCCGCATTAATCATAATTGGTGTTGCCGGAGAAATAAGTTGATTTGATAAAGAATTGTAATATTCAACCGCCTCTTCGAATGATTTAGTCACCCATAGAGCAACTCTCATATACATATGTTGTGGTCTTTCAATTACCTTACCTTCAGGTGTTTTTAACAAATACATTTCTTGTAATGAACGCCAAGCAAAATAATCAAAATTGTAATCATTCTCGTGATTAATTACAGAATCAATATTTTCAGGACCATATAGTTCAATAGTTTCCATTAACTTATCATTAATGACCCCATCAACGTGTAAGGTGTGCATTGTGTTACAAAAACTTTCATCAGTTTCTTTATGATAAGATGAAATCGCTACCGAAGACGCTAATCTTGAGTAATCGTGATGACTTCCGGTATATGAAGCAGCAATTTCATAAACTAATTTATCTAACTCTTTAGTTGTAATAAATCCTTCAGTTGGTACTGAAGTAATAACTTTAATAAAAATCTCGTCTGAGTTAACATTTAACCCTCTAGACGCTCGTTTAACTCTATTGTAAATTTTTTGAGGGTTAAATGAAACTTCATCTCCCCCTCTTTTTTTAATCTTTAATGACATCATATATTTTTAATTAGAAATCGTCAGTGAATGTTAGTGATTCACCTAATTTAGCCTTTTGGTATTCCATTGTTCTTGATTCAAAAAAGTTTCCTTTAGTCTCAACAGCAATTTGTTCCATAAATTTGAATGGTTGTTCAACATTGAATTGTTTTTTACATCCAAATTTAACTAATAGACCATCCGTTACAAATTCTAAATATTGTTTCATCAAATTAGAATTCATACCAATTAAAGATACAGGTAAAGATTCTGTAATAAACTCTTTTTCAATTTCTAATGCAGATAATAAAATCTCTTTAATTCGTTTTTCACTTGGTTTGTTCTCAACGTGATTATTAATCAAATGAATAGCAAAATCACAATGTAAATTTTCATCTTTAAAGATAAGTGAATTAGCATTACATAAACCTTGCATGATTCCTCTTGATTTCAACCAAAAGATTGAACAGAATGAACCTGAAAAGAAGATACCTTCAACAGCCGCGAATGCAACTAATCTTTCTTGGAATGAAGCGTTTTCAATCCAATCAAGAGCCCATTTAGCTTTCTTTTGAACTGCAGGTAATCTGTCAATCGCGTGGAAACATTCATCTTTTTCTTTTTCATCAGACACATAAGTATCAATCAATAACGAATACATTAATGAATGGATATTTTCCATCATAACCTGAAATCCGTAAAAGAATTTTGCCTCAGCATATTGTACTTCTTTTAAGAAATTTTCTGCTAAGTTTTCATTTACAATTCCATCAGACGCCGCAAAAAACGCTAATATATTTTTAAGAAAATATTTCTCATTATCTGATAAATTTTCCCAATCTCTAATATCGTTAGATAAATCAACTTCTTCAGCAGTCCAAAACGCCGCTTGGTGTTGTTTATAAAATTCCCATATATCATTATGTTCGATAGGGAATATGACAAATCTGTCATTATTTGGTTCTAATATTTTTTCCATATTTTTAATTTTTTAATAAAATATCCGACCATTCTTTACCTTCGGATTCAATAATTTTTATTCTATCATAACTAACATATTTGGGATTATAATACCAATCTTCATATATGTTATATCCATTACTAACATCAGAACAAATTCTTTTATACCCATATCCTTCAAGTAATTCCCTTGATTTAGTTCGACAATCATCTCCAAATCGATATACATCGTGTTCAAAAGTAATAACACTAAATTCAATATCATTAAAAGGTATTGTTTTCAAACAATCTAATGTTATTGATGCCGGCTCTAAATCTAAAGATAAGTAATCAATATGTTTACTATCATATAAGTTTAAAATTTTCTTAAAATCTAATTTTGTACAATCTTCAGTTAGTGATGTGGTTTTTCTAATTCCAAATAAATCAGTCATCGTTTTATCAATATCTATTGAAACCCCATTCCAATTATAATGGGTCTCTAATAGATATGTGTTATTTATATTTATAGGATGATGACAACCTAAATCCAAAAATGTACCATTTTTCTTACCATCCAAACACATTAGAACAAAAATGTCCTGAGCGGATTGACTATAATTTTCATTAATAGTTTCAGAATCTTTAAATTCTATTTGTAATTTCTCTTTATTAATTTTCATATTTTAATTTTGTTGTTGACTCTGTTCTCTCTGTTTTCTTTTCTCCAAGAGTTCTTTAACTCTATCTCTTTTTCTATCTTCTTGTTGTTCTTCGAATCCTAAGAATGTTACTGAACTTTCAGTATCAATCTCAAGTAATTCATTATTGAATTTACAATTCTCAAAAACAACACCATCTTGACCTAAACGACTTTTAGTAATCGCAATAGTCGCAAGACCCATTTCTTTTTGTTGTAATGTCTTAGCCACGGAAATGATTACGTGACCAACTTGTGCCTTTTTAATTGAACCTCCCATTTGGTCTGTAGTTACAACCTCTGACGAAATTGAAGACCTGTTACCTTGTGTTGCAGTCCACCCAACTAAATCAAGTTCGTGACACATCGCCTCAAAACCTCTCATCACAGAACCTTCCGCTTTCCACTCATCTTTACTACTTGATTCCGGTAATACACAATCAATATAATCTAATAAAACCATATCAATCTTAATTCCATCCGCAATCATTTTTCTAACCTGATTTTTAATTTGACTCATAGTCATCGTATCTGACGCCAATTTTTTCAAAACTAATCTGTTTTGCATTGTCTCCTTAATTTCAGTAATTTTACTCATCACTTCGTCTTTGTGTTGAACCAAATTATCCGGTTCAATTCCTGTCCACATTGTGAAGTGTTTCCTTTGTATAATTTTTGGGTTGTCTTCAAAAAATATTTGAAGTACGTTATACCCAAGATTAAATGCGGTGTTTGAAATTTTAGATAAGATAGTTGTCTTACCAACACCTGTTGGCGCTAATATAACTCCAATCTCACCTTTAGCCAATCCACCTTTAAGTAGTTTATCAATACCTTTAATCCCCATTGGAATTGGGTGACGATAATCCTCATCAAGTACAGTGTCTAAATTAGCGAAGATATCTGTTTGACCTTTATCTATCTCCCCAACCTGTAATGCGTCTCTCACGAGTCCTTCAACCTTATCATAAGACTCGAAATCACCTTGAGTGATAATCTTTTGAGCTTTGTCCATCGCCTTTTGAAGTTCTTGTTGTTTACAGAACTTTAAGGCCTTCTCCTGAACGAAAGTAGTACCTTCAAATGGTGCCTCCTTTACTTGTGTTAATGTGTCCAAAACAATCTTGGCAACCATCTCTTGGGAGATTTCAGACTTAACTATCTGCTCAAGAGTATCGAAATTAGGAGTAGATTCATATTTCTTGTGATACTCTTTTGTCATTTGTAAAATGATTTTAAAGTACTTGTTGTCGAAATAGATTGGCTCAATAACATCCATAATTGAAGATGAAAAGTCCTTATCTAATATAATCTGATTCAGTAATTGTAATTGAAATGTGTTCCCTAAATAATCGAAATTTTTGTTCATAAATTGTTTTAAAAGTTACCCTTGTATTATTAAATACTTACTTACTCAAGTCAAGTTCCAAATAATTGTAACTTAATTTTTTATCTGAAAAAATGTCAGTCAATCCTCGAAGAGTTTCCTTTAAGAAAGGTCTCACATCGACGGTATAACGAACTTTTGGTGGATAAAATTTTCCGTCAAAAATTCTATGACAAATTGTCTGTTCACCTAATTTGATAAAAATGTTAAACACTTCAGGTCCATCGGTAAACGATGTGTCCATAATGGTTGGGTCGTGTGTAATTGACTCTTTGTTGTCCATCATATACACTAAAGTTTTCATTTTCAAGTATTCTTGAAGTTCTTCTTTGAAGTCTGAAATAAACTCATATAACTCAACCGAATTTTTCGCCTTTGAGTTAAAACCTCTTACGTTAAAGAATCTTTGGACTACGATGTTATCGTTTAATGTCAATAAAAATTCCATCTTAGTACTTTCTTGTTCTCTCATAAATTTAATTTTTGTTTGTTTTACGTTTTTCTTTTCTTGTTAATTTCATGAATGGTCTTAGGAAATTTACCCAAGCTTCATCGTTTTTTGGAAGATATTTGAAGAGACCATCTTCCATCATAAGTCTCATTAAATTTTTATATCCCCTATCTGTCGGGTCAATAGTGTCTGTGATAATTTGGTCAACTAATTCTTTTCCATCGTCTGTAATTAAAGGGTTAGATAAATTAACTATTTTTTCGTTTGTAGTATAAAACTCTTCACCAATTATACCATTTTTTGTCTTACCAGTCAAAATATTTTCCAATACTTTTGATTTCTTTTCTTGCATGATAATCCCCGCATTAACTCTTATTTCGTTGATAGTGCATGGTTTAACCAGCATATCAGGGAATAATTTAACTAAAGTTTTTTCACCTAAACCTTCAATTCCACTAATATTATCCGAACTATCACCGGTAAGAATCTTACAAAGTAATACATTATAATGTGGTATCTGAACTTTATTGATGGTAATCATATCACCCTGTTTAAAGTATTGTTTTAAGTTTGGAGAGTAGATGGTCACCCGGTCCGAAATAAGTTGTGTAAGGTCCTTATCTGACGAAAAAATGGTAATCTCTTCATTAGTCGCTCTTAGACAATAATAAGCAATCAAGTCATCCGCCTCGTTATAAACCATCTCAACTTGTCTAACAAAGACTTCTTCAAGATATTCTTTAATACGAGCGTTTTGTTGTAGATATGATTCGTACTTAAACTCATTCATATCTTGTTTTCTATTTCCCTTATACTGTGGATAAAGTTCTTTCCGAGTGGATGAACTATGTTCGGCATCCCAGAACACAACTACCTTATCGTAGTTATGTTCCTCAAGGAATTTCCGAATTGTATTTATAAAGTGGTAAATAGCACCTAAGTGACTTCCGTCATTGTATAGGTCTTTTACTCCGTGGAATCCAATTTTCATTAAGTTGGACCCGTCAATTAATAATGTCTTAATCACAATGGTGATTTAATGGTGAATAAACTAAGCTTCTTTTTCTTCTTTTAGGTCAAAATCACCTTCAGTTCCGATGATATCTTTCCAATAGTCTGCATATTCTTTTTTGTATTTTTCCAACGATGCTTTTTCTTCCGTTGAATCTTTACCCGCAATGAATCCGTGAGGTGTGACAATAATTTTACCATCATCATAACCCAATCCATTGATGTGGTTTTTCATAACCGACACTTTTGTTCTTGAAGCAAACTTAATAGTTCTTTTGTCTTTGGTTGCGGTAATCTTAGTAGTCCCTGCTCCTTTTTGATTTCCAAATAAATAAACTAATGATGAGTTTAACCAAATCGCCTCACCACCTTTAGCTTTAATCTTAGGTTGTCCAAACGGATTGTCCGGTAATTCAACCCATGGTTGATTAACAATGATTAAAGTGTTTTCATATTTTGAGTCAGACTTACGAGAACCCGAGATTCTTTGGTTGATACCCATACCAATCTTATCCGCTAATGTAGATGCGTTGTGTTGTTTACCTCCTTTACCTTCATAAGTCATTTTACAAGGTACAGAACCTACTGAATCCCACATAAAACATAAACTATAGTCTAAGTTTCCTTTTTCTTGCTCATCAAGTAAGTTATTGATATAGTCAGTAATTTGTTCGATGTAATCAAAGTTATTGTTGAAGATGTAAAAACCATCCCAATCCAATTCACCTGTTTCCTCATCAACAACTTCCTCACATTCAAACCCCATTAACTTAGCGTGTTCAAATGACCATTTTTGTTCAGTAATAATGAACACAGGAAGAATTCCTTTCTTTTGTGCATCCACAGCAGTTTTCACAAGAGCCGTTGTTTTACCCGTATCCGAGTGACCTAAGAACATATTAATATGTCCAATTGCAGGACCTGGTAATCCAACCGCATCTAAGAAGTCCGGGCCTAAGTCAAAAAATCTTTGTGGTTTGTATTTTGCCGATACTGAGAATTTATCTTTAATCGACTTAAAATCATTTTTTTTAATTGCCATATAATATTATTATAAAAACTTGGACAAAGTGTCTAACTAAATGTCCAAGTTTGATTATTTTATTTTAGAAAGGTAAATCTTCGTCAGGAATATCATTCATTTGTGGGTCTAAAGGAATGTCATTTGACTTTCCACCCCCGAATGATTCTGTACCAACTGAATCACTTTCGTAAAGATATCCACCTTTTTCTGAATCCCATCTTGGAGTTTCTCCACGAGCAATAGCTTCAAGATATTCAACAGGTTTTTTAGAATAAACATCTAACCAAGTTAATTCGTCAGTAATCCAAGCATCCGCTTGTGCTTGGTCAGTATGTACAGGACCTTGGTCTTCATACATAATTGTAGATACGGTTGTATATTCTTTTCCTTTTGGAGTTTTCGCTTTAGTCAACTCGATGATTAAATCTCTACCATTTTGTGGGTCCGTGATATCACCTTTATTTCTCCAAATTGGAATGATTTTATCTAAGATACCATCATTTTTGTAGTTGTGTTTGAATCTCCAAAATTTTGGTCCGTCTTCTTCTCTATCTCTATCGATAACTTTTACGATATAGAATTTACGAGAACGATACTGAGCCGCTAATTGTTTGTCTGATTCTTTTCCGGTTGAGATTAACTCTTCGTAAACCTCGTTTAAAGGTGAACGTTCGTTATCGTTTTTTCCCGGGTCGTAGAATTTTTGCCATTGTCCTCCAACTTGAATCTCATGATACCAAGCCTCTTTAAATGGTGAAGAACCATCACTCGTAGGTAAGATTCTAACTCTTCTTTGTCCAGATTGCTCCTTATCCCCTAAGATAAGTGCAAAATATTTTTTCATTCTTTCGTCTTGCGACATTTTCCCTTGGGCCCCGCCCCCTGATTGTTTTGAATTTTCGTACTGTGCCAATACGGCGTCTAATGAACTCATGTGTTTAAATTTAAATTGTTAAGTATTGTTATAAAAATATAATTGATAAATTGTATGAAGTCAAATAAAAAAGGTGTCCGTTAAGACACCTTTGATTTTTTAATTATCGTTTGAATGATGTTTTATATTCATCTTCTTGAGAACCAGGTTGGAATGAATTTTTTATATCATTCACATTTATATCTTCAACTTCGTCTGAGGTTAAAACATAATCATTTTTTCCGGTTTTTTCCATCTCTTCTTGTTTGTCATCAAAAAATTGAGATAATTTTTGATTAAATGGATATGAATCATAACTTCTTAATTCAAGTTTTTCTTCAGGAGTTTTTTCTCGATATTTTTCAATCTTATTTTCAAGTGAATTTAATTTGTTCATTACATTATCCATCTCACCTAATTTAGATTCTAAGTTGGATAATTGATTGAATAGGTTTTCAAAATATTCATCTTGTTTTGTTTCAATATTTTTTTGAGAATTAACTAAATCAGTAATTTCAAGTTCTTCACTATCTTCACTTTCATCAGTTGTTTCTTCAGATTCTCCTTCATCGTCAATTTTCTCAACATCAGGGTCTGTCTCAACATCAATTGGTTGTGGTGTAGTGGCCGCATCTCCCGGTGCCGCAGGTGGTATTGCTTCAGATGGTGCCGGTGCAGGTGCCGCTGGCGTCTCCCCTTCAGGTGCCGGTGTTGTTAACGCGGCTAAATCATCGGTAGCCTCCTGTTCCATAATATAGTTATTAATACTATGGTATCTTGTAATCTCTTGTATTAATTTTTTGTCTAAACCCATTTCGATTATCCGTTTAATAATTGTTTAATTCCACCAGCTGTTTCAACTCTAACTTTTCTATTAATAGTTGTTTGGTGTCCTGCTCGTTCAATAAGACCATCTCTTTCTCTGATTGTATAACAATCTCCGGTATCTAAATCACAAACCTGTTGTGTTCCGTCTCCATTATCTGTTTGAGAAATTCTTGTAGATTTCCCAAGATAATTATCTAATGCTGATTTTATGTTCATAAAATTGTTTTTATTATAAATATATCGTTATGTTATAAAGTGAAAACATCACTTAATATGGTTTGAGTTAAAATTTCTCCACCAATTGGAGATGTATTACCATATGGTTTATATTGTACTTGTAATCTAAAACTTCCTAATTTATTAATATTGATTAAATTAGTGTATTGAGTTGCAACACTTCCACTACCCCCAAAATTTACAATATCATAAGTCGCCGCATCTAAAACTCTATTATTAATAGCTTTTCGTTCTTCAAATGGTTCTTCAGTTGTTAATTGATATGTAATATATCCTCCATCTGGTTTTTTAATATTATAATAACTCCAACCACTTCCTTGTAACTCAGTAGACTCACCTATTTTAATTAAAGCAATTTTTTGAGGTGGGAATGTTGGTAATGTTTGACTAGTTGGGATATTATCAACAGGAACCTGAGATTGATTTGGTAATGTATACCAAACTCTGAACGGGAATTGTTGTACCACAGGTTGTTCTTGTCCTTTATATGCTTTAAGAATAAACACAATATCAATCTGTGTTTTACCTTCAATTTTAGGGATATTAGTTATAAAATAAGATTCAACATCACTTAAGGTAACATTGAATTGATTATTTGTTACTTGTCCTCCAACACCTATCACACTTTGTGAAATATATTTTCGAGTTACTTGACCGTTAACTTCCTCTAATTCATACACTACATATTTCATATCAGGATTAGGTGATAATACCCACCCAGTTTCCTGTGGATTTATCTTAACATTTAATGATTGAGTTTTACTAGCGTTTAACTGAACCGCGGTACCAATCATAGTAATATTACCCACAGTCTGAGGATTAGTATTTACAGTCTCAGTTTGAGGGGTATTTGCAGTTTGATTTTGAGGATTTTGATAACCCCCCGGTGATGCCGCTGCAGATGCTGGTAATGCAGGGTCATAGGTAAATTGGTCAATTGTTGTAAATGTACCGAAATCAGTAGTGACAACAATAAACCCTTTCTTAACCACATTATCAGGTAAGAATTTAGGCGTAATAATTCTCATCGTTGAATCGTTAAACACCGTTATACCTGTCATTCCAACCTCAACTCCGTTAACTTTAACCGATTTAACACCATTAAAGTTTCTACCATTAAGTTGTACTATCGTTCCTGTATTACCTGATAATGGTGAGAACGATGATATAACCGGTGGTGGACAAGATTGGCCAGGTAATGGTGGAATCGGTGAAGGTGTCGGTGTAACACCCGGACTACTACCATTATTATCGGTTTCATTTATTTGGTTTAATAAATCAGATACAATTTCTTTAGTCGCAACCTTAACACTAAGAGCGGAATTTAACGCCTTTTCCATTGTAGTTTTTAAAGTTTTATACTCATTAATATGTGTATCGTAATAAGTTGGTGCAACATTCTTTTTAGGGTAATAACAAACATAGTATTTTACCAAACCATCATCTAAAACTCTATCTATATTATTAATTAACCTATCTCTCATAAAATTAATATATGTATCAATTGTTGAAAAACTTGCCATCGGTAATGAACTATTAGTCGATGGATTGGTTTGAACGTTAACACAAGAATATGTTTTTAAGAATGATGTTGATGTAGCCCCATAGTCAATATCTAATGAAACTGACGCCAAATTATTATTCCACCCATTAAATTTACCCGCTTTACTATTACTGATTTTTTCAAATGAACGAGCATAAGAGATACAATAAATAATAGTTTGAAGTACCGGTAGATTTGGTATCAATCTCTTAAGTGCCGCTGCAAATTCTGCCTCAGTAGGACTAGTTTTCGTTGCATCAACCACATTATATCCGGCATTAAGATATACCGGAAGAACCTTACTACTACAAGTATTTGAAGCCGCTTTAGTCGTATTAGAACTTTGTTGAATATTATTACTCTTACTAGAATCTGTTGATGCTGATAACACATTAATAACGTCTTTCTTAATCTTAAGAATCGATTCTAATTTAGTTAATAAGTTTTGATTAATACTTTGAATGAAATTATCTATTGCTGGTAAATCATACACTCCTTGTCTAATACCTTGAAATGATGTTTGGAATTGACCCGGTTGAATACTATGTTCAACTTGTTGTATCATATATGGTCCATTAAACATTGGGACGTGTCTTAAATTAAAATACATGGTTGGTTGTAATAACGCATTTCCTAAACAAACAACAGAACATTTATAACTTCTCTGTTTGTATAGATTATATAAACTTGCGTTTTGGGTTGTAACATTTTTTCCTGATGCTTGGTCAACCATATTAATTTGAGCATTTATCGATTCTGATGTGGCAGTCCCATTATCTTGGGAAACACTAAATGAATAAAATATACTTTGATTACGAGTTCCAATATCAACATTAAAACCAACACATTTGTTAGATAAAGCCCAATCTTTTTTACCCTGTTGATTTTCAATTAATGGATTTTCAGACGCTCTTCTCATTTCAAAACCATCATCCCTAAATCTAAAATTACCTTTTGGTAAATCCAAATACTGAGATGGTTTACCCACATAAAAACAAACCATTTTTGGACTTGATTTTCTATAGTCAACATCCAAGAATGTTCCCCACATACTATTAGCAAACCCTAACGAACCTTCTGATTTATTTGGAATAACCGTTCCATCAACATCTTGAACATTATAAAAATTAATATATGCCGGCAAATTCATTACTGTGAAATTATTGTTAATCAATAGTCCACTAATAAAGGTGTAAACACTCATTGCTTGGTTTAAAGAATAATCACCATCTTTACCACCAACCCCAAACATTCCTTGTATATCAAAGATATTTAATATGATAGTATCACCAATATTTCTTGATGCCCTATCTAAAAATAACATATCCTCAAATAATGTTTTTGTTTTATAGTCACCACCTGCAATCCATTTATCATTAAGAGATTTGAACACTTCGTAATTCTCAACTTTACTTTGTTCTCCATCAATCGCACTTCTAATAGCTCTTTCCGGTAATTGTTGTTGATTAGGTAGTTGTCTACGAACACCATCTAAAACTAAATTTAAGAAATTGTCTTGTAATACACTTTCATTGTTTAAGTACTGATTAATCTGATTTTGGAATTGACCAACCGTAATTGTTGGGTTTTTCAATTTTTGAGTCGCGTACATCTTAATTATTGGTGCCAATAAAACAACATTATCTGTTGTAAATTCAATATTATTATTTACAAAGAAATCCGTTATATATGAACCGGTACTACTATACTCAACATTTCTTATTGTTGAAAATCCAACTTCAGTTTCAAGTGCTAGCCACGCGTTAGGATTTAATCCTTTTGATTGAGAAACCGTTAACGTTCCTCCATTTGTTGGAAGAGTATTTTGAACGTAAGGTCTAAATTTAACAGGGTCAACAACTTTTTGAGTGTTATTATGAGATAAATAAGAGTTAAAAAGTCTTCTTCTATAATCAGATGGATTACCATATCTAAATAAAACATCATAATTCATAAAATCTTTAATACCACCTTGGAATGTATTGTATTGATTAGTAATTGTATTATTAAAATATTCGTCTTCATTTACACCCGCCGGTTTTGCAGGAACGGACATCAATCCTCTAAATACTGATTGGAAATTTTTAAAATTATTATTATCATCAACTGTTGAAGTATAAAAAGAAGTTGTTTCTTTTATTGTTGAAATGTCAGTAATTGGCTTACAGAAATTTAAAAACTCTTGTTCGAATGAGTCTAAAATTTTCTTCTCAAATACTGAGAACATTTCTTCAATTTTACTATACTTATCCTCATTTAATAACGACATAGGGGATTGTTCCTCTCCATTATTAATAAAATTTAAATATGAGTCGGGCTGAGGGTATTTAATCTGACTATTATCAAAATAACCATAATTTGGTGCAGACCATAAAGTTCTAACTGAACCATTATATATGTTTGGATTAAAGGTAAAATCAACTACAGCATTATTAGTTGTTGTTAAATTTTCAACACAAGCAATTTGAGTTTGGTTATAAAAAGTACCAAAAGAAGGTACAACAAAATATTCAACACCTTTAGTATTATTAGTAGGGTCACAATCTACTTCAGTACCAAAATCTTTATTTTCTAACAATACAGAATATGTAAATAAATTTAACGTTCTATTACTTCGATTCGCAGTAATATTTGAGTTTTCAAAATTATAAATTTTCATCCCATTATTAACACTACTTTGAATTTCACTATTAGTATATTCATCGTATAACTCAAAACCTTTATAAAAAACATTAAAGTCATTTACAACTTTAGGATAAAACCCGATTTGCATTTTAACACTATTTGAATCCTCTTGTTGTAATGTAATACTTGTTGGTGTGTCATTTATTTTAAAGTCATATGTTTGAGTAATTGAACTTAAAATAGGACTATAATTGGTTCTATAATCAAAATTCTTCCAAGCACTATCTAAAATATCTGTATTTGACTCCTTATATTTTTTATAACGATGCCAAACAGAACCATATTTTAAAATCCAAGCATATGGTAATTTGTGAATTGCACCAAACTTATTAAAACATGACGATATATAATCTAAGTCAGTTGTAATGTCATTTGACAATGTTTTATATCGTTCTCTTAATGATGCCAATGGTAATGAATTCAAAAACAAATAAGCGGATTGAACAAACGGATATGGGTCACTTGTTCTAATATTTTGCACACCATTTTGAATTGAATTAACAAAATAAGGTGTGTTCAATATTGAAGTTGTAGTTCTAAATGGTAACGCATTTGTTGGGGTTGTGTAATCACAATACCCTTCGGTCGCCACAAAAGTTTTTGGTGTTCGAGACTCGTAAAAACCATTTAACCCTAGTATTGCAAACACAGTAGGATTTTGATTTTGATAAAAAGAAAAATTCGTTACAGGTCTATTAGTAGTAAAATCATATACGTCTGTGAAATTTGCAATAACTTTTCTTGGTTCAAAAACTTTTAAAGTTTGTTTTGTATTAAAAACTTCATTTCCAACCGATTTGTTACTTGAACTTAAATTATTTAAACACCATGTCGGGTCTGTATAAGGTAACGTATCAATAACCAATGGCTCATTAGACGCATTCAATAATAAAGATTGTAACGCATCTGATTTAGTACTTGATTGAGGTAGCTTACCGATATCGTTAACACTTAAAATACTATAAGAATTTTCTGTTAAATTTCTAATGTATGGTGTAACAAAAAAATCTCTGATATAATCTTGATAAGCTCTACCGGTTCCTGAATTTGAAATAGTTTTTAAAAACTCCTGATAATTTGAAGCATTTAAATCGTAATTTTTTAATTTTAAACTTAAATATGGAGAACTCACACCAATTCCTTTAACAATATTATTAACCTCTGCCTCAGAGTTTAATTTAATTAATGAATCAATTTGATTTTGATTAGCCCTAATTAAATTTGAATAATGTGATGTTAAAAATTGTCTTTCCCATATTTCATAAAAGAACTTAACTTCTTCTTTGTTAACATAAGGTAATCCTTCTGATGGAAATTCAATTGCATTAATATTAATCCTATTAGTATCTCTTTGATTATCTAATGGTGGTGGTGCTGACGGTTGACTAAATTTTTGAGTTAAACCAATCATATATTCTTCCACAAATTCAACCTCAGGCCATTTGTCATATAAATAACCTTGGGTTAAGTCAACAACTGATGGGTCCGCAATGTATTTCAATTGAAATCTTCCTTTAGTGTCTTCAGGTGTTTCAACAAAAAATAACGGCCATGGATAAACAGGTATTTCAGAATTACTTAAACCTTGATTTGATTGTTGAGCCTCTGTTGTAATGGCCACTTTTTGTATTGTCTCCGAACTTGGAGCCGATGAAGGATTATCTAATATCGCCTGTTTTCTAACTGGGTCATATTTTACATTCCATGCGTTAGTATGAACGTCATCCATTAAACGAATAAACGCTTCTGCTGAAGCCATTACAACCGCAATCATATTTCTAACCGTTGGTTTAAATCCAAGACCTGTATCAGTATCTTCAATTTTCCTTAACAATTCAGCTGAGATTGACGCCTCATATTCTGACAATTTTTTATTTGCCTGTGCCTCTATTAATGATATTTGATTGTCAAATCGACCATTACCTTCAAATATGAAAAATTTTGTATTAACTATATCAACCGATGTTTTACCATTGGTTTCTGTTTTTGCTGCTGCAGGTATTTTTGTAAGATAAATCAATTCTTTAACTTTTTGTTCATCCTCAATGGTTGGTAATACTTTACCTGTTTGTAACCTAACAGTTTCTTTCCAATTAATAGATTCATCTGTTGGTGGGTCTATCTCAATCGTTTTTAACGCTATTGGATTAACAATTGGAGATTCACCATTCTTACCTAAAGTAGCGTTTTCAGACAAAGCATTATTGAATTTTTTTATATAAGATTCCAACAATGTTATCGCATAGTCCTTATCTTCTCGGCTAAGTTCTTTAAATACATATATTTTTTCATTCCCATTAGTTACAATAGGTTTTGGATTTAAATATTTATTAAACCATGATAGATTTGAACCTCTAACAGCATCAAAGTATTGTTTCAGAACTTCTTTATAACTTCTAATATTAGTAAGAGGAGCAACTTTTGCACGAGGAAAAGATGCCATTATATTATTCTCAAATGTTTGTAATTTAGTCATTAACTGAAATAAAGTTAATTCAGGTAAATTAGCAGGAATTAATCCTTTAGATTTATATTCACTATAAACCTCAATAATTTTCTGATAACCTTTTTCTGAAACAATTTGAGTAACAACCTCATCTTGGCTTAAGGCATTATTTTGAGATGCCCTACCCTCAACGTTAGATTGAGATTCTGCTTGTTTGTTAGATTCTTGAGTACCCCCTGGAGTTGTAGATATGTCAAATCTTTGACCATACATGTGTGGCACTGCAAGTAAATGTCCCATTGATATTTCATTTAGAACATTAAACTTGTACCCTTTAAACTTTAAACTAACTTGGTAATTTCCACTAAATGAATTAAATCGAGCGTTAAAAGTCTCTAAATTTAATTGATATCTAATCGCCTGACCATAGTAACCTTTAAGTGTTAAATAAAATGGTGGATATGGTAAATTAAAAAACGCCGCGTATGGTGAATTATTACCCAATTGAAATAACGCCTTTCCTTGAACATCTTCTAATTCCATTGTAACTGAAGGAACAAATGATGAATTAGTAGTAACATTAATCTGTGTAATACCTAATAAACCATTATCGAAAACATCTTTTAAATTTGCAGGAGAACTAATAATATAAGGGGTGTCACCATTTTTTGGGTCAACCGCCTTTTCCATCATTTGATTAGCACCTTTAAATTTGGTTGAATTTTCTCCGGTTAACTCATCATAGTAACCCACACCTAAAAACGAATCTTTGGTTGGTTTTAAAAAATTCATTTTGGCAACAGAAATGGTTCTAATTCTATCTTCAGGACTACCCCCTACCGCTAGTTTAGTTCTTGGAAGAACTTCTGCTTCCAAATTTGCATACATAACCAAACTCTCATGGTCAACCAATCTTTCTTGAATTTTACCTTGAGAGTCAATTGTTTTATTTGGGTCAACTACAATGATATTGTTGTAATCAAACTCAACTAAAATATCTCCGCTGTTGTCTGCTTGTAAGTTACCTGCCATAATAATAAAAATGATTTTCTAACGCTGCCTTATAATCCTGTAAAGATGGTAGTAAAGGAAATGGAATTATCAAGATAGCCCCGTCATATATATTATTTTCCAACCCACCAAATTGAGGGTTAGCTTGTAAAATTAACCAACTAAAGTATGGTGAATTGTAATACTCCTGTGAAACTTTATCCAATCTACTTTTAGCAACTTTATAGATATAAGCTTTGTCGGTAGTTTTTTGAGGTAGTTGCACATATGGAACTACGGTTTGTTCACCGTTAATTAAAAATTCACTGTATCTATTCCAATATTGAAAAGCCATTAATTAAGTTTTACTTTTGAAATATATGCCAATGAATTAACTCCATCTTCACTATTCCATTTGTTTATGTCTGTATTCCTATTTGTCGTATCACCCAATGATGAAATCATTGTTTCTTGAGATTTCTTTTTATTATCAGTAGCGTTACTTAATGTTGTATAAAAAAACTCTCTAGATTTTTTATCAAAAGGTGTGTATATTAAGAAATCTTTTAATGGTGTTTTCTCAATATTATCAATAAATGATTTTGTAATATTTGTTTCATTTAAGAATAATGGTTTTGTTTTAACCAACCAATAATCATCAAATTTTTTCTCAATATCATCAAATCCGGTTCCAATAATACTAGCGTTACCAATTATATTACCAATCATCGCAGTTTTAAATGTTTCATATTTTTTAGTATCAAGAATATCATCTGAAATAATCATATAAACTCGTTTAAAAATATCATTTTGGAAGTCATTATTTTTACTAAAAGGATTAAACACTTTTTCAACCGTAGGTGCGTCAGTACCCGTTTTACCTTTAGTGTCAGTTCCATAAACTAAAATACCGGTATATTTTTGTCCCTCATACGTGAAATCATAAGTACTCGAAATAATTTTATTAAATTCAGTAATACCCGATTTAATTGTATTGATATCATTAACTAATTCAATTAATGTGTTAGCGGCACCATTTGATGTAATATTAACATTTGTTGTACCACTTGTATTATAAACCCTAACAGGCCCCGATTTTGACTGATATCCATCAGTACCCATATCAGTCATTCCTTGGAAAATAATAGTATTAGCTCTACCTAATGTTTGGATATAAGTTTGTTCAACATTAGTAACATCCTGAGTTATCTTGCTAATTGCATTTTGGAATGAACCTCTTTTGTTTTTAACTAAATTAATGTAATTATCCTTAAGTTGTCGAATTACTTTAGTTGAAAACCCAAATGAAGGAGAAGACATCCATTGTATAAAACCTTCATCTCCATCTGAAATGTTCTTCTGTAATGACGCAAAAATTTCATCAAATCTTTTTTCAACATTACTTGGTTTTCCAAATAACACAGTTGGATTCTCAGATGTTCTAATATTACCTTGAGTATATGACCTTTCTAACATCCATTGTTGACGAACAGCGTTGTTATATTGATTAACACTTTCTTTTGTCTTATTAACAATTGTTTGGAAATAAGTTTGAGTTTCTTTAACAACTTTAACCATAAAATCAGAATAATTTAAAGTACCTTTTTCCTCAGTTGCAGTAATCTCATTTGTTGTAATTGTTCCAATAGCACTATTATTATTTTGACCATTTTCAACCTCTGCCTGATTCAATGTAGGTGGTGATGGAGGTGGTGCCATCGCCAAAAATTCTTTATCTAACGATTTTAAGAATTCTTCATTTGACGTAACATCGGCTCTATCGTCCCAAATCTCAGTATTAGCATAATAATTAAACGTTAATGCATTTTGTAACTTATCAATTGACTCTTTTAATCCACTACCACCAACAAAATTAAATCCCATTGTCACATTTGCAATCATAGGTTGAATACCAATACCCTCAGGATTGATATCAAGTGATTCATATTGTAATGACAATGACGTTGGTATTATTTTAGTGTTATAAAAATCTCCAACACGTAGTACCAATACTGGAGGTGCACCAAAAGAGGTGTTAGTCGCATTATTATATTGCAATTGTTGACTACCATTCACATCTTTAATTGTTGGAATAGTATCCCCCGGTCTCAAACATTGTTGTAAAAATGTTAGACGAGAGTTCAATCCTTCAGGAGTTGTTGAATGGAATGCAGGTTGAAAGAATTTTAATTTATCTCTCAAGTTATCATAAACCATAGGTGTTTCTGCTTTTATTGTTTCAAAATAATCACATTCTGATAATAACGCTCTTAAAACTCTTTTAGTAATATTATCTCTAGGTTTGTACTCTTGACTAACAACTTCTTCTTTAACCGTTTTCAGTACTTTATTACCCTCAAGAACGGTAGTAAATTGTGCTGGCGGTGTAGTTGTTGGGTTATTTAAAGTTGATTTAATTGAACTAATATACGCTCTTCTACATGCCATCGCACCATAAGTATAAACTTCTTTAGCACCTACTTTAATATCACCTCCGACAACACTAGAGTCTTGGTCAGTACAATTTACACTTTGTTTACTAACGAAAGGTAATGTATATGGGGCTTGTCTTGATTTAGACGCTAAAGGTAATGTGGTGGTTTGCTCTCCTAAACTTCTACCTTCATTTACCAATAATCTTTTACCAAACTCCTTTTTAGTATTTTCGTTTTCTTGGAAAAATTTAATAGCTGATTCAATCCTTCTTTTTGCTAATTCAACATTATACGACGGAGTCGCAGGTGCGGAACAACTTGCATCAATTGTTATTGTCACAATACCCTGAGTATTAGCACTTAATTGTTTACCAATATCAACCGCCAATTGTTTCATTACCTCATAATTAGGTGTTACAACAGTTTCAAAAACTTCACTAGTTTGTGCCGCATTTGGTTTACTATTATAAACACTTTTATTACCTATGTATAAATTATATTGAGATGGGTAAGCACTTACATTATTCTTTTGAGGATAATCATTTTCAAAATAGAATCCCAAATCTTTATACTTTCCAAATAAATCTACACTACTTGCTTGAGAAACATTTGTATCAGCACCTGTAGTCGAATTGTTACCTGTTTGAATTGTTTTTTTAATATATTCAGTTTGTTCTTTTGTCGTTTCTTTTGAAGTAATCGCCTGTTGTAACAAATATAAATCATTAGGATTAACCGTATAATATTTTTTGGCTAATTCATATAAATCATATTTTCTACATCCTGCAAAGAATGAATCTAAAATACTATCAATCCTTACTTTATTTGTTTCATTAGCCAAAACTTTATTAACAACAACATTTAAAGATGACGGATGGTCAACAACTATTTTCCAAGTTAAAGTACCAGTACGAGAAGTGTTTTTATAAGTGTAAATTGGTTCCGGTCTCCCAAGAAATTCAGATGTATTCCAATTTGCAGATACTTGTTCACTAAATGTTAAACCATATGGTGGAAACCACATAACTCGTCCTCCATTAGGACCTCTTTCACAAACAGGTAAATCAGAAACCGCATAACCCGGAGTACTTGATGTTCTCCAAGCTAAATTTTCTAATGAAAACATATACTTTTTAGCATACGCATTATTTTCAGTTCCAATCAAATTAGTCGAATCTTGTCCACCTTCTTGTTTGTTTGGGGCGATATTTAAATTATAGGTGTTGTCAAATACCGAATCTGAAAATCTTCTACCCGATGTTGTAATACCATCTACTTTTTGTAAATCATTGTATTGTAGATATGGTAAATCTTTAGCGAAAATACGACAATATTCTGTCCCAACTTCTTGTCCCACAGCACCAACATATCGATATACTCTTGAACCTTTAGTAATTTCTTTATATCCATCATGGAAAACTTTACTAACTTGGTCAATCGCATTTCCTACGTGTTGTAATCTTCGACCTCCTTGAGGTTGGCTATTAATGATTCTCTGAGTATCATCTAAGATAGAACCTCCTTTAAAAGTTATGTTTGTTGATTCAGTTGTATTATATGATGATGGTTTAAAATCTTCATCTTCATTTGTTACAACCCCACCTAACCCAACTTTTTTTCCGGCATTATCTTTATATTTTGGAGAAACCCAAGTAAAACCTCCTTCAATACCACCACCATTAGAATATGTAGGGCCATTAGCCCCTAACCTAACTTCTTTACTTGGTCCTTCATAAAGTTGAGCTAACTCTTGAGGTCCGTATACCGGTGATTGTTGTTCTTTTCCAAATTGGTCAACCGGTAAATCCCCACCAGGAGAAAACACTCTAGATGGCTCTGATGTTATAGAACCAACGTAATAGTTACTATTATCAGAAAGGGTCCCTGTTATAGCACCTAACAATCTATCAAATACACCTCTAACAAAATTTGGTTTGTATCTGTTGTAATCAATGTTTTTAAATAAACGAGATTTTTGACCGGCCCCTGTATTATTATAAAAAATTTGTGAACCTGTTTGTGTCCCCCCTAATAGTTGATTAAAGAAATTACCAATACCTGTACCGGCAATCGCATTAGTTACTTGTTGAATAGTTGTTGGTTGTCCCGGATTAATGGTTGGGTCAAAATAAGAACCCGGTATTAAAGAAACAGGTAAAATACTACCCCCTAATCTTAATGCAAAATCAGCCGCTGCGGTTATTGGATTTGCAGGTACTGTTATTTGCCAATTTGGTTCTAATATCGGAACTTGTCCTGATAAAATATTAACTAAATCAGTACCACTTGTTACATTTAAAATGTTGGCTTGTCCTATAGTTTCAAGTCTTATTCGGGCTGCAATTCTTTCTTGAAACTCATTTCTAAGTGTTTGAGCACCTAAACGAGCAATATATGAATCTTGACTTAAATTACCATTACTACCGGTTGGATTAGTTGATAATAAGATTGATAAAGGAGAATATGATGACGCAACAATTGGGCCAGGGTATGGTTGTCCATTACTTTGTCTGTCTTGGTCAGGTCTAACTGTCTCTAAACTTGAAAATGATTCCGCAGAGTCAAAAACATTTAATCCGTCAGCATAGGCATTTAATGGTCTCCATAATCTAACTGCATCATAACCTTCATCAACTATATGAGCATCTTGTTGTCCCGGTCCATATTCACCTTGATTTGAAATGGTATTCGTTAAACCATTTGGGTCAGGAACTTGTTCGTATCCACCCTCATTACCATATCTGTTTAATGGATATAATTGGTTTGCAAATGAAGGAACATCAATAAGTTGGTCAGGGCTATCAATAACCGATAAATCTGATTGAATATGCTCATACGGAACTTGTACAGAAGGTCTATTTGGAGATTTAGCATAAGGTACTAAATTTCTTGTTATAAGTTTTTTTCTGAACGCATCCGAGTTAATTAAATCTAATGGACTATTTGACATCTATGATTTTTATTTTATAAATAGATTATTAATAAGTTTTTGAAACAGGTTCTTTTGAATCACCAGGTATTAACCTAACAATATAATCCTTAAATCTCGGCTCATTAAATGTAGTATCTAAAATTTGTTTTAGTTGTTCTGATGAAAGTCCTGCAGGAACTTTAACATCAACCTCTATTTTTCCTCCAACATCAACAGTACTTTTAGTGGTTATATTTTGATTTTTAGGAATCGTTTTTTCATTTTCAATTTTATTGGTGTTTGAACTTATTGGAGCAGTCTTAGACGGTATTTCAACACCACTTTTTTCTAAAGCAGTATCAACCCCTTTTTTTGTAAGTCGTTCCATTGGTGTATCACCTAATTTACTAGAAACATTTTTACCATACTCTTTTAACGCGTCAGTAAACTTGTTTTGAACTGATTCCATTTGATTACCAACCTTCATTAAGTAATCCGATAATGTTTGAGTTGCAGGTTTAATACCCTCTTTAAAATCCATCGCCATTGTACCCAAATCTTTCAACGTTGTTTCAACTTCTACTCTAGTACTTTTAGTGTCTCCAAATTTTTTAGAAGCTTCACCACCTAATATATCCGCAGTTTTTTGAGCCCCAATTATAGTTTCTTTAACAGGTTTTGCGGTTGCGGTACCTCCAAGAAAAGCGTTTTTAATTGCTGCGACATCACCTTTAACGGTTTCCGAAATGTTCATTTGAACTCTGGCAATCTCTTCTAAACTCTTTGGCCCGTTTTTTTGTTCTTGTATTAATTTATCAAATTCTGTTTGAGTTACTTCTGATAATTTTTTAGTTTCTTCTTCCCCTTTTTCATTTTTGATTTTAACTTCATACTCTCCTCCTTCACCCATTTTAGCAATATTCGCTAAGAATTGTTTGTCTTCCTCACTTCCAATTGATAATCCTGCTAAATTAACTGCTGATAATCTTTTGTCTAGTTCCGCAGCCGCTAACCCCATTTTACTCATTTCCGCAGCACTAACACCTGTTTGTTTTTCCATCTCTCTAAGTGTTAACACACCTTGAGGATTTATTTTAAAGGTTTTAGTTTTCTCATCAAAATATGTAAATTGTTTTGCAACATCCGCTAAACTATCTTGTAACCCTGATGGGTCATTAATAGACATATTCATTAATTGGAATGGGTCAGCTAAGGCACCTGCCGATACACCTAATCTTTGGAATGCGGATGCAACTTCAATCGCTCCGTCAGGGTCTAATACTTTATCCGCCAATCTAAAGGTTTCATTCATATTAAACCTTAACATTGACGCTTGTGCGGCCATTTTAGTTAAACCAACAACACCACCTTCAAATTGGAACCTATTCATTTGTTCCATATTACCGGTAACGGATTTCATTACCGCCTGTGTGTTACCACCAATACTTTGAATGTATTCTATAGAATCTTCTAATTGTTTAGGAACCTGAGCCAAACCAACACCAATATCCAAAAAAGAATTGGTCATATCCTTTGCACTAATACCTAATACTTTCTGAGCAGCATAAAGTTTCTCAACCTCCTCAGTACTCGCAATAACATTTCGATTAGACGCGTCCGCAACTTCACCAATAGTTTTGGCAACATCAGACATTGACCCACCTAAACGATTGACCATAGGGACCGCATCTGCGATACTTGACATTAATATGTCAACTCGTTCTCTACCCTGACCAAAAACCTTATTTATCTCAATAGATGATTTTTGTATCTCAACAACGTATGACGCTAATTCTGTTGCAACATCAAGAGAGCCAATAAGCGATTTTTTATATTCTTCCGGTGATTGTTCAGCTGCTTGCATAATTTAAAATAGTATTTTATTATAAATACAAAAGGACTGAGTTTTCAGTCCTTTTTATTATCTTCTAACCATTTATCTAACAAATATTTTCTAACAAATAAGGGCATTGTTATAAAATCTTGATAAGATATGTTCATTAATTTGTTTAAATAATAGAATTCATCTATTTGTCCTTTCCTATAATCAGAAGAAAGGGCGAAAAAAGTCCACCCCAAATCCGACATTAACTGTCATCTTTTCTCCTGATGGGGTGCTTACAACTCGACTCATGTCCAATTTTGGTTCATTTTCATTCATAAATTGTCTAATATACTTAGAATCCGCAATAGGCATTTGTTCAACAAATTTGGATATTTCTGATTTATCAGTGTTTCCATTTATTTCAACAATCTCCTTTTGAAGTCTCCAAGTTATTTTTGGAACAACTCTACCTTGAGGGTATGTAGATTCTAGCTTACTAATTTCCATTATTTCACCATAATTTAATGGTTTTAATTTAATTGTAGAATTAGATTTTGGTAATATTGTTGTAAATGTACCATCCTCATTTGGTAACTGACCTTTAATAACATTCAATTCATCAAGTGCAACTTTTGCTTTGAATGGTTTTTTTGTTACCGGGTCAATTAAATTTAAATCCATTTCAGGCCCAAATGCAGTGTTTCTTAAAAACACCAATATTGACTCAACATCACCTTCAATCATATCTTCAATCCTAAGGTCTGGTTCGTAAATTTTATTTCTTAATAAATTTGTGGTAATATCTAATCCACCCGCCATTAAAATATTCTCATCAGATGCAGTTAAATAACCCACCTTAATTGATTTTTTTTTGTTTTTGTAAAAAACTCCACCTGATGGTAATGGTACCACATCGTGAGGTAAAGTAAAATTTTGTTGTGCGTAATCTGTTGTTTGATTTTCCATATAAAAAAATAACCGTAAAGTTTATGTCTTTACGGTTAAATATAATCAGTATTGATTTTTTATAAAGAGTATTAGTAAACTAAAACACATCTATCCATTCTTAATGACGCTGTAATATCTACAAGACCATCAGTGCTGTATCCTAATGAACCAAAATTCACACTTGTTAAGAATGTACCATATAAAATCCATTTCTCAACAACAACTCCTGTTGGGTCTAACAACTCAAGGTCAATATCTTTTTTATAACCTGCTGCATAACCCATACGACCTGTAACAGATTCAGCGTGTAAACGAACCCACTCCATAAGAGCTTGTGACGCAGAAGGTCCAATTGGGTCTCTAAATTTAACAGAAATTTCATCCCAATTAAATCTTCCCGCAACATAAGTTGAGGTATTTAAAAATTGAATCTCAGTTGAAGCAATTTTAATCGATGGTCTCGCAGCACTTTCTACAAACCATTCGTTAATTCCTAAGCTTGATGGAAACCTTAGTATGAATCGATTCTGTCTTTTCGGTTCGTAAGGAATCGGCATTTTCATCAATAAATCAGCCATATTATTTAAATTAGTTTTTCTTTGTTTATTATCATAAATATATCCAAAAGGAAAATATTTTTATTGACTTTCTGAATTTATTTTTATATATTTAAAATCCAGTCTAGTTTATTTAATTCTAGTTTATTTAACTAGTTTTTTTTAATTATTTATTTAATACTAGTTCTTAATAACTAGTTAATATTCTTTTTTTATTCCTCCTGCTGTTGAATAAGTTTTAACAATATTGTCCGGTTTGTCTTTGAAGTGTTTTTTCATAACCTCCACATTTCGGATGTCATCGTCAGAAAATCCAATTGTCGGTTTTGTAGGAATAAAATTATTACTCACCTCTTTTTTCAGATACACTTTTTTATCTAAATCATATGACATTTCTTTAATATATTCCACAAATTTCTCCATCGCACGAACTTTCGCCTCTTCAGGATTTGCGGCACCTTCAGGGTCATTATAAGAGACAGGATGATATCTATTCATATTTAGATAAGTTTTAATTAAATCATCATCACTCATGTCTTCATCATCATTAATATCTCGATACTTTCTTAAGTTTTTAACTAACTCATCTTTATCAATACCATTAAACCCTGATATGATGTAATTGTATACAGCCTCTTTTAATGTATTAGGATTATGACCTCTTGCGGTTATAATCGAAAATATTGAACCATTGTTAATAGCTTCTCTAAAATCATCAAAAGCCGGACCTAATTTAGCCCTCATAGCATCAATTAAAAAATCTTTATCACCGGGTGTTTGAAAATTTTTAAATGGTTCGTCACTATATCCTACAATAGTTTCACCTTTATAGTTAAATGGTTCACCACCTATTTGATGTCTATACTCAGCAAAATCATCGGTACTCATACCTATCTCATCACCATCTTCATTCTTAAGGATAATCTTAGTTGGCATATGAACAACATTATCGTCCCAATCAAAAGCATAATACTTCATATCGGGTGTTCCCATTTCATCTATTCCTTCATTTAATCTAATCTTTCTCATAATTGGCTAAAAAGTGGGGACGTATCCCCACTTATGGTTTTTATTAAATATTCTCGAACGAAGCTCCTGTAGGAGTAATGAAGAATTCAATATCAATGAACTCTAACGCTTTCGTTGGTTTCAAGTAAATTTTACCTGTTAATGTATTTCTATCTAAATCCTCAGGAGATGATGAAACCGTTACACGGAAATCGTATAAACCTCGGTCTCTTCTGATTGAGTCTAAGATTGGGTTAACACTATCTAAGAATTGTTGTCTAACAACTTGGTCGTTTTGTTCAAACAATAATCTTACCGCCACTGCTGATATTAACTTACGAGCTTGAAGTAATAATCTTCTTACGTTCAATCTATTAAGTGCTGTGTCAGCAATTTGTAATGTTTTATTACCCCAAATAACCGTACCTACATCAGAGAAAGTTGCGATAGGGTTAATTCTACCTTGGTAAAGTGTATCTCTATCTTCTTGAGTTAATTTAACTCTCGCTTTAACTGAATTTACAAGACCTCTTGTGTAACCCGCTGATGCGAACCATGGGAAAGCAATGTTATCTGTTAATGCTAAGTTTCTACAAACTTCACCTGTTGCAGGTAAATAAATTTGTGTATTGTTAACCGTGTCTCTTGTTAAAATCCAAGGATAGTAAGTCGCAGTATAGTTAGAGTCAATTCCTGTATTATCTAAGTTATCAACCGCCTCTTGAGAATAGATAACGTCTTGTGGATTTGTTGAATCCGGTGTATACATTCTATAATCAGGAGTTGTAGTAATATAAACAGAATCCGCTCTTTGGAATTGAACCATATCAATTGTTTCCTCAACTAAGTTTGAGTTATTAACATAATCAATACTTGCTGTTGCTAATACATTAATATTAGTCGCCTCAGGATTTGCAAATGTTAATATACCAAGTAAGTAAGCGTAATAGTCAGTGTTTGCAAAATCTTGAGTATTATTTTCAACTACAATACGTTTGAATAAACCTTCACCCGTTGCATTTGGATATCTTGTTGATACCGATGCTCCTGCTAAAAATCCTGATTGACCTAATTGGAATCTATCTTCATTTGTACGATATTCTCTATAAATGTCCCATCCATCAAACCCTCCAGCAAAACATAAAGTATACTTTCTTGAGAAAATAAAGTAATATGGATTCTCTTGAGTTTCAGGGTCTGTTCTAAAGTCAGCAACACCACATTCAAAAGCAGTTTGACCACTCGTGTCATAACTATTTGAAATTGTTACAACTGTTGCTCCGGAGTCCATATGGAAACCTTTACTTACATAGTTCCAAGCAGCACCTTCAACAGGTGTTATAGAGTTAACCCAAGATGCAGGATTTTGTCTTCCTTTATATGATAAGAATGATTCGTCAATACCATATTGTGTTGAGAAACCTAAATAAGTTCTTCTAACAATATCACCAGGAGATTCAACTAAATTTGAACTTCCACTAGCGTTTCCAAATGGTGGATTAGCAATTGTCTCACCCGGGAAGAAATATTTCGTTTTAAATACAGGGTATGGAGACGGGTTAGTAACCGAATCATATTCTCTTTGAATATATCCTTCAAAACCACAAGGTATCGCGTCAATTGGTGCTTCGTCCGCCATTTCAATCATCACATATTTCGATAATAATGCGTACTCCCCATTTGTTGAACCGATTTTCTTAGCGACAAAGTTGTTAGAGTTAGGGTCCAAGTTACAATTAGTAAATTTCTCAATAACAACTGGGTTTGAATCCGTATCAAAGAAATTTCTTACTAATACATCAAATGTCATGTTATTGAATGATAAGTTAGCTATCGACACTTTAACCTCAGTGTTCGCTGCGTCACCATCAGAGATTGAAACAAATTTGAATAATTTATAAACTTTATTACCTCTTAATTCTGATACTAAATAAGGTGTACTAGGTGATTGATATCTTTCAACACTATAAGCAATTGAATTTGATTGTTGACTTCTAGCCTCAGGTAATGCAATTAATTCAGGATTAATACCTTTAATATATCCTTGATTGTAAGCGTAAGCTAATGAGTTTGGATAAATTTCTTCAACAAATAAAGGAACTTCATTTCTTGATTTTCCAAAATTATCAACACCTAATACTTTTGTAATAAACTTAGATGAAGTTGCTGATAAGTTAGTTTCAAATGTGAAAGTATCACCATCTTTAGTAACACCTGATAAACCAAACGACGCAAATGGATTTTTATCAATATCAGCATATTGGTCAGTATTTAAAATTGTAACATTGTTTTCATTATTTACTTCATAGATTTGTCCGTGATTATCACTTGATGAACTATTAGTATATAATGAAATACCTCTTGAACGAAGTGTTGCAACAACCATATTATTAAATTCAGTGTAAGCAGTACCAATAAATGTATAATAATTACCTGAAATTGTACCCGAAAAAGTTTGTGAATTTCCTACTCCTGTTACTTCTAAAGCACTTATGTTATAATCAAATGAATAACCTGAATAAGAGTTACCAACATAATTGTTAAAGTTTGCATAAAACCATGGGTCATTTTCAGATGCAGATAAATCATTAGTTGCTAAGTTATTAGTATCAGAACCATATTCATTTATAACTGTTGTGTAGTTATCAGTGATATCATAATAATCTGTCTCAGGAATTGCTCCATAAATGAAAGCTGTTGTCGCAGTTAAAGTATTATTCCCAACCGCATTGTAAATGTTTGCGGTAAAATCATCATCAAGTGTAGATGTACTACCATCAGATAATCTATATTGAGTATCTAAATTTGCTTGAATCGCTAATGGGAACGAACCTGAAACGAAATCAACGGTACCACCACTAGTGGCTCCTGTAAAACTTCTATTCCAAGATGTAACACCTGTTGGACTTTGGATTATTGTTGTTGGGTCAACATTTGCAGTAACTCTAATACTCCAAGATGGACCCGCATCATATCCCGATAAACCTAAGATTCTTGTAACAAACAATTGATTTGATTGTTGTAAGTAAGATTTTGCGATATAAGCAGCCTCATATTTAGGGATTTGTGTGTTTACGAATTTTGTCGGTTCTGTTCCTCCGAAAAAGGCTTGGAATTCGTCGTAGTTTGTAATGAATACCGGTTCGAACGCTGGACCTCTTAAAGTTTCACCAACTAAACCTAGGGTTGTAACACCCACACTTTGTGCTACGAATGATAAGTCAGTTTCTGAAGTATAAACTCCTGGTGAAACGAAAACTTTTTGATTTGCTTGTGCTGTTGCCATTATTAAATTATTCTATTGCAGATTTATTTTATTGATAAATATTAGATAGAATGTGAAAAAACTTTACTTTTGAATATCTATTAATAAAGAGTATGAATAAATTCTACCTTTTTTCTACCTATGAAACAGACGAAAGAAATCAAGAATATTAAAATAGACCCCGCCATCCACGAGATACTAAAAAAGTATTGTGAAAAACGAGGTTTAAAGATGTACAAATTTTTAGAAAAATTAATTGTAGATACCTGTAAAGAAAAGAAAGATATATATGGGGAAAATTAAACAAGTAAGTTTTCGAACTGAATTGTTGACTCTAAAGTATCATCAGTTTTAACAACATCAATTCGTAAAATATCATTTGTTGTTATTTGAATATTTTGAACGTCGGTACCAAAATAATCACCATTAATATAGACATCATACGAATCTACATTAACCCAATTTGAAAATGAAAGATTTGCGGTATAAGCAACCACATCACTTAAACTATCATTACCCACAACAAATAAATAATTTTCTAAAAATTCATTCGGGTTCTTTGGGTATTTTTCTCTTTTGGTATTACCTGTTCCTGTTAATTCCATAAGTTGAGTAACCCTTGCAATTGCCGGTTTAACTTCAAACTCTTCTTCATCTATTAAATAACCTAACATGGTGAAGTCATAACTTTGAACATAATACTTTCTTGAATCCAAACTCATTTGTGATTCATCAGAAACATTACTCATTACGATTGGAACATACTGACCTTTAATAAATGTGTAAGCTTGTCTTGATGAAAACTTTTGCATAATCACTTTATTCAACTGATTAAGTTCTCTCATACGATTACAAATAATCTTCACACTATAATTGATATCTACGGGAACCGGTTGAGGTATTGTGTAAATATCCATCCCCTGTTCGTTTCCATTCCAAGTTGGAACAGACGCGTAGTAGAATTGTTTTCTATCAGGGATTGTATATTGTAATGATGGATTGGTACCAAACTTAACTTCAGGACTTCTAACTACCGTGATAAAAGGCGGGGATGGGTTATAATCTAAATCAACAAATAAGGCAGTCTCAACATATTGAGTCCAGTTTTGTGTTGTAATTATAATATCCACCATTGGAACCACTTTTCCTGCGGTAATAACCTCTAAATCGTTTTTAACAAAATCCAACATTCCTCTATCCAAATCGGCATGTAATACCGACTTAGGTAAATAAGTTCCGTCTTTGTTGATATACTCCAACAATTGTTCCCTACGAGCAGACAATGTCTTCTGTGGTACTAATGGTAATGTTGGTATTACTTTCTTTGGTAATGGCATTTTTTATTTTTTTTTTAATTATTCTCCTAAATCCCACATTCCGCCACCCATGTCGTTACCTCTTTGTTTAATGTTTTCAGGTATAACTACATTTTTACTATTTTTAAGATTAAGAAATATTATCGTTGGTAAATTGGCAATACATTCAGGAATGGATGTTAATCTTTCATTGTTAATTAAAGATAAAAATCTTAATTTTGGTAAAGTACAAACACTATCAGGTATAGAACTTATACAATTATCTAACATAATCATATCCAAATCTTTAAACCTTCCAATGTCTTGAGGGATTGTGATATTAACCACGTTCTGTGTTTTATTTTGAATTTGGAATTCTGTAATAGTTTTAGGTATATTTGAAAATAAATCCTCTAACCCATACAATCTAATAAATTTAGCTGCAGAACCTCTCTCAAAATCATCAATTATTAATCTATCACCATTAGAAGTTAATGAATTTGCAAATTTTGGTTTTAACTCTTCTTTAAGTTTTTTCAACATAGGAGTTTCTAATAATGAAATTTCTTCATTCGTTAAACTACTAATGTCCTTATTTTTAATTACATCAATTTTTTTACTAATATAATATTTTAACACTTCAGGTTCGGAAGATTTAATCATTGGAGAAGTTAAGTTCATTCCTAACGCAATGTATTTTTTCTTTAAGTCCGGAGTTAAATTAGAATATTGAATATCGTTTAAATTTGGGCTATTATACTCTAACCACATTTCTACTTGTTGTGGGTTTTCAAAAGACTCCATTGGATTATCACCAACCCTTACATTTTTAACTGTATTAATCAATTCTCTTTCCTGTTGAGTTAAAGGTTCCGGTACAAAAATATTTTCTAACCCTTTAAGTTTTGGCACTTTTGAAACAATCTCATCCCAAGGTAAATTAGTACTACCTCCATATTTTCCCGAGTTAGATTTATCTGCCATTGATTTTCTTCCATTAGGGTCAACAAGAATTACGGTTGCAAAGTTTAAATCATCAAAACTTTTGTCTTCATCAATTACATAATAAAGAGTTCTTTCACTACCTAATCTATAATTGTAATACATATTACCACTACCTTCACGACTAGTACACCAACCTCTACCATTTTTTAAACGAATACATTGGTCTTTTGTTTTTGGTGCAAATATTTTCAAATTGTTTTGGTCATATTTCAAATCAATGTCACCGACCTCTTCTTTGCTTTTGTCGGTAGCGTCTTTTTTTCCTTCTAACCCATCCAACAAATGTTCCAACTCATCAAAAGACATTTTATCAATACCTTTTGTTTCAAATGGAATTAAATCAAAATTCTCATTATATGTGTCAAGATAAAAAACAATTTGGTCTTTTGTTAAATTTGGATTCTCTTCAGAAAATTTTTCAATCATCTTATTAGTTAATATTTGAGAATACGCTTTGTCAATTAGTTTAACTACTTGTAAAAATTTTAGTTTGGTTATATCTTGAAACTCTTTTGGAAGTTCTGATTGGATTTCCAAAAACTTTTTAATGTATTTTTTTAATACATTATTTTCAATTCCTTTTTCTTTTTTCTTAAATTGTTTAAAAATGTCAGAAATTAGTTTGGCATTTTGTTTTGAATCCACTAATGATTTTAACTCATTATATGAATATTTTGTAATATCTCTCTTATCAGAAGACAAACTATCTTTGTATCGGTCAAATAAATCAATATATGATACTATAACTTCACGGCTATCAGAAGTATCATCTTTAAATTTTGAATATAATTGGTTCTTAACTTTTTCAGAAACCTCATTCAATATATTTTGATTAAGGAATTTTAATAATCTCATTTTTTTTAACTTATTATAAATAATTTATTCTTTAAATTAATCATATCGACCTCATTTGCTCGATATACTGGCTCTTCAGTACCCTTCATTACATAAGTATTATATTTGTAAGGGTTGTATGTAACAATATTATTATTCGGTTCATCCGGTAGGTTTTCACATGGGTATTTACAATAATCCACTAAAGTACCAATCACAAACGAATGAACATTTTTTCTTTTTTCTTTAATAACTTTTTCTCTACCACCTTGTCTTACCCTAAATTCAACATCTGTTAATTTAACATAGTCAGCATGAGTTATAACCCTACCATCATAAGTAACTGAAAAAGTATGCTTATGTAGATTATAATACACCATAACTCTATCACCTATATGTTTTTTTTCTTCATTATCATGACCACATTTATGACAAATATAAGGGTCGTCACCACCATCAGCTAAATCCCATGACCAACCACACTCGTCACAAATTACTTTATCTTTTGTGACAATTTCAAATATTCTTCTTAATTGAGATTCTTTAACTAATACTTTCATTATTAATAATGTGTTGATACCGATTTAACCGGTAATTTAAAATTATCTTGAACCCATTTTTTCATAGGTTCGACCCAATGGTCATCAAACATAGTGTCTAAATGTTCACCATATTTACCCATAACTTCTAAAATAGGTGCTTGATTTCTAAACGATTTAGTTGATGGACTATTTTCATAATAATCCACATCAAAATAATAAAAAACTATGTCAGTATCATCTTCCCCATTCCACTCTCCTTTAAAGAACATTAAAAAGTTTTCATCATCCTTATCTATATCCTCATAACCATCTTCATCAGTACCAACTCCATAAACCCAATCAATTTCGTTTGGGTTTAGATAACTATCAAGATACTGATAGATAGCATTAAATAATCTACTCTCTGTTATTACGTATTCCATTAATCAGCAACAATTGTTTTAACAGGTAATTCAAATTTATTTTCAAACCATTTTTTAAAAGGGTCTTTCCAATATTCACCAAACATTGTTTCTAATTTTCCATAATCATTAACAATTAAAATTGGTGTTTGATTTATAAAAGATTGTCTTGAAGGTTCATCTGAATAATATTCCTTTACAATATAAATAAATAACATCCCATTTTCATCATAATCACCATCATATTCTGTATTGAAAAACTCCGTAATATATGGATTTTCTTTGTCATCATGTTCATCATCATTCCAAGTGGTTGGATTAAAAAAATCAATTTTAGTCAAATCATAAGACCCATTAATATACTGATAGATGGCATTAAATAATTTACTCTCTTTTATTACGTATTCCATTATATTCCTCTAAATTCGTTTTCACTTACATAAGTTGCAACAACACTTCTGTAGAATGGTTTGTATCCTCCATATGTATGTTTATTATCTGACCTAACATATCCATCATCACTTACAACATAATATCTAACTCTATCTTCAGTTTCATAATACCCAAGATAATCCCCTTGGAATATCTCAACACCCATATCGTCAAGAGTTTTTTGATACAATGAAAATTTCATATTACCAGGTTCTTGTAATTCAACTCGTGAATTTCCATAATTCTTAGAGGTTGGTGCCATAACTTGAACTAATCCTTGTAATTCAACAGGTGCCATAAATTGAATACCATCTTCCGTTACCTCACCATAAACATCATCCGTTTTGGTTTTATATCTATCAATACGGTAAAGAATTACGGTAAAGTTCATATCTCCCAATAACCATTCTTCACCCATACCAATATCCAAAGCATAATCTTCAGCACCAAAGAATTTACCTAGTCTTGTTATTGGAACTAATTTTTGCATATTAATAATGTTTTTGTTGTGTTATTTTCATATATTGATAAATACTCGGTTATTAACTATATTTAAAGAAATATGAAAATCAGTCCTCCAACTAAAATATATTTAAAAGACAGTCCCTTACATAATTTAGGGGTTTTTTCTTCACAAACCATAAAAAAAGGTGAAGTAATAGATGTATGCCCTTTTCTTTCTTTTCCTCAAAATTCTAAGGAAAAAATACCGGTTTTTTCAAATTATTCATTTTGCTATCCTCGTTCTGAAAATTGGGATGAACATGCGTTGGTGTTGGGTTATGGTTCATATTACAATCACTCTGAAACACCAAATGTTGATTGGTACACAAATAATGAAGAACGAACATTTGTATATTTTGCATTAAGAGATATTAATGAAGAGGAAGAATTGTTAATAAACTATGGTAATGGTAGTGTGTTTGAATAATGGAAAATACTAGTATAGAGTCAAAGGCGTTATCCCTATTGGAAACTTATGAAGGGGGTAATAATTATTTAATTGAATTAAAACGTAAATCTCAATTAAACAGAAAGTTTTATCCAACAAGGAGTCAATCAGAATATATTGTTAATAATCATGACAAACAACCCAAAGTTGCAAAAAAATGGGTAATACTTGATGCCTACTTTGCTCAAAAACTCGCCGACGATAAACTATACACGGAAATACCACAAAAAGTTTGGGTAGAAAAACTATTATGTGATAAAGAAAAGGCGTATCATATTTGGGGTAAAGTATTTGAGAATGAGGAATTCCACCACTTTTGGTTACCAAAAGCCGCAATCATTAAAGATAATTCGGTTAAAGATGTTGTAATAGATTATTCAAAATATTCTAATCGTCCACCTCTTGAACATCAAAAAGAGGCAATCCAAAAATTAGTTGAGAATAAAAAGTTTATCCTTGCCGATGATATGGGTCTTGGTAAAACCACATCAACTATTATAGCCGCGTTAGAAACCGGAGCAAAGAAAATTTTAATAATTTGTCCGGCAACTTTAAAAATTAACTGGAAACGAGAAATAGAAAATTATTCAGACCGAAGTATATTCATATCTGAAGGAAAACAATTTAGTACAGAAGATGATTTTGTTATTGTTAATTACGATATTATTAAAAATTTTCACGACCCTAAGAAAAAAGATGAGTCGTTAATTTTAATGTCCAAATTCGATTTAATTATTATTGATGAGGCACACTATATCAAAAATGCCCAAGCTCAAAGAACAAAACTTATTAACGACATCACCAAGAGTGTTGATAGATTATGGTTGTTAACCGGTACACCAATGACATCCCGTCCAATCGATTATTTTAATTTACTTAGTTTAATTGATTCACCTGTTGCCAAGAATTGGATGGCATATGTTATTCGTTATTGTGCCGGTTTTCAATTTAAAGTTGGTCCAAGAAAAATTTGGAACGTTCAAGGAGCATCAAACCTTGAAGAATTGAGAGATAGAACCGTAGGTCTAACCTTAAGAAGGTTAAAAGAAAATGTATTAGATTTACCCGACAAAATTATTACACCAGTATATTTGAGATTAAAATCAAAAGTATACGAGGAAGTAATGGGTGACTACTATAATTGGTATGAAAAAAATCCGGAAGAATCAAAATCTTTAACGGTACAATTTACCAAACTGACCAAAGTTCGTCAAATTATTGCCGATGAAAAAATTGCACAAACTATCGAGATAGCTGAGAACATTATAGAACAAGATAAAAAAGTTATTATATTCTGTAATTTTACTGATTCATTAAATAAAATAACAGAACATTTTGGGAAAGCTGCGGTTAAACTTGATGGGTCAATGTCAAAGGTTGAAAGACAATTTAGTGTGGACCAATTTCAAGAAAACGAAAAAGTAAAAGTATTTGTTGGTAATATTAAAGCCGCTGGTGTTGGTATTACTTTAACATCCGCCGAAGCTGTTATCTTTAATGATTTATCATTTTTACCATCTGACCACGCACAAGCGGAAGACCGAGCATATCGTTATGGTCAAAAAAATAATGTATTAGTTTATTACCCAATTTTTGAAAATACTATTGAGGGTATTATTTACGACATACTACATAATAAAAAACAAGTGATAGCCACCGTCATGGGAGATAATCAAAATACAGCTGATGCCGCGGAAGAAATATTAAAGAGAATTAATGAAATGCGTCGTTAAACTATTTTTTGATTATTTATATGTAATGGTTAATCCAAACATATGAAAAAAATAGAACAAAAAATTCAACAATTAGAAACAACAATCCTTGGGAACCACGTACTTAAGGAAAAAAATCTGTTGATTACAGAAATGAAGAAAATAGGGATTGAAAAATTACCTTACTCTTACTCAGCCTTGAAACAATTCATTGACCCCGAAACAATGGAATTTCACTACAACAAACATTACAAGGGATACGTGGATAAATTGAATGACGCTCTTTCAAAGAAAAAATACGGGGATTTAGAACTAATTCAAATAATTAAAACAATTAGTCGATTTGATAAAACAATTCGAAATAATGCCGGAGGTGCATTTAACCACGCATTGTTTTGGAATATGTTATCACCAACACCCACAAAACTTAAAGGGGAACTTTTAAATAAAATTACCAAACAATATGGTAGTTTTCCTACCTTTAAAAAAGAATTTGAAAAAATTGCAAAAGAACGATTTGGTTCGGGTTGGGTATGGTTAGTTTTAACATCAAGAAATACTTTAAAAATTATGTCTACCCCAAACCAAGATAACCCACTAATGAATGTTATCGAAGGTGGTGGATTCCCACTATTAGGATTAGATTTATGGGAACACGCTTACTATCTAAAGTATAGGAATAAGAGAGATGAGTATATCTCAAACTTTTGGAAAGTTGTGAATTGGAATTTTGTTTCCAAATTATATGAAATGAAAACTGAAACAAAACTTTTAGAGTCCACAAAAATGAGACTAATATTAAGTGAAGGTAAATCAGAAATGTGTTCATCATCTGAAAACGAATTTTATAGAACTTTATTTAACACTAACGAAGATGTTAAATGGATTTATATGCATGGTATTGATAGGATTTTGAAAGAAGTTTTTTCCGAAAATTATATTCAAAATCCAAGTAATAACCAAATGTCAGGTGTCTATGACTTAGAAGGACCAGGTCGGTCAATAATTAATAAATTAAATACGAATTACACAACATTCTGTATTTTATTAAATGATTTAAATCAAGTTATTACAAAATTAACAAAAGAACCACCAATTAATTTTAGAAATAAAAATATTGAAGAACAAAAAAAAGAAGCTACAAGATTTGTTTCAGCAATTAACTATTATAAATTTAAAATATTTAATCGAGAGAGTTCAACATTTCAAAACTTGTTAAAGGTCTTAATTGTTAAGGATGCTGCGGGTTCAAAACGTGAAGAGATAACAGCTTCAATATTAAGAAGATATTTTGGTAAAGGTGTTAAAGTTGAAATTGTTGGTGAACTTGGAAGTAAAAGAGATGGAATTGGTGGAATTGATTTAGAGATAACCAAAGATGGTGTAACTAAAACCGCTCAAGTTAAACCTTTCCGAGAAAAAAAGATAACAGATGAGGGTATTTTACTTGAGGGAACCGCAAGTGTTAAAATGTATAAAACGGATTTAATGATTTTTCAAAAAGGTAAAAATGTTTTAGTTTTTGATAAAAAACCTGTAATTGTTAATGGTAACTTTTTATTTCCATTAGATTCTTTATTATATGATATACAATAATATTTAACAATATATTTATAGTTATGGCAGTTATACCGGAACCAGAAAGAAGTAAAATTTATACTAGAGTCAAACATCAATTAGGTGCACCACTTAGAAGTGTTGAACTTGAGGATGAAATGATGGACTCGTTAATGGAATTATCTATAGGTGACTATGAAGAATATGTTCTTCAATGGTTAATAGATAGTCAATGGGTTAATTTAGTTAACCTAAACATGAATGAGAAATCAGTTGCAAAAGCTTTGATTACTCGAACCATGGATTTTGAACAACAGTTTAGTTATTCGTATTCTAAAATCGTCGGTCTTCAAACTGAAGGTCCTTGGGTGTTAAAGAAAGATTATTTTATTCTTGAGAAGAATGTCCAAACATATGAAATTCCCGCAGGTAGAGAAGTTAACGAACTTTTATGGTTTAGTGACCGTCCATATAATCTTGGATTAGGTGGTATGGCAGGTCCTTTTGGTGGTGTTGGACTTGGTGCTAGTGAAGCAGGTTTTGCTCAAATGGGTAATCAGGGGTCTTACTTTATGATGTCAGGATTCGATTACTTAATCAGAGCACAAGAATCAAATATTCTTAACAGAATTTTAGGTGGCTCTTTAACATATAGAATAACAGGTTTACCTGATGGTAAGAAAAACATTCACTTATACAATACACCGGGAGGAAGATTCAACTGGTCAAGTTATGGACAATATGTTGGTAAAGCAGTTTGGTATTGGTATTATGATGTAACACCTGACAATAGAGCGGATTGTTTAAAAAATAATCCTGATGTAATTAAATTACCAACAGATGTACCACTTGAAGAATTAAGTTGGGAAGACCTAAACGTTCCGGGACAACAATGGGTTAGAAGATGGTTTACGGCATATTGTAAAGAAACTTTAGCAAGAGTTAGAGGAAAATATAGTGGAAATCTTAAAACACCTGATAGTGAATTAACGATGGATTACCAATCTTTATCAACTGAGGCAAAGGATGAAAAAACAAAATTACTTGAAGAACTTACAGGTGCCGAAGGATGGTTAACAAGATTAAGACCTGAAAAAGTAATGGAACGAGAAGCGTTAATCGCAGAAAACTTAAACAAACAAATGAAATTTAGAGCAATGCCTCGACAAATTTACGTAATATAATATGGCAATAGTAAAATCAATACCATCAAGAAAAATAATAAATGGACTAACCATAGATACTTCAGAAATTTCAGTAGTTTCTGAGTTAGACTACAGGACTACAGGAGAAAGTTGTGTTATCGTACGAGGAGTCGCACAATCAGTAATTATATTAGATTCAAAAACAACTGACCATGTGGTAGTAAAATCGATGACAAATCTAACAATTAAACCAGATATCGGTAAAATAGATGAAGAATATGATGAAATAGTTGCCGACAAATTTGCATGTATTGAATTTAGATATGTCGCAGGTAATTGGTATATATTATCTTCAGATGGATTAAAACAATCTTAAAAAACAAAAGTGGTCCTAAGACCACTTTTTTTATACCATCACTTTTAATTTTTCCTCCCAACCTTCTTCGGCTAAGTCGTACATATAATCAGGAGATAATCCTCGTTTTTCCCAATATTTTAATTCTTGTTCTGTAACGTCAAGAACATCTTCTTGTAATCTGTCTTGAGACCCTTCGTCTAATGGATGTCCATTTATTAATTCACATTGTGATTTAGTAAAGATACCTCTCTTTTCAGGGTCATTAACTAATAAGTTATTTCTAACTTCATCTTGGAAAACGACCATTAAGGGTTGTAATTTCTTATTAAACGTGGTTACCGCTCTTGCAACATTATAATCACCTTTCAAATCAGGATTATCATCCAAGATATTTTTATCCAACATATAACAATTTAATTGAATCCCCTCTCCTTTTTTCTGAACATCACCATGAGATGCTCTAAGACCATTATTCACATACATAATGACATCCCCCAAATTAACTTTTAAATTTTCTTGTAATGCTAATTCCATGTGAGCCATCCTTGACATACTATTACCAGCTTTAGTTTTAGTTGACAATCGTTTCTTATAATCTTCTAATGATAATTTGACCCTCGCTCTCTGAGCAATCTTACTTAAAGAAATCTCTTTATCATAAATCTTTTGTAAGTATTCATAATAATATTCAACAAACGCCTGCCCATCACCCTGAAGTAATAACTTAATTCCTTTATCCAAAAACTCCTCAATATACAACGGAAGTTTTTTAGACTTAATACTATTACCGGTTAATTTAATTTTACCTTTAGAATCCATAACCGCATAGTTTTTACGAGCTAAGTTAATGGTTGACGGCCAAACACCATCAGTATCAAGTGCCATCTCACCTCTCATAAAGACATCGTTATATTCCGCAACATCCGCCTCAGGTCCATAATATTCTTTACCCTCTTTAACTTTCCAATTCAAACCACGACCAACATAAACTCGGTCATTCGCTTCATCCGGAGTAGAGAAATTGACACCGTCAGTATCCATAACCAAAGGAACATATCCTTTACTCATAAAAAACTTAATCATCTGACGAAGATATTGTCTACCGGTACAGGTAATCTGTTCTCCCATATACATATCACCCCAAGCATAAACCTGAGGAGCGGATAACGCACCGAACATCGAGTTAATGAAAATCTTAATTGGTAATTGTTTATTACCATATGATTCTGATTTTGCTCTGTCCGTTTCGTAAAACTCCTCAGCCAATTGTTTGTATTTGATACGGGTATTACGGAAATAGGTTAACATACCTTTCATTGCCCCTGTAACATCACAATCAGGAAATACATCGTGTACCAACTGAATTGAAGGGTATAGGGAACTAAAGTCAAGTTTTAGTACATTCTTACTATAACCAACTTTTAAGAGTCTTGAAAGACCTCCTACGAAGTCAGTCTTTGCCTCTTTAGCAGGAATTGCAATCCCATGTTTATAAGACCAAGCTAACATTAACATTTTCCATAATGTTGCGGTACCCATTGTTGAAACTCTTTCATATGTTGTTGGAATCATTGCCGCCAACAAGAATGAACCTTGGTTGAACTCTTGGTCAACTTTAAGAGTTTCATCTAAGTCATCGTCAAGATACTTTTCAACTAACTTATCTCCCTGAATTTTTTCATAGATGTCAGTACGTCTTGAACAAATACCATCAATCTTTTCATCAACACCAACTTTCTTGTAGTTACCATTAGTTGTGTTTAACCAAAAATCATCTTTATCCGCGTAGAACGGACCAATATCCAAGTGGTCAATATAAACACGACTCGGGGATTCGGCATTAATGTACTTGGTAATGTATTTCAAACCCGCCGCTTTAATACTTGAGTTGATTGCTTGAGCTCTACGAACAGCATGGATAATGTCAATTACATTATATCCCCAAATAGAAGTTTGAGTATAAGTCTCAACCTCATTTGCCAATTTTAACATACCATCTTTACGAGTATATGAATGATTAGGGTTTAATGATTTACAAACTTTCTTTAAATCAATCCCTAATATCTTACTTCTTTCAAATATCCAATGCCAGTCAAAGTTTGCTGAGTTATACCCACCAATAATAGATGGTTTAAGTTCGTTGATTACTTTGAAGAATTCAATGATTGCCCCCTTTTCTTCATTCTCATCAGTACATTCGATTACTCTATGGTAACCTTTATTGGTTTTAATTCCAATCATGAAGATACGACCGTCCTTTGGTTCAAGTGCGGTCGTCTCCAAGTCATATACCATTCGAGTAACCTCGTTATAGTTTTCAAACCCCTTAAATAATCTCTTTTCTTTGGATACAAGGTATTGTTCCACCGGAGATAGAAGTGTTATCTTATCCTTAGCTTTGTCACCCCATGGGTCACATCCACCATCTCTAAAGAATTGGATAAGTTCTCGGTACCCTTTCATTGATTTAACCATAAAGGTTAAACCTTTTTCAAGACGTTCGTTCCCGTGAGTTTCCAATTTCTCAATTAGAATCCCATACTTGGTCATCGCCTCTTTCTGAGCGGCTTTCGAGTCGTTATAAAATTTTAGATTTTTTAAATCACCTACCCAAGCGAACGGGGTAAAAGTGTCTTTACGGATTTCTTTCCCTTTTCCGGGAATCTCCTTAATTTTGTAGATACAGTTGTCTCGGTAATCATACTCGATGGCAACTATAAATTCTTCCGGGTCATTCCCATGTAGGAACGCCTCAATTTCTTCACTGTTAATCATATATTATCTACGAGTGGTTTATTGGCAATCACTTAGTTGTGAAGTTTACCTTTCTCATCGTAAATAAATATAATTAAAATTTATTAAGAATCAAATTAACAACATGCAGTTTCAGAAATAAAACTTGGTTGAACATTAATATATAATTCTTCTCTAATTGGAAGAATTAAATTACCCTCATCATTCTTAATTAAGAATTGTCCTTCATATCTTCCCGGAGTGTTAGTATCTCGGGAGGTAAATTTAAAATAGATATAATATTCAGGTTCGGCACCGTCAGGTAAGATTAAATTAACAATTTGAGCAGGAGCGGATACTATTTTAGGAATACCCGTCTCCACGTCAATCATTGTAAAAAATATTGTAGATACCTCTAAATCACGCATTAGTTGTTGGTAACCGGCTCTCCCGTCTTTAACAACTTGCATTTTCAATACAGGTAATGTTGCGTTTTGTTTGATATAAAATTCCATAACTATAAATATATAGTTATGACTCTTTTCTCAAATCTCTATCATAATGCTCGAATCTATCGTGTTCGGTTGGTGTTAAAAGTAATAATCCTGATGACAATTCACCTTTTTTAGTTAATTGATACATATGACTCATCCATGTTTGTTCAAATGGATGTGCCCATGTGGTATCTAAAAACATTTTTTTATTTCCGGGTCTACTAACAATTTGAGGCCAATTACAATAATAAACTTCACCACTAACGTAAGGTAAACCTTTATAAGATACTACTTTATTGTAAACAGTTTTTGGTGCGTTAGGGTCTAACCCCATTTCAGGTAATCTTGGTTTTTCAGGCCAAAATTCTTCTCTTACCGATTGAGGTACATTATACCAAGACCATTGAGTTCCATTATCACCATAAAATTCAGAATAATTTAATTTGATAAAATCAAAATCTTCTGTTTTAATTATCTCCAATGATTTTGAATATAAATTTGGTACATATCGATTAAATCCATTTCGACACACAATACCTTCATTTGGGAAGAAAAACATATCATCTTCAAAAAATAAATAATAATCTAAATCGGTGTCATTAAAATGTTCCGCAATAAATTGCCTTCCACCGCAAATTCCTAAATTATCTTTTTTAATGTGAGTGAAATTATATTCATTACATAATTTAGAATATTCATCATAAGTTGAATCATCTGTTGAATTATCTAATAAAAATTTAGTAGTTTTTAGTAAATAATCTTGGTCATAAGCCATCATTGAATCAATTAATGTTTTAAATTGTTTTGGACTATTGAAAGTTAAAACATATAAACCTACTTTATTTATGTCCAAATTATTTTCAACACTAACTTTCGATTCATTCTTTGGGACTAAGGTATCATTTTTTAAATCTTCAAAAAACTTACCAACTAACCCATTAGAATCAATTTCAAAATAATTAATCAAATCTGAGTGTTTGTGAGCCATTACGCTGAAGATAGATTCTTCAGTTCCCATATAACCGTCCGATAATGTGGATTTTAATAATCCATAATAAACACCATTAATATCGGTTATTGTGTTTTTAGGACCCCCAAAAAACCCACCTCTTGAAACTTTAGTAACTTTATCTCCGGCTAATGAATTTAATTTATTATACTCAAAACCATGTATTTCACTTTCAGCACCATAAGGGAAACTTATAAATGAAAATTTTGAAATATATTTAGAAAGTTTATCAAGAACTTTATCATGAGTAAAATAACCCGGATGAACTGTGTTGGTTAAACCCCCATCAATCCAAAACATATATTCTGAATCAAATTTATCAAATATTTTTGCGTCGTGTAAAAGAAAAACTTTTGACATTACCAATGGATTATAGTTTTCTAATCTAGCCTGAGTAGAATCTTTTAACCACCCAACTTGATTGTACCAGTCAGGGTTTGTTCTAATATTTTGAATTAATGGAAAAAATTCAGAATCGGTAAACCATTTTAAAGGTCTTTCAATAAATTGAGTATTTGATTCATTTCTTTTTTTAAAAACAAAATCTTTAAGTTCTGCGTCTCCAAAAATTATCATATTTTCTTGAACATCTAAAAGTTGTTCAAATTTATCTAAATAATGTTGGTATGACCTTGACCATCCTTCGGTTAAACCTTCCCTACCAATATCCCATATTCCTGTTACTAACGTTATATTATTCATCAATTATGTTATTTAATTTTTCAAAAATTTTATAAAAATATATCTCATTATCAAAGTTATATTTTGCCATATCACTATCCTCATGGTGCCACGTAGTGAATATTAATTTATTAAAGTTATTTTTATTTCTTTGATATATTATTGTATATAAAGCCTCTTCCATATCTAAAGCATTATATTCAATCATTTCTTTTAAAACATCATCATACATTAAACAAAAATCATTAACAAGTTCTTTTTTACCACCAAACATACCTCCGACAATATGACAATTTTCAACAACATCTATGTTATGATAAAATTTTTCATTTGCTCTTCTTTCTAATAAGTGTTTTGATTGGTCTCCATATAATATTGTAACTTTATCTTCAACCTTATTCAAGTTTTCAACCATTGTTGGGTTAAATAAAGTACATGAAAAGAAATCGTAGAAAGAATCACCACTTCTATATCTTCTTGGAAATAACCCACCATGAGATAATCCACAATCAATCCAATAATAAAAATCATAATCTTCAGACATATGATTTTTAATCCATGAAGTCTTATTATGCATTATTTCATGACATCTATCGTTTTTATTTCCATTCAACATTTTTTGAAAATATTCATGGTTTGGATGTGAAAATAAATCATAAACAATTAACCTAACATTTGATTTATACTTAGTAAAATCAATATGTTTTTCAAGTTCGTTCTTATCCTCTTCTGAGGTATAAATTACAAAATCAGATTCTAAATTAAGTAAAGTTTTTAGTGAATTTATGTAATGATGTATTCTACCAACACGACCTCCTAAAATCGTATTATCTAACCCGTTATAAAAACAAGTTATAAATAATGTTTTGTTTTCCATTTTAATGTTTTAAAAAAATATATAATTTTGAGGTTTTCCGAAATTATTTTCGTCCCACCATCCACCAACAAAATATTCATTGGTTTTTTCAATTGGAAAGGTTTTCAAATATGTTGAACAGTGAATTAAATAACTGTCATTAAATAAAGGTACTAATTTTTCTCTTAAAAATTTTTGGTCTGAATCGTAGTAATGACCTTTCCAATCTTTACTTAATTCATTCATTTTAACTCTATTATTTTTTTTAATTCCCCACATACCACCCATAATATTATTATGACTAGGATTGTCCCTAATTGAATGTAATAAGTAATTAGATTCCATAAAAATGTCCACACAATGTTTTTCTCTATATGATAATCTAGCATCGGCATCCCTTGATATCATTACTTCAACATCGTCATCATCAATTGCCAAAAATCTCCACATCATAGGAAAAATGTATTCTTCCCCTTCGTCCATTAAACATAATTCAACATTGGGATAAGTTTTTAATTGTTCTACAATCTCCGATGGGACTGATTTACCATAATAAATTCTACATATCCAATCCGGAAAAATAACCTGAGCAATCTCAACATTACTTATCATCCCATAAGAATATTTTATTTGTGCTCCATATAAAGAAAATGATATTATTTTTTTCATCATGATAAATTCATAAAAGGTCCGTAATTTTGAATAAACAAATTATTTTTATATGGGTTAACAATCCCAAATTTATTATTTAACACACCATAAACAATAAAATTACTAATCCAATCATAATTTGTGAATATATTAATTTTTTCCGACATAGAAATTAGGCAAAATTCTATTAAACAAAAATTCCAATACTCTTCATCACTATAATCTCTTCTTGTTGTTTTTAAGATGTCATCATCATATAAGAAAACATTATCAAAATGTTCTTTAATGTAACGTTTAACACTCATACTATTTGAACAAACAAAAACCATTTCATTATTATCACAAATATCTTTTATTTTGTTCATTGTATTTTCATTTATAGAAAATGCTGATTTTAATGTTTTGTGTCTTACTTGAAACTCTTCATCTTGTATTTCAGGATGTAATATTCTAACGTTGTATGCATCTCCAATGTCATCCCACTCCCTAAAATGAATAACACTAAAATTATTTAAACCATTTTCTATTTTAAATTTTTCGGTGTTTTTAATAATTTCTTCAGATAATTTTGGAAAATCACTTAAGTCTTCATAATTTAATAATCCAGGATGTGATAAATTAACAAAATATTGTTTATATTCATCATTAAATTCTTCAGGAACAAACATTTCCCAACAATGTACACCCGCAGGCCATTTTTCATGTGGATACTTTATTTTATAATTCTCAAAATCATTTAAAGTTTTTCCATTTTCAATTAAAAATATTTGGTCAAAATATTCATAATATTTAGATTCAAATAAATTTAAAAAATCTATCTTCCTTTTGGAATTAAAGTACAAATGAACGTCATGTCCTAATTCTTTAAGTTGTTTAGATAAAAAATATATTTCACAAAAATAAGTGTAAAAATCCCCAATACCTGAAGTAAAATTTATTTGTATATTAATAACCATTCTATAATTCTAATAAGTTTAATGTGTATTCTACACTACTTTCCGGAGACAAATATGTTTCATAGTACTTTCTAGCATTTTCTGAAATAAAATTTAAAAATTCTTTATCGTCTTTTACTTCTAAAAATCTTTTTGTTATCATGTCCGCATGGTGTTGTAATCCATTTCTATCTAAGTTCATCCAATCTTTCAAGTCATCCGGTCTTTCAACTGATATGTAATGATAATTTGGAATCAATGGTTCGTGAAATTCACTCGTAAACTCAAATCTAATTAATGGAATACCCATTGCCATACATTCTATATCCCGATAACAAATTTCACCCCTACCTGCAACTGAAAATGCTATCTCAAAATTTAACATTTCTTTAGCGTAACTTTCAAAACCTCCAATTGGAACACCTCCATAAAAAACATCAGAACTAAAATAATTAAGAATAGGTCTTGTTGATGTATCTCCTCTAAAATAAAACTTATCATTAGATATAACCATATTTTTTCTTAGATTATAATAATAGTCTAAATCATATTCATTTGACGGGAAATATATCCATGGGAAATATTTATGTCGATTTTCGGGTGAAACATGATGATAGACTTTTTCTCTAATAAATTGAGAAATAAATACCTTTTTAACATTGTCATACGATTGTAAGTTTAATGTCGCTGAAGTTAAATCATCGGCAACTCCAAATACATATGTTTCTCCTGTGTCATAATCTTCAATAATCATTTCACATTCATATGTTAATACATCAATATCATTTTCATTATGTTGCCACCCAAGTCTAACTAATTTTTGTCCGAGATGAGCATCTCTATAATATCTATCAGTTACAACATCATGTCTTTCCGATAATTTTTTAATAAAATTATCAAAAAATATATTATAATATCTATATTTTTTACTTTGATGGTTTGTTGGTTGATGAACAATTAATTTTCTACTCATTGATTTATTAACTAACTATATTATGGTGTAGTCTACCTGTTATTCTATCACACCACCCTTTTGATGTTGAAAATGGCCAAACAACCCAATGAGATGGTAACTCATCTGTTTGAAATTCTCTCCATACTTTACAATATTTGTCAGGGTCTCTCATAAATCCAGCAATTTCATTTTTGTCCGCATCTTTTCTATATAAAGTTTCATCCTTATCGTTGTGAAATGCAACCACCCAAAATTCATAATCATTTTCAGGTACTTGGTCATATCCAATATCAATACAATGTTTGAACATCATACAAAAACTATCTTTCCATTCTTGTTCTGTCTCAAAATTATATGGATTTGGTGGATAGTTTTTTTCCAAAGTATATTTGTCAATAGCCCTCTTTTCAAATAATAACCCCGAATATTTTTCATAATCTTTTAAAGTTCTAACAGGGCCAAATCCAAATGGGCCATCATGACCTTCTTGTTTTTCACCATCCATACCAAATAGTTTTCTATTTGTAAAATGAGAATGTTTGTTTTTCTCTCCCCACGATTTGTCATCATCCCATTGTTTAGTTCTACCTTTACGAGTATATTCATGATATACCACAGGAATTTGTGGGTGGAACAAATCGTAACCCCAAGTATATGCTCTTGCTGCAATTGAAATTTCTTCTCCATGGAAATAATATTCAGGGTTGTGTTGAACCTCTATTGAGAAAGCACCTAATGTGAAACAGAAGTGAGCAGAATAGAATCTTGCCGTTACCGGTTTTTTCATTTCTCTCCATCCCGGAATTGTTTCAGGTAAAAAGAATACCGCTCCTTCAGGGATAAATCTATCAAACACCATTCTCCAAGCTTCATTTACTCTACCCGCAGGGTCATTTTCAGGGTCAAAAGATGGTACATAACCGGTTAACAAAGGTTTCTCATATCCGTCTTTTTGAAGGCCTTTAATCATCTTAATTAAAATGTCGTCCCAATCTTTAACAAATCTCATATGAGAATCAATTTGAAGGGTGTATGTCTCACCACCATAAAGTTGTTGAGTTAAATTTCTTGCCCAACAAACACCTTTAGATTCATTGTAAGGTATATCTAAAATTTTAAATCTCTTATCTTTTCTGTATTCTTCTAATTTATCAAAACCATCATCTTCACTGAATTGTCTTGCAATTCCAAAATGAATGTTTTTAGGTTTCTTGGCATTTTCCAACATATTTTTAATTGTTGGTTCTAATTGTGGGTCTCGGTAAGAGGCGATTTGAACAAATATTTTCATAATATTACTTTTTGTCTTAAAAATAAAAAACCCTCGAGATAAGTCGAGGGTTTATTGAAATATATTTTATTTTTTTTATGCACATCCCGTTGGATTTACGGAGAAAACTACACCTAATCCACCTGTTACGTTAATAGTTTTAGTTCCGTCAGAATACCATCCATCAGGTACTGGATTAGTTGGAGGGATACCTGCGGTTAAGTATAATGTCTCACCCGTATTAGGGCCAGGTCCTCCTGCAACAGTTCCATAAATTGTTTGTGGTGTTGCAATACACGCCGCTCCTGACGTTGCTCCCGTTCCTAAACTATATGTATAATAAGCGAAAGTTGATGTAGGAGTTGGTGTTTGAGTAGATGTTTGTGTAGGAGTTTGTGTATTTGTTGGTGTAGGAGTTTGAGTTGATGTTTGTGTCGGTGTTGGAGTCAATGTTTGACATAATGAAAAACCTCCTGTTTGTGTACCATTATTTAATTGAACAACTATTTGAGAATTATTAAAGTATCCGGTCAAGTTTAATGTACTTGGACCAACAATTGTATTGTAGAATATAGTATTTTCATCAAATAAAGAATCTTCACCATAAATTGTTATTGATGGGAAATATAGTCCACATGCCTCGTCAGATGTTGTTCCTGAATAAACAGTAAATGCAAATCTATTACCTGTTGGTGTTGGAGTTTGTGTTGGTGTTCCTGTTTGAGTTGGAGTTTGAGTTGGAGTTGGAGTCTGAGTAGATGTTTGAGTAGGTGTTTGAGTAGATGTTTGTGTAGGCGTTTGTGTCTGAGTTTGTGTAGGTGTTGGAGTTAAGGTTTGACAAGCAACATAACCACCTGTTTCCACACCATTATTTAATTGAACAACAATTTGAGAATTATTGAAATATCCTGTTAAGTTTCCAACACTTGGTCCAACAATTGTATCATAAAGTATTGTATTATCATCAAAAACCTGTTCTTCACCATAAATTGTTATTGATGGGAAATATAATCCACATGCCTCGTCAGATGTTGTTCCTGAATAAACTGTAAACGCAAATCTATTAGCAGTTGGAGTTGGTGTTTGAGTTGGTGTTCCTGTTGGAGTGTTAGTTGGTGTTCCTGTTGGAGTTTCTGTATTTGTTGGAGTATTAGTTGGAGTTTCTGCCGGTGTTCCTGTATTTGTTGGTGTATTTGTTGGAGTACTAGTTGGCGTTGCCGTTGGTAATCCAATACAACCATTAGGGTCTGATTGTGTAATTTCACCTAAACCTCCTGATACAATAAACCAAGCAGTTCCATTAGAATAATATCCGTCAGAAACAGGATTAGTTAATGGGTTACCAGGTGTTTGATATAAGAATTCACCAACATTAGGACCCGGTCCGTCAACTACTTGACCATAAACAGTTTGAGGTGATGCTGCAAAATCATTACATGCATCACTTGCATTATTTCCAAAACCTAAACTATAAATAAAATATAAAAAAGTTGTGGTTGGAGTTTGAGTCTGAGTTGGTGTTGGAGTATTAGTTGGAGTTTCTGTATTTGTTGGTGTTGGAGTATTAGTTGGAGTTTCCGTATTTGTCGGAGTCTGAGTTTGAGTTTGGGTTGGAGTATTAGTTGGAGTTTCCGTATTTGTCGGAGTCTGAGTTTGTGTTTGAGTCTGAGTTTGTGTTTGAGTTTGAGTCTGAGTTTGAGTTGGTGTAGGCGTATTTGTGGCAGTATTACTTGGTGTTGGAGTTTGAGTGGTAGTTGGTGTATTGGTCTGAGTTGGTGTATTACTAGCCGTAACCGGAGGAAATGCGCCTTGGTTTACCAATACAACACTATTTCTAAATGAAGGTGCAATTGAATAAGTATTATTAAGTAACCAAATATTTTTAGTTTGATTTGGAATTAATTCAACTTGATATTGCCATAGAGAATCATCACATCTTCTATAGTTAAAGTTCACTATTGTAGAACCTGTATTTGTTAAAGTATATTTACTACATGCCATCTTATTTCTGTTTTATATATAAATACTATGATAGTATTGATTTTATGTTTTTATGTTAAAATAATTTTATGCACAACCCACACAACCACCATTAAATGTGTATGTACCCGAACTTGCAATAATATCTCTTCTACCTGAAAGAAGACTATCAACTATCCAATAAGTTCCATCAGGCAATACTGTTGTTGATGTTATTGTTGTTGCAGAACAAAAGTCATTATCTAAAATAACATTATTAAATGGATTAGTTGCACCACAATTAGGTAGTGTGTCATAGTAAAGAGTTAGAGGTGTTGTCTGTGTTGGTGTTGGACTTGAGGTTGGAGTTTGAGTAATTAAACCAGCACAACCTAATGGGTCTGATGAAGTAATTTGTCCAAAACCACCTGTAACTCGATACGATGAGGTTCCGTCAGAATAATATCCATCAGGCACTGCATCTGTAAGAGGTCTTCCTTCGGTTTCGTATAAATATTCACCCACGTTTGGACCTACACCACCTTCAATTGTTCCGTAGATTGTTTGTGGTATTGCATTACACGCATCATTAGAAGTTGCACCTGTCCCTAAACTATACGTATACCATGCAAATGTTGATGTAGGTGTAGAAGTTTGAGTAGGTGTTTGTGTATTTGTCGGTGTATTAGTTGGAGTATTAGTTGGAGTATTTGTTGGTGTACCTGTTTGAGTTTGAGTTTGAGTTTGAGTTGGTGTTTGAGTTGGTGTATTTGTTGGAGTATTTGTTGGGGTACCTGTTTGAGTTTGAGTTGGTGTATTTGTTGGTGTATTAGTTGGAGTTTCGGTGTTAGTTGGTGTGTTTGTTGGTGTTTCCGCAGGTGTTCCTGTATTAGTTGGTGTATTAGTTGGGGTTTCCGTATTTGTCGGTGTGTTAGTTGGAGTTTCTGTGTTAGTTGGTGTATTAGTTGGAGTTTCCGTATTTGTCGGTGTGTTAGTTGGAGTTTCTGTGTTAGTTGGTGTGTTAGTTGGAGTTTCCGTATTTGTCGGAGTATTAGTCGGTGTATTAGTTGGAGTTTCTGTATTAGTCGGTGTTGTTGTTGGCGTTGAACTTACAATAGGTGTTGATGTATTAGTAGGTGTATTAGTTGGCGTCTGTGTATTAGTTGATGTATTAGTTGGTGTTGGAGTAGGTGTTGTCACAACACTTAAACAAGTCGAACAATTATCATAATCTATCGATAATGATGATACATAATCAGAACCAGTTCCCGGGGCCTCAGTATTAACAATTTCATAACACCCATCTGATGTTTCTCCTGAGAATGTTAAATAATAATTTCCTCCAATTACAGGAAGAGATACACTATTAAAGTCAACATTTAAAGCCGTACCACCCAAACAAGGTGCAATAAGGTATGTTACCAAAATTTGAATTTGAGTTTGTGTTGGAGTTGGTGTTGGTGTTCCTGTATTTGTTGGAGTTGGTGTTGGAGTAACACTACATGGACCAACAAGAGTTAGTGTTGCACCACTTGTACATCCCGGTCCACATTCAGTACTTGCAAAATAAATAAAACTATCAGTTGCATACCACCCTTCAGGATTTCCTGTGTTAGGACCTGAAGCGTCTGACCATATTAACGTACTTGCACTAAATACGGGATTATTAGTCCATACAGTTGCATTAGCGGGACAATTACAAACATTGTCCACATCTGATTCATCATGACATATACTAAAGATATATCTAGCAATAGTTGTTGAAGTTGGAGTTTGAGTTGGAGTACTTGTATTTGTTGGAGTTTGAGTTGGAGTACTTGTATTTGTTGGAGTTTGAGTTGGAGTACTTGTATTTGTTGGAGTTTGAGTTGGAGTACTTGTATTTGTTGGAGTTATCGTAGTAGTCGGTGTTGGAGTCGGACCTAAAACATCTAAACTATAAGTGTATCCATATGTTGGCACATAACAATTGTATGTTCCATAAACATAGTCTGAAATATAATTAAATGGGAATACTTGGGTCCCAAGACTGATTGTTCCACCTGATTGAGGTAAAAATGTTACATTTGTGGTTAAACCACTTAAATTATCACTTAAAATTCTTATTCCGATTGCCATACTAATAAATACTCAATTTTTCTTATTTTATTTTTTTTTTAACAAACACCTTCATTTATGATTAATGTTCCTGATATTTGTATAAATTTTGCACCATCCGATATTGTAAAACTAGCATTAACCGGAGGTATTGTTAATATTCTATTACCATAAACATGGTCACCTACATTAAGTTGACCGAAAGGTTTTGTTGAATATATTGTGACATTTGCAGGATTTGCAAATGAATTTACCGATTCACAGACATTTTGATACCAACCACCTGTTCTTAAATTTTGAACATATATTGGTTGAGGCGTATTTGATGGTGTTGCGGTATTAGTTGGTGTTGGGGTTTGAGTAACCGGAGTTGGTGTTAAACTCACAGTAGGAGTTACCGATGGGGTTATTGAAGGTGTTGGTGTGTTCGATGGACATAATCCAATATTATTTATTGTTAAAGGAGCTCCATATTCTTCTTGAACTAATTCATCAGCACAAACATAATCGGTCTGTAAAGGATTTACTTGTGAAACACTTACAATTCCTGTACAACCTGTCCATCTATAATATCCTTCTTGAATATTATTATAATTGGTTATTTGATATTGATAACAATTTGGCATTATTATACTTGTGTTATAGTTACCGCAACTGATGGTACCGCAGGAATTCCAAGTTCTTCGTTTCTTGGGGTAGCTTCGATTATAGTAGCAGCATTATTTGAATACCAAACTAATTCCATATAATCACCAGCGTTCAATGTATAAAGATAATTCCAACCTAAAATAATTCTAGCCCCTACAACCGTTGGTGGTGTAATCACCTCACCTGCACTCCACTCAATATCTTCCCCATTTATTCTAATCCATATAGAAATAAGAGATGGTGAACCATAAGAGGATTTATCCATTTGAACACTAAAAATTAAATTATAGGTCCCACCCGATTCAACAGTAAACTTAGTATTGTCAACTACTGAAATCCCTTGAGCAAAATCTGTAACTTCTGTATACATTAGGTAGGGTTGTTCAGTTGTCCCTGTTATTGATTGTGTTTCAGTTGAGTAAAAAGAACCTTTAGCAAAACCTGAAGTAATGTTTAAAGTTTTAATTTTGTAAGTTGTATCTAATTGTTCTACCACAAATTCCGCATCTTGAGTTATTTCAAAAATTTCCGGTAATTCGTTAATTGTTTTTCCTGTCATCATAATATTTTATTTTTTTTATTTTGAAAATAATTTTCAATTATATTGTAAGTATTCATCGATTCTAACCTTAAGATATATGTTAGAACTAATTAATATTGGGTTAATTAAAGGTACTTGAGTAGGTGTTGGGGTAGGTGTTGGAGTTGGTTCAATTAATTCATAATATAAATTATTGTTAGGTATATTAATATAAGATAAATCATTACTTGGTATAGAAATGTAATACAAATCATTATCCGGAATAAAAATGTAAGTTAGGTCATTACTTGGAATTACAATTCTACAATCCTTACAATCCGGATTTAATAAATCATACTTAAATTTTAATAAATTAAAATTATGTTTTATTTGAGATGCATTTAATGGTTCAGTGTACATTCTAAATGTACTAATATCACCAATCAAACTACCCCCAAAATATTCTTCCAATTTAATATGAGTCGTTAGACCTGAATAAATTGTATTGTCTAAATCGTGAGTTGTTAAACACTCAGGGTCTTGTTGATAAACAATGTCATCTATTGTTTCAGGACAACCTCCCGAAAATGTTAAGTTATCATGAAGTCCTTGTGTCCCACCACCTAATGAAATATTATACCCAACCCCAATTTGTTTTTCTTTTGGGGTATTAAGTAATCTTGGTATAATTTCTTCAAAATCCTCGGCAACTAAAAACAATTTACCATTAACATAGAATTTTAAAGTACCTAAACGATATTTTTCTTCAGCAGTCCAAGCGTCATTAAATGTTACCACTTCAGTAGTTGCCGGGTCATAATCCGGTTCATGAGTAAGAGGTGGTTCAATTAAACTAATACTATTATTTGCGGTAGTTGCAGTATACACCTCTTTGGTGATTAAACCTAACCCACCTTTTAAACTTAAATCACAAGCATCAAACCATTCATTTCGTTGAAATACGGCATCTATTTGAACCCAATGTTCAACATTAGTATAAGTGGTACCACTACAATCATCAAAAATTCCTCTTGTTGAACACCATTCTGTTACGGATGTTCCTGTTGTATAAGTCACTCCAGTTAAACAAGTTCCTGTTGTTTCACATCCTCCGGTGATTCTATATGTTTTTACACATAATCTTGGACTTCCGGTGTCACCACTTAATCTCAATGATAATGCATTTGAAACCCCATCATATAATGGGTCAGTTTCCGGATATTGTACTGTAACATCACAATTACAAGGGCACCCACAACTACAATTGTATGATGTACCACCTGATGGTTGATAAACCGGTAGACAATCGTTAGAGTTACTACCTAATAGATTACAAGCACAAGTGTTCATACAAGTTAAACCTGATGTTACTCGGGTATATCCTGTATCTTGTTTTGGAGAACCGTCAGCGTAATGATAAAATTTGTTTTCCGCTCTGGCACCCATATAAAAGAATGTTCCTTTATTTTCAGGATATCGAACATTAAGACCAACTGAAGTATCACCGGTCCATCGATATTTTAACATAAATTCAGCAGTCCACCCTAAATTAGGTCTTTGTGGAAATACTTGATAATCATAACCCGGTATTTTATAAAATCCTTGGAAGAATCCTCCGTCTAATCTTGCAACATAACCAATGTCACCACCGGCATTTACATAATTTAAATCGTAGTTATATGAATTATCATCCCATAATCTATTTTCAGATGTGGTGAACCCGGTAATTGGGTGCATCTTCATCCTTCTATCATATTTGTATCTACTAAATTTATCGGATTGGGTAAGATATAAACCTGTATTAATTTGAATTGTTTCTCCGGACATTTTTTTAACAAGTCCATTATCAATCCCTGTTAATCCAACATCACATAAATCAGTTATGATTGGACAAAAGTTTGGGTCAATATCATCAGGGTTCCAATAATTTTCAGATACGATAGTGTCATAATCAAAAGTACAAGCACTTGTTGGGCATAATGTGGTGCCACTACTATTAAAATCAAATTTAAATGGCATTCTATTACCATCCAATTCCCCAATTAGTAAAGGTGAAAATACAACCTCTTGGTCGTAGTCTTTTTCGTCTGAAGCAAGACAAATGTCCGTGATTTCATTCGCCGGTTTTAGACCCCATCGTCTAAAATTATACTGATTAATGTTTTGATATGCCATATACAATTGATAAATACCTTGTTTCATAGTATTTATAATTAAAAAGAATAGATGATTAGCGTAGACACAGAATTTTATTCATCACCTTATTATTTTCTTATTAGAGATAAAGGGGATAAATATTCCTTATATTTCTCCGTAGAGGAAACTTTAACTGAAGCCCGTAAAAAAGACGAGGTTATTCACTTTGATAAAAAGAAAGGAAAGAAAGTTAAAAATTATTTGGAAAAAACCGTAAAAGACAAAAAAAAGAAATCAACCAAAACACTTAAAACTGATTTGGAAGAATTAGTAAACGCAGATGGAGCAATGTCAAATTCGGCAATTCCAATCCTTGACCCAAGAGTTGGGTCAGAAAAAACAATGGACCAAATTGTTCCCGCTTCAAGAATCACAAACGACCCAATTTCTCGTGGTTATAGAACTTATTTTGGTGAAAGTGAAATGAAAGAAACTAATTTGTCAAAAACTTTTGGAAATAAAGAAACTAAAGACATGGATGGACCTGAAACTTATAAATATTATATTGAAGAATTAGGTATGGATGAAGATGAGGCAAAAGAAAGAACAAAGGAACAAGGAAAAGATTGGACAGGAAAAAAAGATAAGAAGTCAGAATACTATGATGACCCTAATTTTATTTCAAGAGAAACATTATCTGAAATACAAAAACAAAAAGCAATTAAAGTTGTTGAAGATATGTTAACAAAAAAGAAAAATTCAGATTCTTCTGATATAAATAAAAAAGATATTGAAGTGTCAAGAATGTTAAAAAGAAACTTATCTGTATTAAAAAGACAAGCAGATAAAGAAGGAATTTCAATATCAGAATTAATCAAAATGTTAAAAAGTGAATAAAGATTTATATAATTCACCCAAAGGAGAAATTGAATTCCCAAAAGATAAAAGGGAACATATGAAAAAATCTTTTCATATGGTTAAAGGTGCCGATGAAAATACTGAGGGGTTTAACAGAAACAAAGAATTACAAACTAAAACATATATTGATTACAAACAATTAAAAAGAATTAAAAACTTTTTTGACAATTTTAAAGGGAAACAAACTGAACCTTCATTTATTTTAAATGGTGGTGTTGAAATAAAAAATTGGGTTAACGATGAGTTAAGAAAAATGAGAGAGTTTGGAGATTTAACCAAACGAAATAAAATGGATACTGGAATGCAAAATTCTTACATTGACTCTCACGAGAAAAAAGATTTTACAAACGTAAGAAAATCTCAAGAACATTCTAAAACTGTTGAACGATATGATGAGGCAGTTACTGAAAGTTTACGAAGAATAAATGAAATAATGACAAAATTATAATTATGGCAAACGAAATTACTGTGGATTTATCCCAAAATGTTGAAAACTCTCTTACAGCAATTGCTGATATGGAAAGAGCGAAATTAATACCTAAGAATGATTATAACGCAGCAGGTAATGAATATTCTTCTGTGAATAGAGATGCGGTTGCGGATGGAGATTCTATGGGTAGAGGTACAGGTTCATTTCTTGATGTTTATAATGTAAACGCAGGAACATCAACAGATATTGTTGAAAGAAAAAATGAAATTAAAATAAATAAATTTAATTCTTCTAACACTTACCCGAACTTTCAACTATAATGAAATTACAAAGCTCTCTTAAAAGTTTAATATTAGAAATAGCATCTATTGAAAGTGTTATTGACGCAATCAAGAACAAACGAGTAATGGGTACTAGTTACGATGGTGATGAACCGGGTGGTAAAGGTCAAAGACTTATAGAGCCGGTTTGTGTCGGAGTTAGTAAAGCCGGTAATCGTGTTGTTCGTGCTTGGGAAAGAGAGGGGGCATCTCACACCGCAACAATTGGTTCACAACCATTACCAGGATGGAGACTTTTTAGATTAGATAAAACATTCACTTTTCTACCCACATCAGACGTTTTTACAGAAATAAGACCTGGGTTTAATCCTAATGGAGATAAAAGTATGGTTTCTGTTGAAATAGTTGCAAACTTTGCCACTCCACCAACACCTTCTATTATACCTCAACAATTCCAACAAACAAATACTGACACCATTATTGATAGAACTATTGATTCATTAACAAATGAATTTACACAAAAATATGGTGAAGGAGGATTTGATTTATCTAAATCAGCAGAAGCGTTTAAACGAATATATTCTGCAATTGAATCTGAAACAGGTAATAAATTAACCGACTCCGAAAAAACAACATTAAGACAAACAATTACAAACAAATTACAAAAATAATTTTAACCTTATGATGACAAAATCATAATATTATTTATGATTATATTAAAATTCAAAACTTATGAGTGATTTAATGCAAAAATTAGCAATGTCAAATGCTAAAGCCCTTATGACCCAAACAGATAATCCAAGAAGAATGGACTCATCATCACAACCAATGGTTCAACAATTCGATATGCCAAATGTAAAATATAACATACCACAAGAATTCCTACAAGAAAGTCCACAACAATCATCACAACCATATCTTTCATCATTACCTGTTGAAAACACCAAACCAGTTGGGGTCCCTACAGTTGATGCAATTAAAAATTCAAAATTACCGGATGAAATTAAAAAATTAATGATGGAACATCCAATCTCTCAACCAAACCAAGCACCTACAATGACTATGTCAAATGAGTTAATTGAGAAATCAAGAAGGTTAATGGGAAATACGGAAGGAAGTTATATTCCTGAGTCAGCAAAACCAAAATCAGTTCCGACTCAATCACCACCAACTAACAATACCGGAATTGATTATAAGTTAATTCAAAAAATGATTAACGAGGCCGTTACTAAATCATTAAAACAAAACGGATTAATTGCCGAAAGTTCAGAAAATTCTAACGAAACATTTAGTTTTAAAGTTGGTAAACACATATTTGAAGGCAAAGTAACAAAAATTAAAAAATTGTCCTAACGACTTTCTTTCTATGACATAAATTATTATATTTTAGTGAATATAAAATATAACTATGTCAAAAATAAAAGTATTAGTAGTACCATCGGACAGAACCGGAGTTGGTAAATTTAGGTCAGTTGACCCTCACATTTTCTTACAAAATCTTTATGGAGATGATTTTCATATAGATATCATCTATGACCCGTCTTATGACGATATGAACTTTTGGAAACAATACCAAATTGTTAGTTTCCATAGAAGTATTGGGTCTGATTTTGAAAAAGCTCATGAGTTAATCCAAAAATTAAATGCTATGGATATCATAACTGTTTGTGATATCGATGACTATTGGATGCCCGGTAAAGAACACCCAATTCACGACATTATTAAGTTTCACAAAATTAATGAGAAAATTACCGCAAATCTTAAAGTATCAAAATACGTTACAACTACAACAACTTTATTTGCTGATGAAATCAAAAAACTAAATAAAAATGTATTTGTAATACCAAATGCAATTAATCCAAATGAACCTCAATTTAAAGAACCAACATTAGAGTCAGATAGATTACGAATTGGATGGTTAGGTGGTTCCTCTCATTTACACGACATTGAATTATTAAACGAGTCATTTGGTAAATTAATAAAGTATAAAGATAATTTACAATACGTACTTTGCGGATTCGATACTCGAGGTTCCGTAACTGAAATTAATTCTCAAACAGGTGAACACACAAAAAGAGACATTAGACCTGAAGAAACTGTTTGGGCACAATATGAAAAAATATTCACTCAAGATTATAAAATAATTTCAGAAAATTATAAAAAATACCTTACAAATTACAATCAAGAATCATTTAAAGACGAAATTAATGAATCTTACTTAAGAGTTTGGACAAAACCCGTAACTTCTTATGCTAAAAATTATTCAAAATTTGATGTATCTTTGGCCCCAATTAAAAACCACATGTTTAATAGGATGAAATCTCAATTAAAAGTCATTGAGGCAGGATTTTATAAAAAAGCATTAATTGCATCTAATATCGGTCCTTATACTTTAGATTTAAAACATTGTTTAAAAAATGGTGAATTTGTTGATGGAAATGCAATGTTAGTCGACGAAAATAGAAATCATTCAGATTGGGCTAAAAACATAGAAAAGTTAATTAAAAACCCTAATTTAGTAACAGACATGGGGGAAAGATTGTATGAAACCGTTAAAGATAAATACGATTTAAACATAGTAACAAAATCAAGGGCAGAATTTTATAAATCAATATTATGATAAACATACCATTAAACAAAATTTTATTTTTAGACATTGAGACAGTTGGGATTGAACCAACATGGGAATCATTATGTTTAAACAGACCGGAACTTTCATTTCAATTTGAAAAATATTTTGATTGGTTTCAAAAACGATTTCCTGAAGACGCTGATGAAGGTCCGGGAAAAATGTTTGTTAACCGAGCAGCATTGGTACCTGAATTTCTAAGGATTGCTTGTGTAAGTGTTGCGTTTATCGGACCTGATGGTGAAACAAAAATGCAATCATTTAGTAACATAGACGAAAAAGAACTATTAAAAGACGTTCAAAAAATGCTTTATCGTACAGGTGAATTAGGTTTTTTTCTTTGTGGTCATAATGTTAAAGGTTTTGATATTCCTGTTTTGGCAAAAAGAATGATAATGAACGGATTACTACCTCCAAAGATTTTACCCGGACATGATACAAAACCATGGGAAATTAAAGCTCTTGATACAAAAGAAGTTTGGCAATATGGTGGTTATGGGTCAATTGCATCATTAGAATTAATGTGTGTATGTTTAGGGGTCGAATCTTCTAAAAATATGGAAGTAACCGGAAATAAAGTACATGAATCGTTTTGGGACAAAAAAGACATTAAAGGTATTGTCGAATATTGTGAGAAAGATGTTGAAGTGTTAGTAGAAGTAATTAAAAAATTAAAAGAATTAGTATAATGCAAAATTTAGATGGATTAGGGTTTGACCCTGAAATGATGGCAAGTATTCAAAAACAATTGGAAAGTCTTCACGAGCAAGCCGAAATTGAAATCGATGATGAATATCAAGAAGAATTAGAAAAATTAATTGGTATGACTTACGAAGAAATGAATGAAGATATGATGTTGGCATTTAAAAGTAAAACACTTAAAGTGGAATTAATTAATGACGACGCAACATTCCCGGAATACGCATATCCAAGTGATTCAGGATTTGATTTATTCTCAACAGAGGAAGTTACATTACAACCTTTCGGTAGAGCATTAGTACCAACCGGTATTAAATTGTCAATTCCTGAAGAATTTGAAATTCAAGTTAGACCTAAAAGTGGGTTAGCAATCAATCAAGGGTTAACAGTATTAAACACCCCAGGAACTGTGGATTCTGGATATAATGGTGAAATTAAAGTAATTGTTTTCAACACAAATAACATATCGGTATCGATTCCTAAAGGAACTAAAATTGCACAAGCGGTTTTATGTCCTGTAATTAATGGAAAATTTGTTAACTTAATTAAAGTTGATAATATTACTGATGGTGATAGAGGAGATAATGGATTTGGTAGTACAGGATTAATATAGTATGATAACAGTAGGATATTCGACAAGAAAACATAACCCTGAATTTATTGAATACTTAAAAATAAGTTCAGGTTTAAAAAACATTGAAGTAATTGAAAAAATAAACACTGGAAATAAATCATTGTCTCAAACTTATAATGAAATATTATCCGAATCAAAAAATAATATTGTTATATTATGTCACGATGACATTTATTTTGATTCAAAAAAGTGGGGTGAAAAAATTTTAAAACAATTTCAAAAAACCAATTATGGTATTTTAGGAGTTGCGGGAACAACGTTATTACCTGAGTCTGGTCAATGGTGGGAAGACCCTTCAAAAATGGTGGGGATTGTAAACCATGAAAATGATGGAAAAAAATGGGAATCAAGATATTCGGAAGATATTGGTATTAAGATACAGAAAACAGTAATTGTTGATGGTTTATTTATAGGTGTAGATAAAACAAGAATTAAAAAAACTTTTGACGAAAATGTCAAAGGATTTCATTTTTATGATGTAAATTTCTGTTTTAATAATTTTTTAGAAGGAGTTGAAGTTGGTGTTGTTTTTAATGTTCGAATAACCCATAAGTCAATTGGTCAAACAAATGAACAATGGAATGAAAATAGAAAATTATTTTCAGAAAATTTTAAAAATAATTTACCTTCAAAGATAAAATTAAATTCAAATGACGATTTAAAACTTCTGTTCTTTATTGAAAATCACTTAGATTATATTGAGGAATTTAGATTATTAACAAAATCTAATAAAGAAATTGTTGTAATTTCAAATAACATCAACAAAGAAAATGTTAAAATTTTAAATAAATTACGAATAAAATCATTTAAAGACACTGAAATACCTGGTTTTAGATTAGGTGATGGTAAATCTACGATTAAAACATCTAATGGTACAATAAAGGCCGAATTAGGACAATACTATAAAATATCTAATATTAATTATGATTTAATATTTTCAGATAATTTTGAAAATTTAAATAAAATTAAAGTTTTATATCCTTTTGTTCCAAAAATTTTCAATATAAAAGACGAAAATAAAATACCTTATCACGACTCAATAATTAATTATTTAACATTTAAAGATAATACAATTAATAACCTTGGGGATGTTATTATTAATTCATTAAACGAGTTAAAACCTAAAACACAAAAAGTTAAAATATTAACTGGGTTTTCGGAAAGAGGTGGTTCTACAACCGCATTAATAAATTTAACTAATTTATTTAACGAAAATGGTATTGATTGTACGTTTTATGGACCACATAGTTGGCATTTAGATAAATGTAAATCAGATTTAATTTCTAATTTAAAATTAGACCCGTCAGATAAAGTTATAACTCATGCGGTTAGACCTGAAACACGATTACCTGTTGACACAGTAATATTAGCATCTCATGAAAAATGGTGGTTTCCGGTAGGTAAAATCCCTCAACATTGGGATAAAGTAATTTTCTTACACGAAAAACACAGAGAATACCATGAAGACTATCATGGTGAATATGATATAATACCAAATTTAAAAGAACCTTTAACATCAAACACTAAAAAAGAAAATGTCGATTTAATTGCAGGTGTGATAGGGACTATTGAAGATAGAAAACAAACTCATAAATCAATCGAACGAGCACTTGAAGACGGATGTGAAAAAGTGATTTTATTTGGTAAAATAGGTGATGAAAACTATTATAATGATTTAGTTAAAGATTTATTAAATGACCCTCGTGTTGAAATGTCGGGTTATCAAACAGATAAACAATCTATGTATGATTCAATTGGAAGAGTTTATCATAGTTCAAAAGGTGAAGTGGCATGTTTAGTTAAAGACGAATGTTATTTAACAAACACTAAATTTTACGGAAATGAAGAGACCGACCATGAAGTGTCTCCATTAACAAACAACGAAATATTAGAAAAATGGAAACAAGTATTAAAAACGAATTAAAGATTGACACATTTATTTTTGTTCACGACCAAGAAATCATATTAGATTTTATATCTAAAAATAAGTTTAACGATTTTAAAAATTTTAAATGGGTGTTTTTAGGGGATAAACCATATGATAAAATACAAGATTTAAGTAATTTAATTATTGTAAGAAATTTAGAACATAATATAGAACAATATCCAAAGTTAACTTCATTTACCGGATGGTATGCATTACATAAAAACAACTTAATAACCAGTGATTATGTTAATTTTTTTGAATATGATATTAATTATGTCCCTGAATTTGTAGATATTAATAAAGAGATGATTAAAAAAGATTTCGATTTTATCGGATATTTCCCTATGATTATTTCAGACATTGTATATATTAAACAAGAACAATATAGTATCGAATTAATTAATTCGGTTAGAGAAAAAACAGGATTTGATATCACTAAAATGATAAATAATCTTCAAAATAATAATCCAAGAACTATGTGGAGTTCTTCAAGTAATTCCACTTGGAAAGTATCTGAGTTAAAAAATTACATTGAATGGTTTGCTGACCATCTCGATAACATTGTTAAAAGTAATTTTTCAGGACATATCCATGAAAGGTCTTTGAGTTTTTATTATTTTATGAAAAATTTAAAAGTTTTTTTAGTACAAAATTTAATGATTCATGTACAATTAAATTCTCACGGAACATCACCATTACCACCTGAAAGGGCTAAAGAATTGTATAAGTTATTGTAAAGATGAATTTGGATAAAATTAGAATATTGACATTTGCAAACAATCGATATTTGAATAGTAGAGAAAATTTAATTAAACATTTAACATCACTTGGATTAAATAATTTTATTAATTTAGATGAAACATGTTTTTCTGAAGATTTTGTGAAAGAAAATCAGAAAATTCTTTCAATGAATAGAGGGTTTGGTTATTGGTTATGGAAACCATATATAATAATTGAAGAATTAAAAAAATTACAACCGGATGAAATTTTATTGTATTTAGATTCTGGTGATAAACCAGAAAAACTTTTATTTGATATTATTAATAATCACATGTCACAGAACGATAATTTATTTGTTAATCGTGGATATAAAAATGGTGATTGGACCAAGAAAGATTGTTTTACTCTTATGAATTGTGATGATGAAAAATATTATAATTCTGTTCAGCTTGAAGCGGGTATTATTTGTTTAAAAAATACAGATTCAAATATAGATTTATTAAATGAGTGGTTTTTTTATTGTAAAAATGAACAAATTTTAACTGATTCTCCTAATAAATTCAATGAAAATAATTTAGATGGATTTACAGACCATAGACACGACCAAAGTGTTTTAACAAATGTTGTTTTAAAAAGAAATATCAAAAGTTTCAAATTTACAAACGATATAATTAAATACAATTATTATTAAAATGAAAATAGATAGAGTTATTTTAACCTCAAATACAGACAAAACTTATTATGAGTTTTGGAATCAATTATCGTACACATATAAAGAAAAATTTGGAATAACTCCAACATTAGTGTTTTTCGGAACTGAAGATGAATTCAATAATTTAGGACTATCAAAAGAATATGGAGAAGTGTTTTTTGAACAATCAGTTCATGATGTTAGTAATTGGCAATATACTTGGGCACTTTTTTATTATACAAAATTTTTTCTAAATGAAACTTGTATATTAATGGGTATTGACCAAATACCTTTGGGAACTTATTTCTTAAAAGATGTAATTGAAAATGTTAATGAGAATGATTATGTAATGTTGACTGATGACCATTATGTCAAAACAAATCAAACAAAATATGATTGGAGTTTGGGAGGTTTTAGTCCTTCCGCTTATCATATATCTAAAGGTTCTGTATTTAATGAAATTTATAAATTTGAAGATTCTTTTGAATCTGAGATTTTAAAAATTAAAAACTTAAATGTTAAAACAATGTGGGGAGATGGATGGGGAACCGATGAAGGATATAGCTCATCTGTATTATACAATTATGAAAAAAAACACATTATTAAGTCTTTTAGTAAGTCTGAAGAACTTGTTAAACGAAGAATTGAATGTTTTAGAGTATATGAACCTCAATACGATTTTCATCATTTACAAAATAACTATTATATTGAATGTCATTCGTGTAGACCATATTCAGACCATAAAAATTATTTAGATACACTATTTAGAAATATACCAAAATTCAATTAATAAATGAAAATAGATAGAGTTATTTTAACCTCAAATACAGACAAAACTTATTATGAGTTTTGGAATCAATTGTCATATACTTACAAAGAAAAATTTGGAATAACTCCAACATTAGTGTTTTTCGGAACTGAAGATGAATTCAATAATTTAGGACTATCAAAAGAATATGGAGAAGTGTTTTTTGAAAAACCTATTCAAAGTGTGGGTAATTGGCAATATACTTGGGCACTTTTTTATTATACAAAATTTTTTCCAAATGAAACTTGTGTATTAATGGGTATTGACCAAATACCTTTGGGAAGTTATTTTTTAAAAGACATCATTGAAAATGTTAATGAGAATGATTATGTAATGTTAATTGATGATGCATATATCACCCTTGGTGAAACTGATAAAGATTGGAGTTCGGATGGTTTTAGCCCTTCCGCTTATCATATATCTAAAGGTTTCGTATTTAATGAAATTTATAAATTTGAAGAATCATTTGAATCTGAGATTTTAAAAATTAAAAACTTAAACGTTAAAACAATGTGGGGAAATTCGTGGGGAACCGATGAAGGATATAGCTCATCTGTATTATACAATTATGAAAAAAAAGAAAAAATAAATTGTTTAAGTCAATTTAAAGAATTAATGTTAAAAAGGATTGATTGTGGTAGAGACCATGAAATACCTTACAATGTTGATTTATTAAAAAATGACCACTACATTGAATGTCATTCGTGTCGACCATATTCAAGTCATAAAAATTATTTAGACACAATGTTTAATAATATACCAAAATACATTTAAAATGAAAAACGTACAAATACACCCAACGTCAATTATTGAAACCGAAACGATTGGAGAAAACACTAAAATATGGGCATTCTCACACATATGTAAAGGTGTGATTATAGGTGAGAACTGTGTAATCGGAGAAGGAGTTTATATTGGACCAAATGTTATTATTGGTAATAATGTAAAAATCCAAAACAATTCGTTAATTTATGAAGGAGTGACTATTGAAGATAATGTGTTTATTGGTCCTAATGTTGTAACAACTAATGACATTTATCCTGATGTTAGTAATGATTGGAAACATAGATTTAGAACGACTTTATTTAAAAAAGGATGTAGTATTAGTGCAAATTCAACCATAATTTGTGGTAATGTAATTGGGGAAAATACACTAATTGGTGCCGGGTCGGTAGTTAGTAAAAGTATGCCTCCAAATTCAATATGTTTTGGAAACCCTTGTAAATTTAAAAGTGTAAAAAAAATATGAAACAAGAAGATTTAATTTATCCTAATAGATTTACTGAATTGCATAATAATGAAACAATATTTTATTGTAAAAGAGATTTTATTGTTGATGAGTATATCAAATTATCAAAATTAAATCATAATGTAATATTAATTGTGGGTAATAGTGATTATTCATTTGATGAATCTTTATTGAAAATCAAACCGGACAATATTAAACACATCTTTGCAAACAATTCACTATGTCATAACGAGTTTATAACCCCATTACCTGTTGGTATTGAAAATATAACAAGCTCAAAAAGAGAAGGTCACGGAATAATTAACAAAGAAGTTTTTGGAAAATTACCTTTCATATTAAATGATGAAATCTTTAAACCTTCAACAGATAAGATTAATAAGTTATATGCTAATTTTAATGTTTCAACTAATTTAGGGTTTCGTACAATGGTTAGAGATATTTGTTTAAATTCTGAAAATATTGACTTTGAAACCGGTTTAACTTATTCTGATTTTGTTTCTAAAACTAAATCATATCTCGGGTCGATTTCACCTGAAGGTAACGGTATTGAGTGTATTAGGACTTTTGAAACTTTATATTTGGGAGAAGTACCCATATGTGTTGGAGATTATTCCAAATATAAATCTGTTTATGAATCAATATATAAACATTTACCTATTGTATATGTTGACAACGCCAATGATTTATCAGACCACTCAAAAATAAAAACAGAAATAAATAAGGTTAAAAACAATTCTACTGAGATGATGTATTTTGATTTTTGGCGTGATAAAATCAAAATGTTTGAAAAAAAATTATTATAATATAATTCAATGTCAGTATCTATAAATTATAACGGTAGATTAGGTAATAACTTATTTCAATATGTAGCCGCTCATATTTTTGCAAAAAAATTTAAATTATTTATAAATTCAAATGTTATTGACGGTAAATTTAAATTTCCCCAATTAAATGGTTCCGTACATGTAGATAATAAACTAATTGTCAATGATTCTAATTTTTTAGAATTATTAAATTCCGAAACAATAGAACCAAGACATTACATTTTTGATGGTTTTTTTCAAATTAAAGATTTTGTGTTAAATTACAAAAATGAGATTAAATCTTTATTTGATTTATCATATGATGAAATTAATAAAGATGAAGTTTTTGTTATGTATAGAATTGGTGACATTGAAGGTATTAGACAAATGTTACCGATAGAATTTTATCGAGATGCATTAACTAAAATATCATCAAAAAGTGGTTATATTACATCAGATTCACCTACTCATCCAAATGTTATTAATTTATCAAAAGAATTTAATTTAAAAATATATAATAACACTCCATCAGAAACTATTAATTTTGCTAAAAATTTTAATAATTTAGTATTAAGTGAAGGCAGTTTTAGTTGGTGGGTTGGAATACTAAGTAATTCCAAAAACATATATTATAATCAAAGGGAAAGATTTTGGCATGGTGATATTTTTGTTTTCCCTGAATGGACCCCTCTTCATTATGATTGGGAACCTGAATGTTTTACATCAAAGAATAAATTAATATGCTATAAAATAAAAAATAATATAATATGAAAAAATTATTAGTAACCGGAGGAAATGGTTTGGTTGGTTCATCAATAAACTCAGATGTTAAAATTGGAAGACAATATGACTTAAAACTTACTGATGAAACAAATAAAATGTTTGAGTATCATAAACCAACTCATGTCATTCATTGTGCCGGTAAGGTTGGTGGTGTTGGTGGGAACATGAACTACAAAGGAGAATATTTTTATGACAACATTATGATTAATACTAATGTTATTGAAGGTGCTAGAAAAAATGGAGTTGAAAAATTAGTTTCTTTTTTATCCACATGTGTATTCCCTGATAATGTTGAATACCCTCTAATTGAATCAAAAATTCATTTAGGAGAACCTCATAATTCAAACTATCCTTATGCCTACGCAAAAAGAATGGCCGATATACAAATTAGAGCATACCGAGAACAATATGGGTTAAATTATGTCTCTGTTATTCCAACAAACATATATGGTCCTAATGACAATTTTTCATTAACCCATGGTCATGTAATGCCAATGTTAATACATAAACTTTATTTGGCTCAACAAAATAAAACAGATTTTGTAGTGTGGGGGTCAGGTAAACCATTAAGAGAATTTATATTTTCAAAAGATATTGCAAAATTATCGGAATGGGCGATTGACAACTATAATGAATCCGAACCAATAATATTTAGTACATCTGAAGAGATTAGTATAATGGATTTAGTTGATTTATTAGTAAAAGAATTTAACTTTAAGGGTAATGTGATTTTTGATTCATCAAAACCTGACGGACAATTTAGAAAACCATCAGATAATTCAAAATTAAAATCATATTTACCGGATTTTAAATTTACACCCATTGAAGATGGAATAAAAGAAACCGTTAATTGGTTTATAACAAATTATGAAAATGCAAGAAAATAAAATAGCTCTTATTACAGGAATAAATGGTCAAGATGGTTCTTATCTTGCGGAATTTCTTTTAGAAAAAGGATATGAAGTACATGGTACTTTAAAACGTAATTCGGTTGCGGAAAACCAAACATCACGTCTTGATTCTGTTTACTCTAAATTAAAATTACATTACGCGGATTTAACTGATTTATCATCATTAATTAGTGTAATTCAAAAATGTAATCCAACTGAAATTTATAATCTTGCAGCTCAATCACATGTTAGAATTTCGTTTGACCAACCAATCTATACTGCAAATGCAACCGGGGTTGGTACTTTAAATATGTTAGAGGCGGTTAAATTAATTAACCCTAAAATTAAAATCTATCAAGCCTCTTCATCTGAAATGTTTGGGAATTCAATAGATTCTGACGGATTTCAAAGAGAAACCACTCCTATGAATCCAGTATCACCTTATGGTTGTTCAAAAGTTTTTAGTTATCACATTTGTAGAAATTATCGTAATTCATATGACATGTTTATTTCCAATGGAATCTTATTTAATCATGAATCTCCAAGAAGAGGAACTAATTTTGTAACTAATAAAGTGTGTAAAGAAGCTGTTAAAATAAAATTAGGATTAAGTAATGAATTAAAATTAGGTAATTTAGATGCAACAAGAGATTGGGGACATGCTAAAGATTATGTTAAAGCGATGTGGGAAATACTTCAATTAGATGAACCAAATGACTTTATTTGTTCAACAGGAATTTCTCATTCAGTTAGAGATTTATGTGATTATGTGTTCACTAAATTGGATTTAAAATATGAAGACTACGTTAAACTTGATGAAAAATTTTTAAGACCTGAAGAATTAAATGACTTAAAAGGAGATTCTAACAAATTAAGAGAATTGACAGGGTGGTCACCAACATATACATTTGAAACAATGTTAGACGAAATGATTGAACATTGGTTAAATCATTATAAATTAATTAAATAAAATATTTTTAAATGGCATCATCCAAACCAAGAAATACTAAACCAACACCCACACCTGAAACAACACATAAACCTATTAATAAAAAAGATTTTATTTCTAGTGTTATTAAAAGAAAAACTAAAGACAAATTTTTAACAACCAATCAAAAAAAATATTATGACACTTTAATTGAAAGTGAAATCACAATTTGTTCCGGACCCGCCGGTGTTGGAAAAAGTTATATAACAATGAAAGCGGCACTTGATTTATTATCCGACCCTGAAACTCCTTATGAAAAAATTATAATTGTAAGACCAGCTGTTGAAGCAGAAGAAAAATTAGGTTCTCTTCCCGGTAATGTTGAAGAGAAATTAGACCCATATATATTCCCATCTTATTATTTAATGAACAAAATAATCGGGAAAGAAAATAGAGAGAAATTAAAAGACGCTGACATCATCGAAGTATTTGCACTAGCATTTATGAGAGGAATGAATATTGATAATTCTATATTAATATTTGAAGAAGGACAAAACGCAACTCCAAGTCAAATGAAATTACTTTTAACACGAATAGGATTTAATAGTAAATTTTTTATATCCGGTGATGTTGAACAATCAGACAAATTTAAAAATAAAACTCATAGTGGTTTATGGGACGCAATTGAAAAATTTAGAGATGATAACTTTGTTTCTATTTTTGAATTTAAGGATAAAAAAGATATTGTTAGAAATCCTTTAATTAGTAAAATTTTAGAAAAATACGAAGAGAAATAATGAGAATAGGAATCGAATTAAATGGGGTGTTGAGAGACACTTTAAAAAAAATACAACAGGAATATGAAAAATGGTATATTGAAAACCCGTTTAATAACCCTGAAGAAGAATTTGAATATCAAGTAATTTCAGACCTTAATAGTTTAGAAATTGAAAATCATTTAAAATTTAAAAATGAAGACGAATTATATAATTTTTTATATAAAGAACACACTATGGAAATATTTGGTCATGCCGGTTCTGTTGAAATTTCGAGTATGGCCGATTTTAATGAATTTTATCTTGACATAAGAGATAACCACGATATTTTAATTGTTTCGGATGAAATGGGTAAATCTAAACCTGCATCTTTATTTTTCATTTCTAAATTTGGATGTTTGGTCGAAACAGTAAAATTTTATAGTGAATCAACAATTAATTCGCTATGGGACTCTGTAGACGTTTTACTTACTGCGAATCCTAAACTATTATTAGAGCATCCTGAGAATAAATTGGTAATTAAATTCAATACCAATTACAACTCAGAAATTAACGTCGAGCATTCAATATCAAGTATTAAAGAGCTCAAATCTAAAATATTGGAAATTTATGATTAATGTATTAGGAGAAACTTATTATGTTGACTTAGACTTAGTTGAGGAGTACATCGGAATCCCAAACAACGAAGTGTCAATGTCAGGTGAAACATCTGAAATGAAAATAAACATAATTAAGTTTGACTTGGTTAAAATGTTATTGGACACAGTATTAACCGAACACGAAGACTCTGATGAGACTTTAGGAATGAAACAAACATCAAACACAAGCATTCCGTTTAGGATTGCATTTAACAGTTTATTAAATAAAAAACTTATAAATCACTATTAAAATATGGAAAATTCATTAGAAGAAAAAGTAAAACAATCCATTAAAACTCTAAGAGACAAAGAGGCTCGAATATATTTGTTAGTACAAGATACTAAAGGTAATGCCAAAGCGTCTGTTAGATACATTTATCAAATGGCAAAAACATTAAAAGACAACGGATATAATCCAATTATCCTTCATGAAAAACAAGATTACGCAGGTGTAATTGCGTGGTTAGATGAAGAATATATGGAATTACCTCATAAATCTATCGAAGGTCAAAATTTGGAGATTTCACCGGAAGATTTCATTGTAATACCTGAAATTTTTGGTTATGTAATGGAACAAGTCAAACAATTACCTTGTGCAAAAATTGTCTTAACTCAGTCATATGCGTATATGTTAGAAACATTACAACCAGGTCAATCTTGGTCACAATTTGGATTTATGAAATGTATCACAACAAATGGAAAACAAAAAGAATACATTGAAAAAGTAATGAGAAATTGTTCAATTGATATCGTTGAACCTTACATTACTGAATCATTTGAACCTAAATCTTTGCCACCTATGCCAATTATTGGTATTCATACTAAAGACCAAAGTGATGCGGTTAACATAATCAAAACATTTTATTTAAAATTTCCTCAGTATAGATGGTTTACGTTTAGAGATTTAAGAGGTCTATCTGAAAGAGAATTTGCTAATTCACTAAAAGATTGTTTCTTGAGTGTGTGGATTGACAACGAAAGTGGATTTGGAACATTCCCATTAGAATCTATGAAATGTAATGTTCCTGTTATTGGAAAAGTTCCAAATTTAGTACCTGATTGGATTAATGAAGATAATGGTATTTGGATTACAGACCAAACATTAACTGCCGATGTAATAGCAGATTTTATCCAAAATTGGTTAGAAGACAATATCAAACCTGACGTGTACGAAGAAATGAAAAAAACCTCAGAGAAATATTCAGATAAACAAAAATTCGAATCAACAGTTGTTTCTTTATTTGAAAATTATTTAAACACAAGAGCAGACGCATTTGAACAACAAATCACTAAAACAGAAGAATAATATGGACAATAATTTATCACTTTCAATTATATTACCAATTAAATCATCAAAAGCAAAAGATTTTGAAGATTATTTTAATAAAGCAATAACCTCAATTATTAGTCAACAAATAGAAGTTGAAGAATTAGTTATTGTACATACTAATGAAGAATCGTTAGTTTCGTATTTAGACACCTACGATTTTGGTAAACTTAATGTTACTAAATTAAGTTGGGATAAAGAACCTAATTACTCAGAACAAGTTAACTATGGTATTAAAAATGCTAAAGGTCAATGGGTTTCATTATTCGAATTTGATGATGAATATTCATCAATTTGGTTTAAAAATGTTGCAAAATATGTTAAAGCATATCCTGAAGTTCAAATGTTTTTACCGGTTGTGGTTGAAACTGATGAAAAAGGAGTTTTTGCTGGTTTTACTAATGAAGCGACATTTGCAGCGAATTTCACTCAAGAGATGGGTATTTTAACTAATGACACTCTTCAAGACTATCAAAATTTCCAAACTGCAGGTTCAGTATTTAAAAAAGAAATTATAGAAGATTTTGGAGGTTTTAAACCATCTATTAAGTTAACATTTATTTATGAATTTTTATTAAGATTAACTTATAACTCAGTTACAATTATGACTATACCTAAATTAGGATATAAACATACTAACATGAGAGAAGGGTCTATTTTTTGGAATTATAAATACGGTCAATCAGTTATGACGGAAGATGAAGTTAAATTCTGGATTCAAACCGCAAAACGAGAATATTTCTTCGTAGAAGATAGAACCATAAAATACGAATCAGAAAATGTTTAAATGCAAGATACTCTATCTGCGTCAACAGAAGATGTTTTATCTAAAAAAAGAGGTCGAAAAACAGTTAATTTAAATTATTTTGATGTTAAGGAAGAATTAGCGGTTAGGAATTTTTTAATTGCAGAAACTTTTGAGGAAAAAAATAAAATTTATAATGAATTTTTAAGAGGTCCTCTTGATAAAATGATATCTTCTATTATTAGACGATACAAACTTTACCGTAAAGATATGGACTTCACAGAAATCCACACAGATACTCATTCCTTTTTAATGACTAAGGTTGATAAATTCAAACCTTCAAAAGAAAAGAAAGCATATTCGTATTTTGGAACAATTTGTAAAAATTACTTAATGGGTCAAATCATTAAAGACCAAAAAGAAACAAATAGAAAAGTATCTTATGAAGATATTTCCGCAAGTATTGAAGAAAGACCTGACATGATATATAGAATTGATGACGACATTGTTGATACAACTGTCGTCATCAATGAATATTTAAAAGAATTAAAATTATTCATTGATAAGGAATCATTGAATGAAAATGAAAAAAAACTAGGTTACGCACTTATCGATTTATTTGGTAATTATGAGGAAATTTTTTCAGGTGCCGATAATAATAAATTTAATAAAAATGTCATACTTTTATCATTAAGAGAAATGACTAATTTAAGTACTAAAGAAATTCGTAGTTCAATTAAACGATTTAAAAAACTTTACTTAATTATACAAATTAAAATGAAAAATTAATATGAAAAATTTAATAGAAACAATACCTGGATTAGGTTGGTCTCAGATAGATAAAAGAGCGTTTGAACATGATGGTTGTATTGTTGATGTAGGATGTTATATGTGGGATTGGTCACATTCTTTAATTGGGAAAAAGAGAATAATTGGTATCGACCCTTTAGAAGAAAGAATACCTGATGGTGTCGAAATGTTTAAAGGTCTTTTAGGCCCATTTAATTGTGAATTACCGGTAACAGGTGATGGTATTTCATTATCTGTTGATAACCACTCAGACGATGACACAATTAAAAAATCACAAATGTTATCTTGGAAAACTTTTTGTAAAAAATTTAATATAGATAAAATTTCAATATTGAAATTAAATATTGAAGGTTCTGAATATACATTACTGAATAGTATGGATACAGATGACTTTAATCAAATTGACCAAATCGCGGTTAGTTTTCACGATTGGTTAAATCCTAAATATAAAAATTTAACAGAATCGTCTTTAAATTTATTAAAAAATTCAGGTTTTAAAGTTGTTTCAATTTATGAACCTTATGGATGGTATTTAGCTACTAAAGAATAAAAATTAATTAAAAGGTATTTATTATCATGGCAAGACCAACTAGAAAAGAAATTAATTTTTCCAAAGATTCTATATTATCGCTTATGCAAGAAATCTATAATGAACTTGTTGAGCAAAGACAGACTGCAATTAGAATCCAAAACAAAATGTTAGCAATGTTGAAAGACCCTGCTGACATGATAACTATTGGACCTGTAATTGAAAAACAACAAAAAATAGTTAATGATTGTGTTGAAAAGAAAATTAGTCTTTCTAAATTACAATCAAGTATTTGGGAAAAATCCAATAATAATACCGAATCATTTTCAATGGCCGATTTGGACGAAGATTTATTAAATAATCTTATCGACAAAGATGTTTCAGATGATTTAGAAAATTATAAAATGAAATAATATGCAACAAACTTTATCATACGGAGGAGGTGGAGGTGGAAATAGCAATGGGATGGTCGATTTAAATAATTCGGAAGAATCTATTGCTGCTAGAATAAAAGCATATAAAACATATAGAGAAGTCTCTGGTGCAGAAACACAATTAAGAAAAACAAATGGAGACTCATTATCTAAATCTACCGCTCAATTAGCTACGCAACTTGATAAAATCAAAGACCTACAAAAACGTTATTTAAAAGACCCTCCAAATTCAACCGACAAATTATTAGATTTTTTAGGAGAAACACGAGGTAATGGTTCTGAAACTACTAAATATCTTAGAGCTAAAGTATTAGAAGTTGCAGCAAAAATAGAACCAAAAATTGCCGGTATTGTTAAAGAACAAACAATAAAGGCGTTAGGTTGTTCTCAAGAACAAACTTATAAAGGTCTTTCGGTTAATTTTAACCCTAATATTACACCATTATCAACATTACCTGCGGGTGAAGGAATTTATATCCCAATAGAATCAATTGATTTTGGTTCGAGTTTAAAATTATCACCTAATACTGCTTTTGGTAAAATTTTTTATGAAACAGACCAACCATCTTCAAGTCCTATTTTTAGACCTTATGGTGGTACTAAAGCGTTTCCAATGAATAAACAATTATACGTTTTAACGGAATCCCAATATTCTAATCAATCTTTTGGTCAAATTAATGGTCAAATATATAAAGGGAAATCCGGTAGAAATTTATTTGACTTACAATATACTACAACTAATAATTTAGGGTTAACAGGTAATTTTTATCGTGTTGCATTAATAGATAGATTGGATAACAATGGGAATGTCTCAAACAATGTTGGAGAGTTTTTATCTGATTATTATAGCACAATTAAATTAGTTGATTCAACCGATATTCAGATGAGATTAATTAATCTATTGTCCGGTGCGGTTAGTATTAATTCTCAAATTGGTAGTGGTCCGTTATCATCACAATCAAAATTCTATATAATAGCACAAAGAATTTTAGGATTGTGTTTCGACTCAAGACAAGAAATAGATGTTAGTGGTACTGCAAAAATTGCGGAATTAGATGGTGTTGATGATAGTTTTTTTGAATTTACTGAAGTTGATTTACGAAATATCGATAATGAAGTTTCTAATGTCCAAAATGGTGTTATGGAATTTAAGGATTGTGAGAACGTAAAATTACCCGTAGATTCTCAGGTATTAGTTGACCAACTTATTAATTTTAGAGATGAGTTGAGTGGTCAAACTACTCAACAACAAGTTGCAACAATGTCAAATATGATTGACTCAATATCTCAAAATCCTAAATGGGACCCATTGATACCTTCTAATTTTAACGCATCTGTTGCCATTGACAAAAATGTTCTTAAACAAATCCCTATGGCCGTTGCATCGGCTGTTTTATCACCTAAAGTGTTATTACCATTATATACGTTAATGGCAACGGTACAATCTGCTGCGACATATACGTATAATCAAAATGTTACAAGTGCTAATACCGTAATTCAATCCGGTAACACAGTTGGTGGTAGTGCAAGTAATGTTGTTACAAGTGGGGTAGATTTCTTAAACAAATTTAGAACATTTTCAATACAAACAATATCTTTAATTAATAACGAATTTTTAAAAATATTATTTCAGGAATTAAAAAGAGATATATTGAATTTAGTCTCAATTATTATTACAGATGTTAATAAATCAAATAGGTTAAAAAAATATACAATTATTTTAAAATTAATAAGAATTGTTTTAATAATCTCACAATTAGTAAATGATTATCGAAAATGTAAGTCTTTAATGAGTAATATACTTGCATTATTAGATGCAGTAAATAACATTGGACCTAAACCATTAATTTCACGTAATGAGATACCGGAAGCGTTAGTTAGATTTGCCGATTTTCTTCCAGGGTTTTCACCTGAAAGAGCAACTATTAACACAATTCAACTTTTACAAGCGGTCGGAATTCCTACTGGAACGTTACCTGATGGTACTCCAAATTTAATGTTAATATATAATTTAGCGTCAAATAGAGGTGTAAGTGCGGAAAGGGCTGAAAACGAAAAAGTTGAAGTGGTAATGAAAACACCATACACAGGAATAGGAAAACCATATTAAATATGAAAAAAGAAGAATTTGAAAATATTATAAAAGAACAAAAAAATCTTAAAAATTTACCTAATCAAAAATTAGTTGAATTTATGGATTTATTATCTTCAGATTTTGAAGGTACCAAAGAAAACATTATTAATTCAACTCGTTATTTAGATAAATTAGAAGAATTATACAATAACACTTTAAAAGTATACCAAGAAAGAAATAACAATGAGTAGACCAATATTTTTTCAATGTATTGTATTAGATAATCAAGACCCTCTAATGCTTGGAAGAGTTAGGGCAAGAATTGTTACGGATAATTACGAAGACATATTAAAAAGTGTTGATAGCCCAAAATGGAATCCTGAAACAGACCCATGGTCCCCAAGAGACCCTTTAGTTTTTAATACATTATTACCTTATTTTGTTTATCAAGTACCAAAAATAAATGAGTTAATTCAAGTTTTTTATGTAAATAGAGATTTTAAATATCAAAATCAATATTACATACAAAATAGTTTTTCAAGTCCAAGAGCATCATATGGTGAGTTTAATTTTGGTGCGAATGTACATACCGGTACAGGGTTACAAATTCAAAATCCTCAAGATTTAAAAAATAAAGATGGTAGTTTAGCTAATTCAATATCTAACGGGGTTTTTCCTGAACCAGGTGATAATGCAATATTAGGCCGTGGTAGTGCCGATTTAATTGTAAAACAAGATGAGGTTTTATTAAGGGCTGGTAAATTTACTGATAATACTTTACAACCAACAATACCACCAACAGGTAACGAAAAGAGAGGTTATTTACAATTGACTCGTTTTAGTAGTACTAAAGAAAGTTTGTCACCTAAAACTTATTTTGAATTTAAAGACAGGGTAATTTTAAATAATTATTTAATTGAATGGACATTATCAAACCCTGAAAATACTCAAAATAAATTTACAGGTTCGGTTTATTTATATCAATTAAAACCCGATTCATCGGTTAACACCAAAAATTTAACAGTAGGTAGTGTTGTAAATGAAAATTTAAAAAAATTAGTTTACACACAACCATTCACATTATTATCAAAGGTTGATACAATAAAATTCATAAATGATTTTATTAAAACTTGTAATTCTAAAAATTTTAGTTCTACCGGTGATAGATTATTTCCAGCTGTTGGTACAAAATTCCCAATATTTTTTAGACCAACAAATTTAATGTATAATAAGTTAAAGTCGACTAATTCCACCGAAGTTAAAAATGTCTCAGAAATATACAAAGCAACTAAATTAAATAGTGCTGACCAAGGAGGTTATGGTATAATTATAAGTCAAGATGTGGTTAGTTTAACAACTCCATTAACACCTGTAAAAGTGGTCGTACCTCAATCAAGAGAAATTGTTGGTATGACAACTTATGGTGCGTTAGGTAGTGATTCTTTATTTTTACTTTCAAATAGTTCTCAAATTCCGGGTAAAAACAAAATTAATTTAAAAGACACATTATATGGGATTTCTTCTGATGTATTTGCAAATGAAATAATTCCAAATACTTCAAGTATGGTTCGTGGTGAAGAACTTTTAGAGTTAATTAATTTGATTGTTAGATTCTTGGTTAGTCATACTCACGCATATCCTGGGTTAGCACCAGTCAGTATAACTGAAGACGGTTCAAACGTTTCAAATATCCTACAGGAACTACAAAATGCATATACTAAAATACTTAATGCAAATATTCGACTTAATTGATATTTATAATTAAAACGATAGATGTCAATTTTAAGGTCTTACATAGATAAAAACAACACCATTAGTTCAAACTCTTACGTTAATACAGGAAGGAACCCTGTTATTGAGTTGAATTTTGGTGCCTCTGATATTATAGTTCCTAACTTTGGTTACACAAGATATATCTTTGATTTAGATTTATCGAGCCTAATAGAAAACATTCAGTCCGGGGTTATTTCAACAGGTTGTACTTCGGCAATGACTCACACATTAAAGATGACTAACACTTCGTCATTTGATAATGAATTATTAAATACATTCATGACAAATGAAAGAAGAAGAGCAACATCTTTTGATTTAATATTGTTTAGAATTCCACAAATATCGGGAACAACCGGAGGTCCACAATTATGGGATGAAGGTGTTGGATACGATTATAATGATTTTAACCTTAGTAAAGGAAGTGCCAATGGGACCTCAACACCATTAACTTATGTTGATACTCGAGCATTCTCAACAAGACCATCAAACTGGTATCAAACAACAACAATTAATAATTGGTCTCAACCCGGAATATACGATAACAAAAATCAAGGTGAAGTTAATTACTCAGGTCTTACAATTGTTGCACAACAACATTTTGAATTAGGAAATGAAGATTTATCTATGGATATGTCTAATGAAATTAATGGGGTATTAAACGGAACAATTACCGGTGTCACAGGATGGGGATTAGCATATTTACCACAACTTGAAAATATATCAGGATTAACCGATAGTTATAGTGTCGCATTCTTTTCAAGACATACACAAACTTTTTATCAACCATTTTTACAAACAACTTATGACGATTTAATCCAAGACGATAGGAATCAGTTTTTAAAAAACCAAGAAAATAAATTATATTTATATGTCTATCAAAATGGTGATTCAGTTAATTTAGATTCAAACCCTTTTGTTAGAATTGAAGATAGAGATGGTGTTGCGGTTAGTGGGATGACTTCGTTATCAACTTGTTTAAAAACTAAAGGTGTTTATGAAGTTATAATACCTAATGGGTTTACAGGTAGCCCTGCACCTTGTTTGTATTATGATGTTTGGTCAGGATTAACTATTAATGGTCAAAACATACCTAATGTTCAAAATCAATTTGTTCTTCAAGAATATACCTCAGGAATTCAAATAGGTTCAGTATCAAGAGAACCTCAAAAATTTGGATTTGATTTTTATGGTATATTACAAAACGAAAAAATTATTAATAGTGATATTAGAAAAGTTGGTGTAACTATTAAAAAGGCATACACCGGACAACAACTATTATTAGACGTATCAGCGTATTACAGAGTATATGTTAAAGAAGGAACTACAGAAGTTATGGTTCAAGATTGGACCCCAATTAACAGAACACCAACTGAATATTATTTCATGTTTGATATGAGAGATAAAATACCAAATGAGTATTATGTTGACATCCAAGTTAACACTTCAGGTGAAAAAGATACTTATAAGAAACAATTAACCTTTAATATTGTAAATCAAAAATAATGAAAAAAATAATTAAATTAACTGAATCCGATTTAAATAAAATCGTAAAGAAAGTTTTAAAAGAACAAGAAGTCGCAGATTATATGTTTTTTAGTAATTTACAACAAATTAAAAGACAATGTGAAATATTGTTAGAAATGGACCCTCAACAAATTGATGAAATTATTAATGAAGGGGGGCATGATTGGGCAGATGACCACGTAACTGAAGCTAAAAATAATATGGACCAAGTATTCGATTTTTTAATGAACGAAACTAAAAAAGAATATATTGATTATGAAGATGTTAATGAACAAGATTATTCAAGTGACTCTGATAGACCAACAAGTGACAGAGAACGTCAAGTAAAATCTTTATTTGGGGATAAATATGGTCAGTATATTCCTAATGATGTTATTAGATATATTAGGAAGAGTCCTGCTCAATTTATTAAGAAAATTTATCAAATGTACGGAGATAAAGTTTATGACTATCTTGATAAAGCAAAACGTCAAAGTGAACCTGTAGTTTCAGAGGGTAAAAAGAAAACCGGAACTAAATTATGTGCCAGAGGTAAATCAGCAGCTAAATCAAAATTTGATGTGTATCCTAGCGCATATGCGAATGGATATGCGGTTCAAGTGTGTAAAGGAACTAAACCCGGATTAGACGGAAAAAAAAGGTGTTCACCACCATATTGTTAAAAATAAAAAACCCCCATTATTTGGGGGTTTTATTTTATATGTTAATTTCTAATTAGAAATTGTAACGTAAAGATAAGTTCCAAGTTCTACCTAATCCGAAGAACCCTTGGTTACCATCAGCAATTCCATTATAAACTCTACCATTTGATTGATAAGTCCCTAATGATGGGTTAGATGAACTTAAATTGTCAGTTGTTTTAATGTTACTTGATAATTCAGATAAATAAACTTCATCAAATACGTTGTTAACATTTACTCTAAAAGTTAAATTATCTTTTTTGTTTTTACCTAATAATAATTTATAAGAAACACCTGCGTCAACTAAATCATACGTTGGTAATAATAAATTGTCTTTAACAGCACCGACGCTTGCATATAACTCATCGTAAGTTCTCCAATCAGCGTCAATAGATAAACCTCTTAATACTTCATATTTAGCACCTAATCCCCAAGTAGTTTGAGCCGCGTCTCCAACTTTACCTCCATCAACATCCACTAAAGTTTCTGTTAATAAATTTTGATTTTCATCTGTTTGTCTAGTTATTGAACTACCATTATATTCCCAATTACCAATAGATGCAAAACCTTTAATGTCTAATTTATTTATTGGTCTTACAATAAAATCTAATTCTATACCATTATGAATTTGTTCTACACCTAAATTAGATTTGTAAACTAAATCACCTTGAGTCAACACTGTTGTTCCGATTGTCTCTGTAGCTAACGTTACCACTCTTGAAGACGAAACAACCCTATCTTTCCAAGAAGTTCTGTAAGCATTAACACTACCACTCACATATTTAGATTTGAATGTATATCCACCCTCTAAACCAAATATTTTTTCATTTGATGTTAATGGGTTCACTTCATTCGTAAAGTTCAAATAAATGTTATCATGGTATGGTTGACGAGAATATAACCCTGTATTCACATAGACTGAGTGTTTGTCATTAATTGAGTAACTACCACCAGCTTTAAGGTTATATCCTAAATTTTCAACTTTCTCAGATTCTTTAAATTCAGGTAAGTAATCATACGTATCAAATCTAACGTGTGTTTGATTTGATAAAGACCCTTGTACGAATGCCGAGAAATCATCTTTACTATATTCTAATTGTCCGAATATACCACCATAGTTAATTGTTTCACTATAATCATAATCAATTCTTTGAGATTCACTTAAATTGTTAAATGAAGCGCCCCAAGGATTTGTTGATAATGATTCTGTTACAGTTTGTAAAACATTACTACCTTGCATTTGGTGATTACTTCCTCTTAATCTTCTTGAGTCTGTAAAGTTTGTTAAACCTAAAAAGTTATTAACTTGTCTGTAGTGTGTACCATCATAAGTTCTTAAATCAACCCCTAAATTTAAATTAAGGTTTTCATTTAATTTTGTATTAAGGTTAGACACAACACCATACCAAGAATGGTTATTCATTGATGACCTAATTAAATAACTATTATTAAATGTTCCAGCACCATTAGCAAGATTACTATTGTTTGCATAAATTTGGTCAAAATCAATATATGTGTTTTGAACTTGGTTAGTGTAAGGGTTTAATTCAGTTTTGAATTTTTTATTAGCGGAACCACCATAGTTTCCGGTTCCACCACCTCTACCCCAAGATGCATATAACACTGTAGATAAATTAGTTTTTTCACTAATCTTATAATCCCAGTTAATATTCGCGACCGGTTTGTGATAGAAGTTTACTCTTTCAGACAAAAATTGTCCGTTTAAATAACCATAGTTATTGTTGTATTTTCTACCGAACCCTAAATAATCTGAAATTCTTTTACTAAAGTTTTGATTGTGCCATTGTGGTGCACCTGTAATTAAGAAGTTAAAATTATGTTTGTCATTTAATTTATAACCTAATGAGATAAAATAGTTTTGACCTTGTCCTTGAGTCCCGTCATTATAACCATCACCTTCCCAATGTGAGAACATTGTAGTAACAGCCAATCCGTTTTTCATTAGACCTGTACTATACGATGCTGTTGTTTTTAAATAATTGTCATTACCAAGACCGGTAGATACAAAACCACCTTCTCTTTTATCGATAGTCTTAGTAATAAAGTTCACAGTACCTCCAACTGAAGATATTGCTAGTTTAGAAGAACCTAAACCTCTTTGGATTTGAATCGCACTTGCGATATCTCCCATACCTGACCAATTCGACCAATACATCTTACCATCTTCCATACCATTAATTGGTTGTCCGTTTAATAAGAACGCTGTGTTATCTTGTTGGAATCCACGAACCGAAATTCTTGAATCACCAAAACCACCTGATTGACCTGCAACATAAACTGATGGTGTGTTAACCAATGTTTGTGTAATGTCATTAGAACCAATTTTAGATTGGATTTCAGCCATTTTGATGGTTGACACTGCAATAGGTGTTTTACGACCTTGAGCAACGTCAATTACCCCTTTACCAACAACTACAACTTCTGCTAGTGAATTTTCTTCAGGGATAAGTGAAATTGAAACGTTATTACCATTTACAGTATATTGTTTCTTTCCGAACCCTAAAAAAGATATTGTAATAATATCATTAGTTTTTGCGGTCTTTAATTCGAATTCTCCTTCAAGACCTGTGGTTGCATGTTCAGTTTTAAACTGAACATGAGCCCCGACCAATGGTTCATTTGTAGATTGGTCAACTACTTTTCCTTTTGTTTGGGAGAAAGCTCCTAACGAAAATGCTAATGTTAATAGCAATGCTCCTAAAAATTTTGTTTTCATTTAAATTTATTTTTGGTTTATAATAAAAAAGTCCCAAAGACGATTCGCCTAGGGACTTTTGTTATTTCTCGTTAAATGTGTAACTATATACGTTATTCATTGTCATTATTTTACTTTGATAAGTATAACCCAAAAGGTGTAAAAAGTAAAATAAATTATTATTTTTTTATTATGTTTTGGTATTCTCGAAAATATAATTATCTTTGTAGTGTTAAAAAAAAAACTAAACAAATGAGAAGATATTTTAAAAGATTATTTAAAAGATTAGGACTAAGAATTTACTTAAAATTTAAAAGTATATCAAGAACGAATATGTCGTCTGTTGATGCGAATGAAATTAAATCTTCCGCTATTTGTAGAAAATTAATTTCACATCCGGATTCGACTTTTTTAATTGCTCCATTGTCTCAAAAAAGATATATTAAAAACGATTCTTTAGGTGTGTTTATTGTTTTATCCAATAATAGAATAAACATCACTAACCACATTTATAATTATGATGTTAACTTAACTCAAATTATTTCAGATAAGTTAAACAATATGTTTGATAATAAAGTAGAATCTTTACGATTAGAATTTGAAACTGAGATTAAAAGTCAAATTAAACATTCGTTAACCACAATACTTGAAAGACTATCCTAATTTAATTTTTATATTGTTCTTTAATTATTTTGATAATCAAACCTCTTAACGATTCGTTTTGAGGTTTTTTTGGTTTATAACTAACCATTGTTGGTTTATTACCTTTACCAATTTTAGGGTCTTTCTTTTCCTCTCTACGTTTTTGTGAACAAGCAGATTTTTTTTCACTATCACTCATTTTCCCCGCGACTCCTGCTGCTCGACATTTTGGATAACTTTTTGGACTCGCATCAGGCCGACCACATGGAGGATGTTTTCCGTCAACTTTACGACAAATATTAACCCAAGGACCTTTTGGTTGCTTAGACCCCTTAGGTTTTTTCTTAGTACCAAACCAAACCGCTAAATCCTCTCTTAATAAATCTTCTTTAATAGGTTTACCATCTAAGGTGGGGTTAATTGCAGAACCTTCCTCATCATTTTGTCCCTGATAAGATTGTTTTTGCTTCATTAACATTTTTGAGGTTTTTATTGTTCTATCTTCAATTTCTTTTCTTTTTTGTGGTGATTCTTTAAAATCACCATCGGCCTCTTCATACGCTAATTCGGCGTTTGAATAATGATAAACACTATCAGTAAATGGACCTAATTGATTTTTCCCCCAAATTTGGGGCGCCAACACTATTGGAACTTTAATTGAACCTGCATTTCCGGAACCGGTTGCTTCACTAATCTTATTCTTTTTCATATATTTAACTTATTAATAAATATACAATTTAACAATAATGGAACACGAAAGACAACCAATTGGATTATTATTTGATAGTGTGGGGTACAATTCACCTGATGATGTAGATAAATTAACGGATGAAATGACAATCGCACAATCTTTTTACCTTTTAACCGAAGCATTACATTATGTTCACAAAACTAGATTATTTACAATGCAAGAAACAGAATTGGTTTCAAAGTCATTAAGAATATTACATAAGGTAATATCAGATAATCCCAACGAATCCGAAACAACAGAATAAAAAAAAAAGGTCTCACGGGACCTTTTTCTGTTTTTATAATTTATTACCACAAGACGGACAAAACTTAAAGTTTGATTTTGTTTTAGTCCCACACTCAGTACAATATTGTCTGATATCCTGAGATGTTTTATTTTTAGTTGTTAGTGGTTGTATCTTATACAATATCTGATGAGAAGTATAAGAATTAAATTCCTCATATGAGTTTTGAAAATTTTGGTTAGATTTTTCACCTTTCTCAACTCTACCTGTTTCAATTGATTTTTTACTACGAGTACGAGGTATACTCAAATCAACTGATGATGTGTTAGTATAGTATGCATTTGAACCTCCAATCAAACTTGAGGAATTAGTTGTAAATGTTGTTGGAACATACCCACCTGTGTGATTTAAATTTCCACACAATACATTATTCGCCCATGGACGATATGTACCGGAATGGTTTAGATTAAGATTATTTGTGTGAACAATCTTTTCATCATAGAACTCTACCCTAACATCCCCGTTTAACGATATTGCCGATTGATTTTCGGAAGTATTATTAACAGAGTAGGTACTGAACTGAAATTTATTATTAGTGTCTAAAAACCTCTCTAAAAAGATTCTTTCACCCGGTCTTAAAACTAAACCACTTTGAGATATATAATCTCCGTTCAATTTAATTTTACAAAGTACTGTTTTTCTTGTTGGGTTATGAATTTCGAATTCGAAATTGTCTTGGTCTTCCATGAAGACTACGTGTCCGTTGTAGATTTTTAGACGCGATTTTTTCTTTGTGATGTGAGCATTTGGTTTGCTCACCGCAGTTGTGTAATTCATTTTACTTAATTTTATAATAGTTAATGACTATGTTACTGATACCTTCGTGTCCGTGAATACTCAAAAGTCAAAATGACTCGGGACCAATAATCTAAAATCTATGAATAAATATATGTGAAAAAATTTTGCAGTGTAGTAAAAACTATTTATATTTGTAGAAAATTTATAAATTATGAAAAAATTATTTATTACTTTAGTATTACTTGTTGGAACATTAACATTTTCTCAAACTAAACCAAAAACAAAAGACATCGATAAGGATATCAATGTCTTATTAGATTCATTATCTAAAGTCTATAAAGTAAAAGTTGGTTCAGTTATTGTTGAGGATTATCCTAATTTAAGAGTCACGTCAATTGCCTATTATCAAAACGATGAATTAACCTACAAAGTTATTCAAACAGAAAAAAACCCAACAAAAAGAAATATATTTGGCAACTATTAAATAGTTTTATTACAGTTTGCGGTAACACTATATCCGGTTTTAATCTTATATGTTCCAATTGGTGAATAAACTTTAAGTCCTGATTCTCCAGAAGGTCCATTAAAATTTAAAGTCACAGGACTTGTTTGTTGCGTATAAACAACAAATTCTTTAACACCTTGTTCACATAAACGTTTAAGGTCGTCTAATGGGTCTCCAACTTCATCATTTCCTCCACCAAAACTTTTTGTTGGGTCTATTAAAAGTTGTTTAAATAATTCTTCATAACTATTGGCAGTTATTTTAATAATTTTACTACCACTAACCGATACATTATTTTTTAAATTAATAAGTGTTAATTGGTAAACATATAATGGAACCCATTTAAAATTTCTATATACATGAGCACGTGTTGTAACATATCCGGTGTCTTGAGTTATTACATTATTTTTATTAGTAACAATTAATCTATCAGGAATACTTCCGGTATCAAAAGTTATAACACCTTTACCAAATAATTTTTCATTGGTTAACACATAATCATACCTTTCTTCACCTTGTCCTGCGTTTATTTTTCTACCGGGCCATTGACAAATATTTTGGGAATCCGAATCTCTAACCTCTCCAGTTCCTTTAATATCGAAATTAACAAATTGTTCCTGTTTGTATAATTTAATTAATTCAGGATTTTTACTGTCACCTTTAGTTTTATCATATGGTGTTTTACCTGAAACAACTTGGCTAACATCCTTAGGTCCTTCAATAATTAAAGTACCGTTTTCAATTAACTCAGGAAATATTTCTTGAAAATATTGTTTAACCGAATTGGCTCTTGCCAAAGCTAAACTTCCTTTTGTTTCAAACCCTTTTGGATTTGTCACATTTGATTCCCCCGCACTAATATTTACAATAAATTCGTTACCACCACTTTTTTTAATAAATTCTTCAATTTTAGGTTTTAAAGCCTCAATAGAATTTTTAACAACATCAGATTGATATTCACCAAATTTAAATTGATTTCCAATGTTTTGTGTTGGAAATACCGTATTAGCGGATGATGTAGTTGTTTTAGTTACAATTGGTTGTACAGCCTGTTCTAAAGTTAAGTATTGTCTATTTGTCGCGGATTCATGAAGATTTAATATCCTATTTTTTTCATCCTCATTTATATTCCATGTTTGTTTAATCATTTTAACTATTTTATAATAAATATACCCAAAAAATTTTGTAGGTAATTAAAAAATATTTATATTTGTACAAATATTAAAACATCTACACATATGAAAAACTTAATTACCATCATTCTTTTTATTTTTATTTCAAATTTATCGTTTGGTCAAATTCAAGCCGTAAAAGCGGGAAACTATTATGAATTAAATGATTTGTGGAAACGTGATTCCATTTCAGTTAAACAATTAATGGATACCTACAAATTAGATATCTCTAATTTAGTTTATGTTAAATTTTTTGGCGATTTTGAATTAAGTCAAGAATTACATGATAACTACTCTTACACAACATATGTTTATGCATTAGATAAGAAAACAGGTGTTGTCACTATGGAATCAATTCCTCACGTAAAAAAAATACCAAAACCTAACAAATATGTTATGGTTTATTGTTTTGATAATTATACTGACAGTAAAATTATTAATATTAAGGTATTTTAATAAAAAAAAGGGTCTTTAAGACCCTTTTTTCATTATTTGAGGAAGTTTAATTATTAATCTTCTATTAGGTGCCGTTTGATTTTCATCTGTTACGTCAGGCCATTTTTTACCCTTAGCAAATTGGTCAGTTTCTCCAATACCTTTAGGTATAAAATTTAATTTAATTCCCGGTAAACTATTTTTAAGAAGTAAAGCAATTGTTTCTGCTCTTTTTTTAGATAAATCCATATTATAATCTTTTCTTTTTTGACCTGTTTTAAGTTTACCTTCAGGGTCTTCATCAATAGATGCTGATGATATTACTTCTACATCTCCTGTAGCATCAGAATAATTAGTTTTAATTGATTTGATAAAATCTTTAAATTCTTGTTCAGCCTCATCTGTTAAATTAGTTTCATTAAATTTAAATGGACTTTCAATATTTAATTCAAATGGTATATCTTCAGGTCTGTCTTCAGGTGTTTCAGGTGTAGGTTTATTTGAAAAATATTTAGCACTAACCCCAGGAAACAATTGTATTAAAATTCCTTTATTACCTTTTTTAACATACATTACTGGTGATATTGTATCATCTTCAGATTCTTCATACCTACCTTTTAATAAAGTTATATCCATCGCTACTATTTTCGCAGTATAAACTGTTGGAGCCCCAACTTTTGTTTTGTCAAGTGCATGTGGAAGTCTTTTGTCAGAGAAAGGGGGTGACATAGCAATAAGTTTATATTCAACATTATTATATTGCATAGGTCTAACACCTTGTGAGGATAACGAAGTTGCACCAATTTCATTCCAATTATCGTCAGTAATTTTAAAATTTAAATCCCAACCTTTATCGGAAATTAACTCACCTGATTTATAATTAACTTTAAAATTATATAAATCACCACCTATATAAGTCCAAGGAGTCGCCTCTTTATTTTTTCTATCATCCCATACTGAACAATATAAGTAACCTTCGTTAATTTTAAAATATAGTGGAGTATTAACTATTTGATAATAAGAATCATCTATTACTTCTTCGTTTTCTTGTTCTGATAAGTACAATCTTTTAGTTGCACTCTCATGAAGATTTAAAATTCTATTTTTTTCATCCTCATTTATATTCCAATTTTGTTTAATCATTTCTATTGTTTTACTATAAATACTTAGAAAAAAAAAAGAGGACAAATATTTGTCCTCTTTTTGGTATATCATAAGATATTGATTATCTCAATTCTCTTAAGTCGAATGTTCTAACACCATCAACTGTGATACGTCCGTAGAATCTGTTGTTAACCATTTTCTTAGCGTAACGTGTCATAATACCTTTGATAGGT